AATTGACCCTTTATCTGCGATGATGGTTGTTCTGTACGAGTCCTTAATGTCTTTAATACCATTAGCCTCGCCCTTAGCCTTGCGTACTATGGAGTCAACACTCTTGTAATTGATAGGAGTGACCCTTGCTCCATACTTCTTAGCTATACCTTCAGCTATAGCTTGCAGCTTGTTACCAACCGACTCGGCTTTTCTCCGTATAGAGGTAGCTTGTGCTCTCAGCCTAGCAAATGCCCCATTATTACCAACGTCTCCCATATCTTTTTTTGTGCAAAAGTAACCAAAATACAAGCCAATTAATATATTGCTGCGATATGTTATTTCACTAAAAAGGCAAAGTGAAAAGACGCACAGATAAACATTTCTTTTAAACAATTATTATTCATACCTTTGCAAGAAACAATGAGTTGATAAGATGACGAAACCAAGAGATTATTTCACAGGCAAACAAGAAGAGTTTAAACGCTCCGAAGTGCAGATAGCACCATATAATCCAAGGAAGATTTCACCGCAGCAGAAAGCTACATTGAAACGTTCCATAAGAAAATATGGCGTTGTTGGTGGTATAACCGTCAATAAGCAGACAATGACCATTGTAGGCGGCAACCAAAAAGTAACCATCATGGATGAGATTATGGGTTATCCCGAAAAGGATTATACTCTTTTGGCTGAGGCTATAGATGTAGATTACAAGACCGAAGTTGAGCTGAATCTCATGCTTAATTCCGAGAATGCTCATGGAGAATGGGATGACATGAAAGTCCGTGAATTACTGCCGGACATAAACTATATGGATGCCGGATTAACTGAAGAAGACCTGTCCCTGTTCGGCTATGATGCAATGGTAAAGACAGAAGGCGAAGATGAGTTAGGTAAAGAGCTTAATTCATTATTAGACCCATTTGCCCAAGAAAGCGAAAACAGAAAAGTACCAGCACCAAAGGAAGTGCAAGAAGAACAGAGACGACAGATAGAACAAAATCAAATTATGGCCAATCAGCAGCAGGAGGCTCAATATCAAGCGAATAAAGAGCGTATGCAACAGGTAAAGAGAGAGGTAAATACCAAGGCAGCGGAAAAAGCTTTAGAAGCCGAGTCTTACGTCATGCTTTCTTTTGACAATATAGATAACAAGGAACGTTTTATGAGCACATTTGGTTTTATCGAAACCGATAAGGTAATAAAGGGAGAAATGCTTATGAAAGTAGCAAAACGAATATAAAAACGAGAAAGCAATGAAAAAGATTATAAGAATATTACTAGGGTACATAATAGTGGCAATAACAATGCTTATGATTATACCTTTTATGATTGTTTTTCTGTTTCTTGGAAAAAGGATGAGGAAGGCATTCTATATATGGGCATTGTGCTTTTTTATCCCTCTGGTAAACAAGGTGGAGCAATTAGTCAACTCGTAAAGAAATGTAATTATGGACAAGGAGAAGTTTTTAAAGATTGTGAACTTGGCTATAGCTTTGATATTGGCAATACCGATGTTCTTACTAACCGTTCCTTTCTATGTGTATAACAAAATTAGAGGCAAGGTATAATCCCATCTGCCCGATATATAGCGAAACAATAATAAATACAAGAAAATGGCAAAACCGAAATTTGATTACAATGGCGATGCTTTCTACGATGAGATAGAACAGCTTGCAAAGCAAGGTCAGAAGGATTCTGAAATTGCCTACGCCCTTGGTTTGAAGTTTGGGGTTGACCTAAATCCACAGGTCTTCAACCGAATGAAAAACGGAAAATACGAGAATTGGAATGAAGACGAAAATGCGGAAAGAGGCGAAAGGATAACTCAATCCCTCGTGCGTGGCAGAGAATTTATCAATGCAATCGTGCGTGGCAGATTCCTAAAATGCGCCCTTGGAGGTGTCAAGGTAAAAGGCAAGACAACCACAAAAAGACACATGGTTGTAGATGGAGTTATGACAGATGATATAGTAGTGGAAACTAGAGAAACCGAGCAGGAGACTCCACCTAACGTACAAGCTCTTTCAACTTGGCTATTCCATTACGATATGACTTGGAGAGAGATACAGAGAGGTAAGAAGGATGAAGAGGAAAAGGGCATTCCTTTTGACCCTAAGAAAGGTATATCCGTCAATAAGTGGATAGAAAGAGAGATAGAGCAGGAAGCAGAAGAGAAAGAGGAGGGTGAATAATGACAAAAACACATTCCGTTTATTATCCCTTGTATAATGATAAGACGCATTTCATTTACCTTATTACAGGAAGCCGTGCGTCAGGAAAAAGCTTCTCTGCCTCTCAGTTTATCGAAAGACTAACCTTCGAATACAATGCAGAAAGAAAGATAGCACATAAGATTCTTTATACACGTTATACGATGGTGAGTGCCGCTATTTCCGTAATTCCAGAGGTTAAAGAGAAGATAGAGATTGATGGCACACAAGATTACTTCAAGAACACAAAGACGGATATAGTCAACAAAATGACGGGAGCTGAAATCATGTTTCGTGGTATCCATACTTCTAGTGGTAATCAGACTGCTAAGTTAAAGTCTATTCATGGTGTGACTACGTTTGTCGTTGATGAGGCTGAGGAATGGACGAGTGAGGAGGATTTTGAGCGCATCATGCTTTCTATCCGTCAGAAAGGCTTGCACAACCGAGTAATAATCATTATGAACCCTTGTGATTCAAATCATTGGGTATATAAGCGTTTCATCGAAAAGACACATAAAGAGGTGTATTTTGATGGCGTTCCTGTCCAGATCAGTACAGACCCTAGAGTACTTCATATACATACGACTTATCTTGATAATATAAAGCATCTTTCACCGGAGTTCCTTAACGAGGTGTTGGAAATGAAGGAGAATGAACCAGAGAAATATGCTCATATAATGATAGGTAGATGGTCTGACGTATCAGAGGGTGCAATATTCAAGCATGTAGGCATCGTTGATAAGTTCCCTAGCAACGCAAGGAAAGTAGCCATCGGGGTAGACTGGGGATATTCAAAAGATTATACGGCAATTGTGAAGTGTGGCATCGTTGACAACCGCTTGTATATAGAGGAACTTTGCTACAAGACCGAAATGTTGTCTAGTGATATTATAAAATTCTTGCGCCCTTATGCGGACGAAGGCTTGTTCGTGTATGCGGACAGTGCTGACCCTAGACTTATAGATGAGGTAGCTCTTGGTGGAATAGTTATATATGGAGCACAAAAGGGTGCTGGTTCTATATTGGCTGGTATAGACAAGATGCAGACATTCGAAATCTTTGCGACTAGGCAATCAGTCCATTTACAGAGCGAGTTTCGCAAATATGTGTGGGCAAAGGACAAGGATGGCAATTATATCAATGTTCCCGAAGACCATGATAACCATTTGATAGATGCTGTTAGGTATTATATTCTTGCCGTATTGCTCGGTAAAGTGATGAAGCCAAGAAAAGCATCTAAATCAGACTTGGGAGTGTATTAAATGACAAACATAATTACTTTTGTAATGAAAATACAAGTGTTTAACTATTAGATAGTTAGTGTAAGTATCCTATATGGGTAGATAAAAGTCTTATGTAAATAAAAAAGATTATTTACTAAATAAAGATGGATTCTTTAACAAATAGTCTTTTTTATTCACTTAAAAACTAAGTGAAAGGCGTTTGCTCTATATGGTAGGTAGAAACTCTGTTTATTATTACCTTTGCTTCAAAAAGTTATAAGGATGTTTGTAGATTCAATTATTCAGATAAAGACATATTTTCGAAACCTCACACTCAATGCATTGGGTGTGGAGAGAAGCATCTTCGAACGTTTGGAAGATAATGATGTTGATTCTGTTGTAAACATGATGGAACAACATGATTACGATGTTGATAATGCCATTTCGGAATATAATCCCCAAACTCATAAGGTGATGAGTCGTGAAGATAAATGGGTAAAGGGAGAGAAACCATATAGGACGGAGAAGTTGGCAAGAACAAGACAAAGATACATCAATGAGGTAGAATTGTTTTTCTTGTTGGGTAATCCCATTATGTGGAAGAAAATAGAAGGTGACGATGATGCTTTTGAATTGTATAAGAAATACTTGAAGGATATATATTTCAATACCAAGTTACGCCAATGCAAACGTCTTGCCGGAGCGGAAACCGAAAGTGGACTTGTTTTTAATTTTTCGCAAAAAGATGGAAACATGCACGTTGACGTATATGTAGCTGCCCGTTCCAAGGGACACAAGATGCGAGAGTTGTTCGACCAGTACGGAAACATGCTTGCTTTTGCAATAGGTTATTCTCTTAAAAGAGAGTCAAGGACTGTCGAATGTTGGGATATATTGACATCAGTCTTCAACTATCATTGTGAGCGTGGTGGTTTTGGATGGAAGGTATATAAGTATCCTAATCCAACCGGAAAGATTAACGGCATCTACTTTCGCCAACCTAAAGCATGGGATGGTGCAGAACCAAGAATGGAACGTGAAGAGATGTTGGACTCCAAGATAGGAGACACGAACAACTATTTTGCCGACCCTATAGCTGCGGCTACTGCTGACGTGATACAATCAATCCCTAAGCGGAACAAGCCAGGTAAACTCATACAACTTACAAGTAAGAACTCTAGGTTTGAATATATCAACCCACCTCAGAATTCCGAAATCCGCAAGGCAGAGAAAGAAGACTTGGCTCAGTCTATCTTGTTTGATACGTTTACACCGGATATGTCACCGGAACTGATGAAAGCTATGAGTACGCTTACTAGTGTCGGCATAAAACGAGCGTTGGTATTGGGTTACATCAAGCGAGCGAACCGAATGGAAATCTATGAAGAACTTGTTGGTAGATTATCGCATGTGATTATTGCCGTTATGAAGGAACTATATCCTGAGAAGAGAAGCAAATTGGACAAATTGGAGGTTGAATTTGATTTTGCCGAGCCTTTTGAGGATGATAAAAAAGATAAGTGGAAAGTTATTGCGGAACTATACAATCAAGGTGTTCTGTCTCTAGAGACCGCTGTTCAAATGTTGGCTCTTACGGATGCTCCAGCAGAAGAAATTGAAAAGATACGCAAGGATGCTGAAGATAAAGTGGCGTTAGCCGCAAAAGTAAGGGGAAACGAAAATACAACATCATAATATCGAAAGCTTATTGTTTTTGGGCGCATTCCCTATTTGGATTTGCGCCCTTTTTGCACTTAAATTTTAAGTGAAAGCATTGTGATAAAAACATAATATTATTCCTCATTTTGTTTTTAACTTTGTTGGCATGAACACGAATGAACTTATCATAAATGGAAAAGATGCTTGGACTACCTATCGGGTCAAGATGGGGTATGGCTTTTTGGATGCGTTGGAAGCTGACGCAGACAATAAAAGTTATATAACCAATGAAGTAAGGACAGAGCATGGAACTAGAGTTGTTCCTATCCGTCCAAAAAAGGCAGAAAGAAGCATTACCTTGGAGTTTGTTATTGTCGGCAGAGACCATAGCGACTATAATAAAAAGGTAAAAGCCTTTGATGCGCTTATGGATAATGGTTTTGTTACGATACAAGTTCCAAAATCAAAAGATGATATTTATCGGTTGTATTGTGCAAGGAAATCTACTACATATTCAAGAGGAAAAGGAGGATGTATAGGCAAGAAGAGCTTGAAGTTTGTAGAGTACAATCCGACTAACAGAGGAGAGCTGACGGTTTCGGATAGAGAAAAGTTCACTTTAAAAGAATTTGAAGATATAGAATAATTATGGAAACGTTCAAAGAAATCGACATAAAGTATTATGATAATAATGGAAAGATTCGTGTAAGATGTACCGTTCCTGTTACACAAGACGCTTTGATTCATTATGAATTGATGCAGTCTCACTATTGCAAGCTTTCCTTCAAACTTTCTAAGCCTACATATTTCTTGTTAGGTGATTTTATCGAAACGCCATATGGACGATTTGAGCTAATAAATTTAACTAAGACCAAAGATAATGATACAATAGGATATTCCTATGAGATTCAATTCGATGCCTATTACCGTAAGTTTAAGAACAAGATATTAAAGTATCGTCCGAACACAGGTTCGCAAGAAGCGACTTTTTCTCTGACTTCAAAAATCAGTACTCATGTAGAGGTGGTAATGAAAAGTATGACTTATTATGCGAAATTAGATAAATCTTATCTTTACGACCCTAAATTTGACGGAGAAGGAACGGACTATACCTATGTGATAGATGCAAGTGTGGATGCGAATGCAGCCAAGCTTATAACCTATACTAACAGCAGTATCTTGGATGCTATTGCAAATATTGCTCAGACGTTTGATTGCGAATGGTGGTTTGAGGGGAATATACTACATTTTGGTACTTGCGAGAACACGAATGCAATTGTTGATTTCAAACTTGACGACAATATTGTTTTAATGTCAAGTTCACAGAATCAGTCAACTTATGCAAATAGGGTATATGCTTTCGGAGCTGCAAGGAACTTGCCAAGCTGGTATAAGAATGATGCCGATGCTGATATAACAAAGGATGGTGTCGTTGAAAAACGTCTTATGCTACCTAATTCAGCAGAATGCTCTGACAAGAACAAGCAATTGCTAGCAGAGAATGGCTTTGAACTGAAAAATGGATATATACAAGTTAGTGGACTCCGTGAAGACCAGTATGTTGAGGGAGTAACTACAAATGATGATATTTATCCAAGAAATCTTATCAAGACGTCTAAGGTGACATCATACGAAAAAGATGTAGAGGATGAAAGTACACCTGAAGAGGGTGATAACATTAAAAGGACTTTCTACTGCGTTAATTCGCTTACTATTGTCAATAATGATGGCGATAAAACAGGTGATATGGCATTTAGAAAGTCATATATTCTTAGTGGCAAGAACCTACATATAGTATTCCAAAGCGGTTCTCTTAATGGTATGGACTTTGAATGTGAGTTTAATCCAGATGGAGTTGAAGAAATACTTAAAGACGATGAAGGCAATCCGATATTGAAAGATGGAAAGGAACAGATAAATCCTAAGTCACAGGTATTTGAGATTGTTGCAAATGAGGATTATGGCCGTTTCTTGCCGGATATAACTTTACATCCAAAGGATGGAGATACTTTTGTCCTCTACAATTGGGATTCCACCAAATTGGGCGATACTTTGGTTTCTTCCGCTTCCAATGAGTTGCTGACAGATGCGATAAAGGATATGAAGAAGTCTATGATAGACCCTACGACATATACATGTACCGCTGAGGCTAACTATTCCGATAATCTGGGTAGGGGAAACCTGCATGGTGTAGGAGACAGAGTAAATCTTTATAATAAAGGTTTTGGTGACAGCTATAGGTCTTCAAGAATTATCGGTTATGAGTTTAACTTGGATATTCCTTATGATGGAGCGAAATATTTTGTTGGAGAAAAGCCGTCATATTCACGGCTCAATGCAATGGAATCTAAAATTGAGGAACTTGTGTACAATGGGCAAAGTTATCTCAATAACAATGGTGGAGGTGGTAAGTCTATTTATATTATAAAGAGCTATGATAAAACCACGCCAACGGATTATAATGTGTATTCCGCTAAAGCCGTAGATTCGCAAAAAATCTCCAGGCTGTTTGATGATGTAGCAAAAGGATTGATTACTTTTGAACAAGGTATTAAGTTGGGTGCAAAAGCCCTGTGGAAGATTACTTTGGATGGAGTAGCTTACCTTAAGGAACTGTTTATAGACGGTGATGTAGCTGTTAATGGTAGCACACGACTCGGTTTAAACGGCACGAATACCGAGTTCGGAGTTTACAATACAGACTCGACGGGTGCAAGGATTCAAGTAAAGGAAGATGGAACTTCAATAGCTGAGTTTGATTATATCACTATCCGTCGTGCTGCTCAATTCCGAGATATTACCATCCGTGAGCTTCGTCATATAGGTGGCGAGTTGGCGATAACTCCTGCTGCAATGGTATGTTCAAAGGTCGAAAGACTTAACTCTAAAGGAGAAGTAATAGCAAACGGAGATAATACAGAGCCATCCTCGTTTAAATGCTATTTTGAAACCAAAGATAGCGATGAAGGAAGCGAAAAGGTGTTTAATTATTTTCGTCCACTCGATCAAGCAAGATGTCAGCAGTTTGATATAGTAGCAGACGGAAGCAAGAAAACGAGATATTATTGGCGACTTGTCATGTCTGTTGGTAAGGATTATATTGTACTTTCTAATTTAGCTAATGGAGGTATGGATTCCCTAACTACCTCTGAACCTTTGGTTGGAGATAATATCGTTCAGCTCGGTTATCAAGGTAGCGATGACCCAAACAGACAGTCAGCTATTATACTTTCATCTACATCAGATGATGCGCCAAGTCAGAAGATGTATCAGGGAATATCATCATTCTCCCTTGATGGTTGTCTGGTTAAAGATGAGGGGTATGATGCGGCAACTGGTGTATTCCATTGCAACATCTATGGCGATAGCTATACAGGAGATAAAGACGGTACGAGCTTCTTCAAGTATGACTCAAAGAAGAAAGAGGCTACCTTTAAGGGTAAGATGATTTTCAATTCAGACTCTCTGTTGCCGGACAACTCACCCGTTACCGATATTGTCAAGAAAGACGATTTGAAGGATTTGAATATCAAAAGCGGTAATCTCTTGCGCAATACGTCCTTTTGCGGCGACTATGAGAGTATTGATATATCCGAAGATACTGTAATCTCTGAGGATAAGGAAACGTTCTCTGAAAAGCTGAAATATTGGACGATGGAGAATGCAAGTGTGATTGACACCGAAGATTCTACAAGCGGAAAGGCAGTACGGATAGGCGGAACATTATCTCAGCAATTTGCCCAGCCGTTATTGCCAGGTAAGGCTTATGTGCTTTCCTTCAAGGGCAAGGGTACGACCGTCAAGGTAAGTGTCGGTGGCGAAACGCATGATGTAGATATGACTTCATCCTTCGACAGATATGAGCTGCATATCACTTGTTCTGATGCAGCAGACGATGTATTATCTACATTCTCCATGGTTAGTACAAATTGTGTTGTCTGCGAAATCATGCTTTCCTACGGCAAGCTTGCCCCTGCTTGGTCTCCAGCCTATTCAGATAATGATAAGTCAATGGCTGAGTTTCAGAATATGAAGTTTCTGACTGATGCCATCACGCAAGGTTCTACGACAATCGACGGTGGTTTAGTCATGTCTCAGCAGTTTAAGGTGGGCAACTTCCGAGACAAGAAGATGATTAAGGAAACTGGCGGTATGTCAGGCTACTACAACGACGATGATTCTCCTTTTCTCTGGGGTGGTGGAACACTCGAACAGGCTATCTACACCATTCAAAAGTACAAGGACAATCCGAATTACGAGCCTACTGCTGAGGAACTCAACAATCTCGCTAAATTCGTTGTCACACACGGCGGTAGAGCCATTCTCACCGACATCATTCTGCGAGGTATCATCTATGCGGAAGGTGGAGTTATGAAGTCTATCAAGTCGCCGAATGGCAACTTTGAGATTGATGAGAAAGGAAACGCAAAATTGAATGGTGAAATCAATTCCACGTCTGGCTCAATCGGCGGTTTCGAGATAGGTTTCAACCGAATAGGTTTTAAGCAGAATTTTGATGATAATGGCAACTTGCCAAATTCCTCTGCAAATCAGATGAGTCTCTACTTGAGTGAATTGATATTCAATTCCAAGGACAGACAAGCGATTATTGGTTGTTGCACCCACTACGATGATTTCCTTTTACGTCTCATTGACACGAAGAGAGATATGATGCCCAGATATGGTGGTATTGTGGGTGTGCAAGGTTCTGCCGATGAGAATGTGGCAATGGAATATATTGGCGGATGGTTGTCTGGTGTTAATTTCAAGAACATCATTTGCGGTTTCCATCATTACGCTTATTCCAGTTCTCAGCCGACAATGCCGACTTACAAAGATTACGAGATAGACCGTACTGTGAATTGTATCTATGCCACAACCAAGTGTTATTGGAAGGCGAAGGATGCCAAGGAAGAAAGCGATGCGAACCAATGGGTGAACATCAAGCTACCAGAGCTGAAATGGTATGATGACGGTCACGAGATTCTTATCAAGCGAGGTCTTTGCAGTGACAATAAGGTGAATATTCAGGCAAGAAGATTCTGCAACCTGGAGGTGAATTATTCTGATTACGGGAAACCTTCTTACGAGGAAGTTTGGTATGACACCATCTTGCTGATAGGACGTGGTATTTATGTAACGGAGGTAGAACTGGGTTCTGAAATGGATTCTGTCTGTCTTCGCTTCTTCAAGGATCTTTCGGTGACCATCACAAATGGCGACGGCACGAAGAAAAATTATCGTGGAGTTTGGGTCGAGTTCAAACATCCTCGTGATTGGTAATAACAGATAAACAAAAAGATATTTCAGAAATGGAACAATTGAACAAAACCCCTACAACGGGCAAGTTTGGTGACGTAGCAAAAACGATCGACACCAATTTCGGCTTGATTGTCACAAAGCTCATGGAACTGAGTGAGGCAAGCAAGGCGAAGGAGATGAACTGCGGTTTCTATTCATCAGAAGCCGAGTTGAAAACCGCGTATCCTAACCCAGATAAGGGTATGATGGCTTATGTAGGCAGCGGCACTGACTATACCGTCTATCGCTGTAAGACGGATGGGACGTGGACTGCTACAAGCGAAACCTTCAAGGTGAACATCTCGGTGGATTTATCCACTTATGCTACCAAGGACGCGCTGGCGCAAGTCAAGAGTTCGGTGGATAGTCTGCTGCTTGGTGCGGTATATGGCGGTATCGCTGCAAGAACCACCAATCCAGGCACTCCGAAAACTAAGGTATTCTATCTGCCTACCGAGGTAGGTGAATATCCTAATTTTGGAAAACTCTCTGTAGCAGAGAACGAAATCGCCTTCCTTTATTACGATGGTGCTAAATGGTCGAAGCATACCGTCGATTTCTCGTCCACTATCACAGAAATCAAGGAGAAAGCAACCACTGCTTCTACTGATGCAAGCAATGCGTTGACCAAGGCAGAGGCAGCAAGCAAGACGGCAGAGGAAAACAAAAAGGCTTTGACTACCGCTACGTCTGATATTTCTACATTGAAGAAAAAAGTAGAGGCCATCCCTGCTACTATCACGAAGTTCGTGAATATGACGGAAGCAGCTTACGAGGCTTTGGAAACAAAGGACCCCGACACCTATTATATGCTTACGGAGGAATAGACATGATCAAGTTAGGAAATAAAGAAATCTCTGCTATCAGGTTGGGAAGTAATGTGATTTCGGCAGTGTATAAGGGAAGTGTTCTTATTTGGCAAGCTATCAGAAGCTGCTTTGGCAGTGGATGGTGGGTCAATGAGAAACCTTGGATTGATAATGAAACTTGGAAAAATTAATTAAGATATTATGGCAACAGAAAAAATAGATAAGGAAATACCTGATCTCACTTACGATTGGGGTGGTTACTTGGGTAAATGGGTACAGAAGCTCATCAAGGATAACTTGATTTCCCTAAAAGACGGGAAGTTCGGTTACATAGACCAGGAGGTAGTGCCGGAGGGAAACAACTCGCACATCTATTGGAGGTTCTTCTCCGACGAGAACAGTTATCGTGAGTGGTATAATGACAAGGAGACCTATGCTGATAACGTCAAGCAGTCGTATGACTTTGTTACGGCAAAGGCTGAACTCCAGTATATCCTGCGAACATCTATGGTAAAGAGACCTGATGATGTGATCGTCAAGGGAACAGAGTGTATTGCTACTATCAATTACAATAGCTACTACGGAGAGCCAAGCGAAAAGGATGAGACAAGTGGAACTCTTGTGGTATCAGTGAATGGCGTTGATATTCCGGAACTAAAACAGACACTTGAAGCTTCTGGTACGGCAACTGGTAACAATTATAATGTTGATCTGACCAACTATCTTGTGTCAGAAACGAATACTGTAAGGATCACTGTAGCTAATACGCATGGTCAAAGCAGAACTTTCTCTTTCAGTATCAGAACGGTATCAATCAATCTCTCTTTTGATGCGAGTTATGTAGAGACTTCTGTAAGGGATGGAAAGTGGTCTCTTCGTGTGAATTGCCAGGGCGCGAATGCTACAGTCTATTGCAAGGTAAGCAATGGCAATGGTAGTGAAACCATGACCAAAACCATCAACAACTCGTCGGGTGAGTTTGTTATTGATTCAAAAGGTACTTATCTTGCAGGTAAGCATGAAATTGAAGTATGGGCAGTCAATTCAGAGTATGGCATCACAACAGAAAAGATACGAACTTCTTATATCAAGAAGGGCAATACCCCTGCTATTGCCATAGGAAAAGATGCTCCTGTATCTGCTACCCAGTATTCAACTATCCAAGTACCTTATTATTTCTACCTTCCTGACAATGAGATTGGTTCGCAGGTTGCAATAGAAATTAAGGTTTTGTATAATAACAATACAGAAGAGGTTGTTCTGACAGACCAGTTATGCACCATAGATGATAACCATACATCTGGAGAGACACCTTTAAAGGCTACTGTACCGCTGGATTTAAATGATTATGCTCCAAAGATTAGCGTAGTCATATCCATCGGTGAGGTAACTGCAACCCATGATGTAACTATCAAGGGTGCCGGAGTTACCTTGCAGCCAGTCAGCGAATGCAAGGTATATTACTCCATGAAGGGTAAGACGAATTCAGATAAGGGTATCGAGAACCTGGAGAGTTATTACGAAGGAGTAAGAACTTCCTATCTTGAGCGTTCTGCTAACTTTAAGTTGAATGCCTATAACGGATTTCTTGATGGAAAAGGTATGACCATCGGAGCCGGAAAGTCTGTTACACTGAAAGACTGGCAACCATTTGCAGAGAACTTCGGTGTGAGTGGAAGCAAGAAGGGAAGAACCATTGAGATTGAGTTCGAGACAGGTATCTGTTCTGATGAGAATGCGGTTATCGTAGATTGCATGGATGATACAACCGGTTTCCGCATATACGCAAATAAAATCGAGGTAAAATGTTCTACGGATCGTGTAATCACTTACTATCCTGAGACCAAGCGAATAAAATTCTCCTTGTCTATCGACGGAACTACTACTCATACGGTCAACAATCTTGGTGGTGGCGATGCGACAGAGAAGGATGTGAACTTGGTTTATCTGTGTATCAATGGTGTATGTGTCAGAATGTTCGATTATTCTAACGCAAACTGGAAGCAGGGAACTCCGAAGGATATAGTCATAGGTTCTGCTATGGCAAAGGTCATCCTCTATTCGATAAGAGGATATGAGAAATCCATCAACCCTTATCAAGCCTTGGATAATTTTGCTTACGATACACCGGACGTTAATGATGTGTATGATAGCAACGGAATCTTTGACCATTACGGAAAGATAAACCTTGCCAAGCGCAATGATATTCTCAACAGTAGTGGTAATATCCATAACCCTGATGAGATTATCTCCTATGAGAAGGTGAAGAAGGCATTACCTCAATCCCCTATCATCGTATGGAATATCGACAACTTGCCTTACAACAAGAATAATGACAATGTTCCTATCAATGGTACGACCTTTGAAAATCCACTTTGGAACAAGGCTACTGACGGATGGGCACAAGCTCCATTCACCGTAGGCGCACACATGTTTAATGCCGATGGTACCTCATCAAATGGCTACCCTCTGCCATACAAGAACTTTGCTGAGATATTTGAAACGGGCAATGGTGAGTCTGTAAATATTACCGTGGGATTGGTTGGCGAGACAGAGAATCATACACTTTACTCTATTACTATTGGTGTGGAGACTGGTGAAAAAGAAATGGTTCACAAGGTAAACTTTGCTTCATCCGAAGGTATCTTCAATATTCATGCTATGAATATGTATCAGCAGATTCTCCTTTCCTGTGCGAAAAGTAACGAGTCTCTCTATACTGCTTATCAGAAAGAGCAGTCAGACTTAGGTAAGGCTGTCACATATAGAAAGTCACTTAGCGGTTTCCCTGAGATAGGATTCCGAAGAACCTCAACGAGTGGAACTGCTGCGCCTACTTTCCTCAGCATATACAATTTTATCAATAACAAATATTCTGCGTCTTTCCTTGGCTTCCCAGCAAAGGACTATACTAAGGCTCAGATATGGGAGATTGATGAAAATGTCAATATGTTCAATCAGGAGGCTGGAGACTATAGCGTTGTTGGCGATTCTTTACAAAAAAGTGTACTGACTGGCATTCCACTTTACTATGCGAGAGTACCGAAGAAATCGCCTACCAATAAAGCAAATAAGCTGGGTGTGGCAAAGAAAACTACAGATAACATCGATGCTACCAATCAGGAGCTTGCGGTCATCAAGCGTTTCCACAACTGGGTGGTTTCCACCAATGTGCTCCTTGCTGAGAGATACAAGCGTGAGCATGGCGATTATGCAACACTTCCTACTCCGGTAGTCTATAATGGAACTACCTATAAGAAGGATAATCCTGCATACAGACGTGCGAAGTTTACGGCGGGAGCAAGTACATACCTGAGACTTGATAGTGCGATATTCTATTTCAACTTCTGTCAGTGGATCATCGGTATGGATTCCATGGACAAGAATATGAGTTTGGCATTTGATTCAATAACTTGGAATGAAGAATAATTATGGCAAAGACAATAAAAGAAGCTAAGGCTGACATATTTCTGAGGGACACGGACAGCCAGTCCCTTTTCAATAACTCGGGTGTGTTATCATTCAGATACTATCACGAGTGGAATGACTGTTACAATCCGTCAACAGATGAGACTGTACAGATTAATGGAGAGGTCTATGATGAGACAACGAACTCATACAGACCGAATTGTCCGGAAGGTTTCAATCCGGTATTCAATGGCAGACTGTCTGCCTTGTGGGATAATATTGTAAATTGTTTCCCTAACGAGGTGGAAGCGATGTATGTCAAGATGAGAGGAAATGGTCTTACTTATCAAGACATGCTCATGAAGTATAAGGACTTCTGGAAGTGTTGGTGCGAGAATCTGTATAATGCAGATGCCTTCGGATATGCAAATACCAACAACTTTACAAAGGCGTATGGTGACAAAGTTCAAGTGACGGACTACTTCTTTGGTAAGCGCCAGAGATACCTTGACAGTAAGTATCACTGTGGCTCGTCTGTTAGCAATAACCTTCGTTTGCGTTTGTACGAAGATGGTAGGGGTCTTGCTATCAAGCACTACCAAGCCATCTATTGTACCTTGCAGTGGGGTGTAGGCAACTTTGATGATCATCGTAATATCAAACCAGGCACTTATTCGTATATGCCATTCAAGATTTCCAACCCGCAGGATGCAACCTTTGACATAGATGATGCAGACCTCATCACAGAGTTATCAACATATACCAAGGGTAGCAATGGAAATTACACCATCTATGGCTTGGAAGGTCTTGGCGACTTTAAGTTCGACCTCCACATGGATTTGTTGAAAAGGCTCACGAAGTTCGTGATGAACTATACCGCATCCAGGCCAAACACAAGAGAGGCAGGACTGAATTTTGACCTCAGTAAGATGAGTATGCTGAGACAGGTAATTGTCAGGAACGTGAAGAATCTGGAAAAGAGTATCATCTTATCCTCTGACCTCTTAGAGGAGATTGACTTTACCAATACTCCTATTACAGGTGTAACGACACCTCCTACTGATATGCTCACGAAGTTGGTATTGCCTGCCACCATAACTGAGTTGCGTCTCAAGGGCTACTCTAATTTGTCATCTGACGGGATGACGATAGGGTCTTATGCTAATATTAAGCATTTGGAGTTTGAAGATTGCCCTAATTTGGATAGCTATGCCATTTGCAAGGCTTGTTTTGATGCTAACAGCCCTCTGGAGGAAGCAACCGTTAAGGGTGTGAACTGGTCGGTAGATAACATGAAGTTCCTGATGTGGCTTGCTGACAAGGGTGTGAAATTGCAGGGAAAGATTACATGCACAGCTAATGTTACAATGGACCAGAAGCGAAAGATGCTGAAAGCTTGGGGAAAAATTGATAACGAGGGCAACAGCCTGTATATCTCTTATGAGAAGGTTGCTATTCAGCGTGTATCAATCGTCGGAAAGAGAAATTTCGGTGCAAAAGGAGATTACTCTTTAACGCTTAAAACTTTCCCATCTACAGGTAATGACTTTATATCTGCAAGGTGGAGTATAAGCAAGAATAGCTTCGCTACAATAGAGGCAGACACTGGTGTTATACATGTCAGCAAAGTCGGGTCTAAGGAGAATGATGATAAGGCTACGGTGTATCTGGAAGTTGAGTTATCAAATGGAAGTACAGTTAGTGCAGAGAGTGAGGTGTATTTCTATGCCTATCAAGCACAGCTTGGAGATTACGTATTCTCTGATGGAACTTACGGCAGCGACCTGAGCTTTTCGGACTCTACTCCTATCGGTGTCATTTTCTATATCGAGCCAAAGGAACGCAAATGGGCGATTGCGGTAGCCTTAAAGGACTATGAATCGAGAGTATGGGGATTATTTAACTCGACAGATACTAATAATGGTATGAATGGCATCAAGTTAGGCAGTAACTCTACCTATAATGTATATAATCTACCTCTATTGCAGGAATATACGAACAGATTGGATGTATCTGACTCTACGATGCGCGACGAGAGTAATACAGCCAACGACGGGTTCAAGGAATATACTGTTTTGAATACGATCAGCGACATCGGTTTTGAGAAAATCACGCAGAACATGTGGGACACCAGCGTAGGTCATACTACTCTCAGTGAGTACTTTAAACGTGTAGGATTGAATGTGAATGACATGGTTGCTCGTGGTCAGCTCAATACCCTCAAGATTATTGCTCACAGAGACTACATCTTGCAGGATACCAACGTAAATCTGCCTATCCCAAAGGCGACGGCAGAAAAGACTTTAGAACAAAGTCTTACGGAATGTATCAAGAATGTTCAAGCCGCTCATGGCAATGCGCAGAAGTATCAGCAGTACTACTACCCTGCTGCCAGCTATTGTAATGCCTATGTGCCTACGCTTGATAATGATGCTGAAACGTTAGCAGAGCCGTTTACTGAGGGCCATTGGTTTCTGATGTCTTCCGGTGAAATGGCGAGATGCTCTTGGTATGCAATGAAGGGATATAATGTCGGTGTTGCGAATAATATCTTTGCGCAGGCGAAGGCTGATTTCCGCTTCGATGTATTCCCAAACACCTGGTACTGGCTGTCTTCGGAGTGTTCCGAGATCGGTTCTTGGTTTCTGCTTCCTGTTAGCGGGCAGTTCGGCATCGGCGTCTACAAGTTCCACGCTTATCAGGTGAGGGCGGCTGTCGCATTCAAGCTGTAGGTTTAGTTTGAATCAATAAGATTAAAAAATGTATTAAATGTCAATTAATCAAAATGGAAATTTATGGATAACGAGTTTATGAATGAGTCACAGATTGTGATAGGCAATGACTGTGGAAGATTTGTTGTGAGCATAAAGGTGGAAGTAGGAAGCAATGATATGGTCACGCTGCCCGTAGCCGTATGGAACTATGGAGCAATAGTCTCAGCCCTCATCAGATATAAGTACTCAGAAAGTGAGGTAGAGGCAATAGTCAGCAACTCTCTTATGCTTATGCAGAATCCTTCAAGTGTAAGTGAGGAGGAATCCAATGAGAAGATGAATGAGTTCAATGAGTTTCAAGAGTATAGAGAGAAGTGCAAGGCAAGAGCCAAAGAACTTCTTGCCATCGGTGAGACAATGGGGATAAAGGAAATATAGTCCTGAGTATGATGAGAAATATATTAAAAGTAAACAAGCGAGACTGGATTGGTCTTGCTTGTTGGCTGCTTATTAGCATATTGGTAGGTCTTCTTGCTTTGCCAGTAATGGTTGGTAGAGAGATTTATCAGTACAAGCACTACCATTTGGCAAAGTTTGAGTGGGAGGATATTGTGAGGTATTCCGTAGTGATTGTACTCGGTAGTATTATTAATTACTTAATTTTAGATTCATTATTATGAGACAGATAAAAAGAATTTTCGTTCATTGTACCGCTTCTTCTCAGAAGTGGGGAGTCAAGGAACTGTTGGCAGAGTTTAAGGCAAAGGGTTGGAGAAATCCAGGCTATCACAAGGTGGTAACGGAAGATGGTGTTATACATCAGTTGTTAGACATCAGCAAGGTTAGTAACGGCGTGCAGGGCTACAACTCTACTGCTATCAATATTGCATACGTGGGCGGTATTGATAGCAAAGGTAAGCCTATCGACAACAGAACGGAGGCTCAGAAGGTAGCTTTAAAGTCGTTGCTTGTAGAGTTGCATCGCCAATATCCCCACGCAACCATCATGGGGCACAGGGATATTTGGGGCACAGATAGCAAGAAGTGGAAGAAATGGTGTCCTTGTTTCGATGCAAAATCGGAATATAAGGATATAGAATAAAAGAAGGCTTATCAAACACTGATATACGAATAATTTGCTTACAGATTGTTACTTTTACAAAACTTAACTTTAAAATTTTGCTCAAATCAATTCATTTTGAGCAAAAAATTGTAATTTTGTCAAAAACGTAGAACAATTAACAAAAGGAGGTTTTTCATGACACAAGAACAAGAACAAGAAGTCCAACGGTTGATAAAGGATATAGATGTTACTGAACTGATGAACTTGCTGATGAAACATGGTAACAGATATTCAAGGAGAATTCTGAAGTTCTTCAGATGGTTCTGCAAGTACGTTCCGATTACGCTTATGTGTTTTCACGCTTACGGAATGTGGGATTTCTCTCAGCATCCACGAGACATGTTTATCCCATACGCAGAAAATACGCCTTGCTATCTTTACATATATTTCATGGTGTATATTTTACCTATGGTTCTTATACTGGCAAGCAGATTCTTTTTCTTATGTTGGAGATACCGCATTCCCTTCTATTATTTCTTCGGTATAAACGCTGCTCATATCGTGGAATGGAGCTGGTACACAACTCAAGATATGATAGATTCATGCTTCACCGTCATGGTGGTAACGGCAATATTCTATCTGTACTCTTTTGTGGATTTGTTTATCAGTAAAACAAATTTAGGACGTAAAATCTGCGCATAATATGGGAAAGATATTGAATTATAAGATACTCGGCACGGCTTTGAAGTCGCTGAGTGACGCTTGCTTTAAGGCTGACGAACAGCAGAAGAATGGAGAGAAAGTCACCGCTTGCGGAATGAGCGATGAGGACTTGGATAGGTTGTGCGACATCATCCCTGATATGCTCAACCCGATGCTATCTACCGAGGAGGTCAAAGAGAAGCTTCACGTTTCCGACGCAACTTTAAATAGAATGGTAGCGAGAGGCGACATTCCTAACGGTGAGTGCAAGAAAAGAGGGCACAGCAGATATTGGAAGAAGTGGGATATTCTTCACTATATTAAGAGTAAGAGAGGTAAGTGATTGCCTCTCTTTTTTTTGTTTTCACATTTTCAAGAAGTCTTCTATATCTATGTACTCGATACCAAAATTCTCCGCACATTGTTTGTCGGAGTCCGAGAAGTCACCTTCTTTTCCACTAGCATCACCTATCATAATCAACTCACTTTTCTTCCAAGAAGAATACGACTCAAGCATTCCTGTATTTGGCTTTCTCATTCCTATATCTGCATGCGATGGGCAATACATAGAGTTGACGAAGATATTTCGTCCGGTATGATTGCGAAGATATTTTTGCATAAAGCTTTCAATCGCTTTTATCTTTCCGATGAAATCCTGTTCGTCAACAAATTGAGGGATTCCTCCTTGGTTTGAAACTATTTCCACATAGTAAAGAGTAGGGAATATCTCTACAATCTTATCCAAAACCTCTTTACGAATTTTGAAATCTGTTACATCTGTAGGAAAGGTGTTTCCTGATATAGTTGTAATAATCGTGTCGTCTAAATCAATGAATAATACTTTTTTCTTGATTAAATATCCTTTTTCTGTCATAATTTTGCTTTTCTATATTGTGATATATTAAATATCTTTACCTACGAAAATTAAGTTTATAAAACACAGTTGTTCCGGTGTGTCTCACCATTTTTATTACAATGCAAAGATACGACAAAAAAGATGGTCTTGCAAATAAATTAATGCAAATTTTAAAACATTATCTGTTTTTAATGAAATCTTTAACAATTCTCTCTATGGTGTCTTGCTTGATAGCTATAGGGGCATCTCCTTGATATTCTATCACTTGGTTACCGCATTCCTTCCAAAATAGGTTGCTATTGATGCGTTCGCCATCTACCAAGACCCAATCCGGATGATGCTCAAACGAATGCATCTTAGTTAGCGGAACGAGAATGAATAATTTATTCTCCTTCTTGTTTACGAGTACCGACAGGTCATTATCATCAAATGTAATGATAACTCGATTTTCATTCTCAGATAGAACGTTAAAATCCTCATTAAAACGTTCATAAAGGTAATTTTTGATTTTCGAACAACTCATATTCTTGTAATTTTATAGGAGGGCAGATGGAAAAATCCAAGGTCTGCCCGCCAAGTTAAACTTATAAGGAAATCTTCTATAATATCGACTGACAAAGCCATCCCATAAGATAGCATGGTTCTTCGCCTTGCATATCTATTCCCAGATGGTTGCATATATGTGCTACTACATGAAACATTTCATGTGTGAGACTATTTATATACTCACCTTTAGAAGTAGCCTTGCAAATGAGCACAACACTTGTGTTCTTTGAAACATTTGTGTATGTCAATCCTTTGTTTGAAGAATCGGTTGAAATGTGGTCGTATGCATCCAATAATGGTTGCCCTTTACAATCAATGGAACTTAGTAAGTCCATAGCTTCGTCAACCTCTTCTTGGTAAGCTACATGACATACAATCACATCCCAATCGTATTTCTCCAAGTAAATTTCTTGTTTAATCATAATACGTCATCCCATGGAATGCCGATACCATTATGGTTGCAATCGGCATAAAATCTATTGAAAATAAATCCGTCCGCTTGGTCTGGGTCATCCACCATATCCTTAATGAATTGAGCCAAAGCAGCTTCGTCCTTTAAAGAGGACTTAAAGAAATCTGCTCTAGCCATGTTTGCGACATAGACGAAATCGTAATTGTCGGCATTCTCCAACTTTACGTTGTTGACTTTAAGAAGTTCCTCGACTGTATCTTTTTCTGTCGGTTCAACTTTTTCGAGCTTACCAGTCGTTGCGTTTGTCTTGCGCATTAAGGTAATAGCCCAATCGCACATCTTTTTATTGAAGTGCCAGCCATTGTAGCGAAGGTATGCAATCATCCCTTCTGGCTTCATATCGTATGCATCAAGTGGTATTTTGTATCTTCCCATAATAAAAGCTTTTAAAGGAGGTGGAGATTTCTCCCCACCTCAAAGTGTAATACTAATAGCGATAACCGCCACCTCTGCGACCACCATGTCTTTCACCATAGCGGTCTTCATCGTCATCATCCCAATTGTCTCGGTAATCCGGCATTGGGTTTCTGCGACCCATTCGTCCATACTTGTCATCCCCCATTTCATCAATGCAGTGCATGAGTTTACCACCATACTTAAGCATTTTCTCTACAAGTTCCGACATTTCATTTACCTTGTTTTCGGTAATTTCTATCATGTATCCCATAATGATTTACTTTTTTGTATTAACTTTTTCCAAAGCCACTGACAACATAGACTTAATATCGGTCATAGTACCCTTCATTTCGCTAACCTCGTTTTTGAGGTTATTGATGTCTTCTTCCTGTTGTCTGTCTTTGGCTATTTGTGGATTCAATACGGCACGCATCTTTGCGCACTCTTCCATAACCTTTTTGTGGTATGGCTCGCTTTCTACAATCTCCTTAGAATGCCGATACATAGCCTCAACTTCCGCATCCATAGCTTCACGGCTTTCAGAAACCACGAGGTTTTCCGAATTTGCAATTTGCATATTGGATGGGAGTTGTTTGAACTCCATTTGTTCATTAGGCAATTTTACGACAACATCAACGGTAGTCTCCATTGATTGTGGGTTGAATTGCCCAGGAGTATATGTCGGGAACTTAGGTTGTGGGTTACTGACCGACACAACCTGTCCGATTTTAAGACTTGGGTTTTCACCCTTGTCAAGCACATAGAATATGCTGTTAGGTCGAAGTCCTTGAAACATAGCTTTGTAATGTTAATTGTTAAACAATACCCGTCATTAGCTGAAGGGTGTTAGTATCTCGCTCGAACCAAAACTGATAAACTCCAGTTCCTGCAATGTCGGCTACCGTCAAAGGATTGCCGTTGAACTTAGTTACAGCTTGGGTTACGCCATTGGTCTCGAAAAGGATTGGCAGCGTATTTGTCGTACCTGTCGGAATAGCTTGATGTAGGTTCACAAAGATAGTTCCCCTATAATTGACATTCACGAAGGCGTGGTTTCTGAACGAGAAAACGACATTTTCGGTGTTCACCGCCACGCCTGTAGATGCGATAGCTGCCGAGCCGTTACGATTAACCCATGCAAAAGGTCTCATCCATAACATAGCAGCCTCCTTTCCTAATTAACCCCAAAAGCTTGCATTGTTGACACCATTCAGACCATATAAGCCTGTTTGCCAAGCAACACAATTTGGAACAGCAGTAAATGGGCTGTAGCTGGTTGTGACAGTTGATGGAAGCTTACACTTGATACCATCTACCTCTTTTTGCAAGCCAGCCAACATAGCGTTGACAGGTGCCATAGCTTGACCTACAATCTGAGAAGTCATGGCAGAAGACTTATAAGTTCCATTCTCTTCACGAAGATGGTCTATCTTGTCCTGCATATCTCTGAGTTCTGCTTGGCGTTGGCCATTAACTACGGTCTGAGTACTATCTTTAATAGCATTCAAAATGTCGCATGTCTGACCCTTGGTTTCGAAAGCAACATTAGAAAAGCCTCGTTCCTGACTTACGGCTACATTGTTGATGGCATTCTGCAAAGTGCCAGTCTGCTGACACATAGCCAACTTGACGTTTCCGTCCATAGCCGTAATATTGTTATTTACACGGCAGCAGCAATCAGCGAGTTGTGATGCAATCTGCATGTTACCTTGCTGAAGAGCGTTGATGGTTTGCATTCCGCTCATGCCTACTTGGTTGCCCACGTTCTGGACTTGGGTTGTCAAGGCAGAGATTGCTTGCTGAATCTGTCCTTCAGTACAATTGAGCTGAGTAGCGAGATTACTGAGTGCATTACGATTGCCACCGATTGCATCCATAAGCAAGGAACGACCATAGTCATTGTTGATTTCATTGGCAAGACCTGCGCCATTGCCACGACCACCAAAGCCGAAACCATTACCGCCCCAACCACAGAAGCAAAGGATAAAGAGCAGCCAAATGAACCAAGAACCATCGCCATTGCCGAATCCGTTATTACCCTTCATCGCAAGAAGAACGTTTGGGTCAACGCCTCTCTGTTGGAGCAAAGGAGCTATCAAGCTCATCATACCTCCATTGTTACCTGAACCCTCTGGATTAAAAACATAAGTTTTTGATGTCTCCATAAGAATAATCTTTTTGTGTTAAACCTTAATTAAACTAACTCTATGTAACGTTACGGCTGCAAAGTTACGAATAATAAGCAAAAGGTTTAATAACTCTATCAAACTTTCTTTTAATCGCTAATAATCAATGAGTTAAAGTGATAGGAGGTAATATCATTCTTTCGGATGCATGAAAATCAAAGGCTTGTTTGCAAATTCCGTTAGCAGAAAACGAAAAATGCAAACGGAAATTAAACACACACAAACTTGAAACCAAATTTTTCAGTATAGTATTCCTCTTTAGGGTGTCTTTTTGTCTTGGAGTCATAGCAGAGAATAAACGGCTCACCCTTAGAGTAGAAATAGTTATAAGACTTTCGCAAATACATCTTTGCATTCAAAGCCTTTTGGGAGAGTTTCCTTATTCTTAACCTCGTTTCTTGAGGCTTACCCGACAACACTCTAAGTTCATCCATTTTATATTGCATATGCAGCTTTCTGCCTTTACTAGCATACTTTTCTTTATTCCAATAGTTTCTTAAAGACTTGTTACGATCTTTACGAATCCTATTTATCGTTTCTACATCGTGTTTCAAACCAAGCTTACTGACTTGTCTTAATATTGTAGATTGAGGAATATTCGTCACTTCTGAGATTTCTCTCGCTGTCATCGTTTGATACATGTCGGAGATTTTGCGTATAGTCTCATTACTTAATTTATTGTCTATTTTCGTACCACCTAAAATAGTGATATACTTGTATAATGTATGTAAGGTTACACCAGCAACCTTGGCTACTTCCTTTCGTGGGAAGTCATTGATGTGGGCTTTGATATAGTCCATCTGTTCTTGCGTTAATCTTCTTGGCATTCTTCGTCCTCCTCAAAAGAAAATCCGTATTTATTTTTATAGAATTCTTCATTCATTCTGTGAGTATTCCGGTCGTAACCTAAGATGAATGGTTCACCTTCAAATGCGAAATATCCATGCTTGGTTATAAGATGGTACTTGGCATGGTACGCTTTTGTCGGCAATTCTGCAAATTTAAAATTCGTCCGCTGCGGAATACAGGATATAACTCTGAATTTCTCCATACACATTGTTCTTTGCCAACTTTTTACCCTTTTATAAATTGCTGCTTTATTGTGCCCTTTCTTTAAGTTAGCCAAACTATTCTTTTTTAGCCTTTCTATTGTTTCTTCCGAATGAGTAAGCTTTAATCTTTTTGCAGCCTTATCTACCGTAGATGGGTGACACCCTACAATATCTGCTATCTCTCTGACAGAATGATTAGGATAGAGCTTTATGATTTGTTCGTCACGCTTTTTGTCGGGTTGTGGAACAAATCTTTTTTGCACAAATTTACAGTCGCATTCGTGCATTATTTTATACAAGAATTTAACGCTGACACCCATTCTTTGTGCCAACTTGTACCTTGGACGCTCATTAATATGAGCTTTGATATAATCTATTGTTTCCTGTTCTATAATTCTCATGTATATTCAGTTTTATGGTGTGACTCACCTTTTTCTGCAAAGTTAAGGAAAAATTCTTAGCTGAGCAAATGATTTAATGTGCTATAACTTTGTTTAAAGAAATATTTGATTATTTGCACAAAAATTAATTGTGTAGTTATCCGGTTAGGCTGTTTACACATTATTATATATAAATTACTATCTTTGCAACAAAAACATGAGAAAATGACAGCGGAAACTATTCAATTGATACAGACAGGAATTAATCTTCTTTGTGCGTCAGGTGTAATCTCTACGCTGCTATATTATAATAGTAGAAAGAGAAAGGAGGCGGCTATTGCATCACAGGAAGAGAATAAAACCATATCATCATATGCTGATGAGTGGAAGGCTCTCTATGAACGCTCTAATGAGACAGTCGTTAATCTTAACGGCAAAGTAGATGAACTCTATGAAGAAATCAACCAATACAGAATAACGATACGCAAGCTTAGAGACGAGAAGAACGATTTGAAGCTTGCCTTGCATGAGGCACAATGGAACAGATGCATCAAGGATGGATGTCAACTTAGAACCCCACCAAGAAAACGAGATTCTTTAGAAGCATTTGTAGAAAAAGAAGAGAGTGTATATCGTGACAGGGAGGATTAAAATATGGTTAAGTATTTGAAATTACTTATACAAGTTAACAGCGGACATTCAAGCAAGGCATTCTTCTTAGTGTCCGTTACTCTGATTGGTCTCTTGATGCTCCTAGTAGTATGCTTCGTCTTAGTGTGGGAAGTGGTAACTTATGGGACTATCAAGACCGATTTGATGGGGTTAAGTGCATTTGTTGGTAGTGTGGCTAGTTTGTTCGTCACGGCTGGCATTACCAAGACGATAGGGGAACGTGGCGAACATCAAAGCATAAACGACAAATAGACTATGGCAGACTCAAGTATTTTACAACCATTCATCCTCTCATTCGAGGGTGGATATTCTAACAAAAAAAGTGATAGGGGAGGCGTAACGATGAAAGGCGTGACTCTTGAGACGTTCCGTAAAGTTTATGGTGCTAGTAAAACCGCATCGGACTTGAAGAAGATAACCGATGAACAATGGCATCACATATTCAAGAAATACTGTTGGGATGCTTGTAAAGCTGACCAAATCAATAACCAGTCTGTTGCTAACCTCTTGGTTGATTTTGCTTACAATAGTGGAGCGAGCAGAGCCATACGGAAGATACAGGCTGTCGTAGGAACAAAAGCTGATGGCATCATGGGTAATATAACCTTGGCTGCTATCAATTCATACAAACAAGGTCAATGGGCGTTGTTCGATAAGCTGAAGGTGTCACGAATTGCCTTTCTCAATGCGATTGTGAACAATGACCCAAAGCAAAGTGTGAACCTGCATGGATGGCTTCGCAGAGTTGGGAATATACAATACGGAAAGCTCGTATGTAATACCGGAAAGATAATCGCATGGTAATCTATATAGGGTGCATCTTACGATACACCCAATATTTACACATCTTTCAAATTTTTGACAATCCAAGAACCTATAGTTATATTCTCTTCTTTAGCTTTCTTTTTTATAACTTCTGCTACATCTTTAGGAATTCTAATGTGTAAATACACATGATTTAGTGCTTTTCGTCCAGATCCCTCTCTTGCACCGCCTCGTTTACATGTTTTATTACTATTCATAGTTATTTTTTTTATTCTTGTTTTAATAGACCCTTAACATTCCGGTTGGGCAGAATGACGTGCTATATATTTCCGTTTAACCGTGATGTGTAGGGCTTAAGTGTTATTATTAGTTGTAAATCGTGCAATTAACGATTTGCAAAATTTTGGTAGTTCTTCGATTTCGTAAATATCTATACAAATATCAGGTTCATGTTCTAATTTTTTTATCCTTCTTTTTGCGAATTGTAGAGCCGAAGAACGATATTTATAGACACGAACTTTGTCTTCTTTGGAGACATAAACATTATATATCCTTCCCATAATTAATATCTTCTTGTTTTCTTACCATTAATATATTCTTCTTGCCATACATCATTATAGTCAGATGTATCGTCTGAATAATAACAAACTATAGTCACCTGCGCAAGACCAGCATCTAAAGTTGTTGTTTCCTTAAAACGCATGTTTTCAGAACCAATGCTTAACGAATATTTCTTGGCTTTTCTAACAGCTTCTCTGTAATTATCGGCATCATGGAACTCTACGCTTTCGTAATCATTTTCCACATTACCTTTTACGTGTTGTTTGAGAGCAACCTCATATTTTGGTTTAACTGTCTCTCCATAGATATTTTTCATATCTTATGCCTTGTCCGTGTTGGCGAGGGCTTGTTTATTAATTGCAGAAATAGGTATTACCTATAACCTTTACAACTTGTACTTCATCATCAAGAATGACTTTTGCAAAGTCACCAATAATATATTTCTGTGTCTTACGCTTTACTCCTCCTTAACTTCTTTAAAGATTACATTTTTACGGTCTGAGCGTAGTTTTCTTGCGCATGGATATTTTCTCCCAACTTCACAAACATCCTTACTGTCAAAGAAGCAACCTTCACAAGTCATAGTCTCGGTTTCCACAATATCCAAGACAACTCTTTCTCCAACTTTAAGTTCTTTCATAAAATTCTCGCTTATCCGTGATGCGTAGGGCTTAATGGGTTATTAACCTTGTTTCTTAATTACATTGCAAAGATACGAATAATAATTGAAATGTGCAACTAAAAATCAAAGTTTTTCTTTGTAATTAATGATATTTTGCAGAAAAGTGTAATATAGAAAGGTTCATTAACAGAAAAGGTTTATTTTTCACTTTTCTTGTTTAGTAAAAACGAAGTTTATAAAATACTCGGATATAGCAATATAAATGTTTATCTTTGCACTCAAAAAGAAGGTTGATATGGAGCATAGATTTGATTGGTGGCGTTGGCTCGTTACCATATTGGTAGTTTTCTTCATCATGCTGATGATGTACGGATGCCGGACAACAAGATATGTAGAAGTAGAAAACGTAGTGCGAGACACTACTACTTATGCCCATTGGGATTCAATTGTCAACGAAAGGGTCAAGCTTATTCGGGATAGCTTACTATCTTATCATTGGGAGCAGACCGAAAAACAGGTTAAGGATTCCACTTACATTAAGGATGATGTCAAGACAAGGGTAGATGAGAGTGGTAAGGTGTTAGGTAAGGATTCTACTCATGTAGAGATTAGATACAGGGACAGCAAGGAACTATCCAAGGTTCGTGATAGCCTTATTCATTATAAGGAGATAGCAGAGCGAGCAAGTATATACAAGGAACAGAGGGATAGTCTCAATAGAAAATTGAGTATTTCCCAGACCAAAAAGGAATATATTGAGAAAGACTTGGAGGGATGGGATTTGTTCTATTGGAAATTCGGTATGATTTCCTTTTGGGTCGTTTCCTTGATGCTGGTTACAATGATTTTCTTTCTCACGGTAAAATATAAGAAAAAGTTTTTTCATTAGGTTGGTTTTTAGTTATTTAAGGTTTTAGATTGGTTTTAGGTAACAACTTGTGGAGCAGCTGCCAGTGATGGTGGTTGCTCTCTTTTTTTTTGCCTTGAAAATGCCTTAGAGTGCAAAATGTTAAAACTGCAATTGATTTAGTGCATCTATAGTTCTATATATGTAATTAAAACAGCTCTAAGTGTTAAATCTGTGCAATACGAATAAAATAACACATTAAAACGTTTGCATCTTGAGAATAAATTAGTACCTTTGCAGCGTGCTTTGTTGGTGCTGACACGCTTACAAGAATCAATAAGATTTTCCGTGGCGAAAGCCACATCACGATAATCCTTACCTAGATTTCGGTGTCAGACGAATGAAGGGTAAGGATTTCTTTTTAGAATCCTTGTTTTGAGTCGAAACATCCTTAGATAGCTCTAAGTTGCAATGGGCTATAATTTTGGAGTAGGCGAAACACAAATAAGTTAAACAAATAAGGAAACTAGTTATTATGCATCAGATTAGAATTGGAATCAAGCAAGCTAAAATTGCACTGGGTGATAAGAATCGCTTGGTGGGATTTTGTTTTGCCTTAAAGATAAAATTTCTATTCCGTGCATCAGACCTTCATTTTGGCTCTACAAATCAAGCAGCTAAAGCGATGGGTTACAACAAGAAAGATTTCAAACAATATTTGGATTTGTCAGTCAAATTTGGATATTGTAGAATCGAAACTAATAAGTTCGGTGTGAAGAGAATCATAGCGAACAAGTTGTATGACAGTTTCCAGTACAGCTACAAGACAAGACGATGCGAGATAACCAAACTTACCTTGCCTCAGTTGAGAAGTCTTTTGTGTGATGTCGTTGTGAGTAACAAAATCAATGTCATTGAAAATGTCTCCAATACGCATTGTAGAGCCGTCAATGGAAATACGATTAAAAGTGTACGTAGTGCCAAAAAAACGGAAGCTCGTATGTTGGAAAGACCATTCAATGAAAAGTACACAAGTTATTCATACGCCAGAATGATGAAAGATACTTGTTCGACTAGATACCAAGTAGGGAAGACTATCAAGAAGCTTGTCAAGTCTGGTGCGGTAAAAAAAATAGTTCAATGCACAGAAGTTGGAATAGACGCATGTACTTGTACTAATAGTTGGCATTACTATGATGCGTTCGGAAATCTAATCATTATTTCGGCAAAATATCGAAAAGGTCAACTGCGATGCGCTAACAAATACAAAGTTCTAAAGAGCCAAGTATCTAAGTCGAAGAGCGGAACGAACCAAAAAATTATTGAGCGAAAGATGAAGTGGGTAAAAAATCGAACATAATAATAGTAGACGAGAGAATCTATAAATAACCTGCGTGCGTAAGGGAGCTTGTAAAGTTAAGGGGAATATACGTAGTATATTTCACTTACGTATATAAACTACTCATACGTGTGTGAGGTTGATTAAAGAAACAAGGAAAAGAAAGAAGCTATGGGAGAAAGAAGACAAACGAAGGGGGATGAGCACAGAATCGTTGCAAAACCAACTTATGAAGAGTTTGCAATGTATTGCTCGATGGCAGGTTTTATGAAAGATAACCTAAAGTGGCTTTATGGTCGCTTTGATGATGTCGGATGGTTGTTGCCAAGCGGTAAAGTCCCTAAAAAATGGGAGGATTTGGTCAAGAAATGGAATTCCTTGAAAAATCCAAGCCAGACTTACCGTAAGCATGGTTTTAAGTTCAAGACCAAGGAAGAGAAGATGCACGACTGCTACGAAGTGTGGACAGATGGTTCTGCGGTACTTAGGACTGATACTAAGCGAAGAAAGTACACTGGAGGTGCTGCCTATGTGATTTTACACGAAGGCAAGGTGTATAAGCAGGGAAACTACGGAACTATAGACACGACAATTAGCCGTATGGAGCTTTTGGCAATTATCTGTGGTGTCGGTCATTGCCCACAAGGTGCGGTTGTGACGGTTCATAGTGATAGCCAATATGCACTTAAGACTTTGAGCGGTGTTTATTCTGCACACAAGAACTTGGATTTGATGGAGAAGTTTAGAAAGCATTCCGCTCATGTAGCACACATCACTTGGCGCAAGGTGAAGAGCCATTCGGGAGTTGAATATAACGAGCTTTGCGACAGATTGGCAAACGAAGGTAGAATAGCTGCCGAGATTAAGGCAGGGTTAAGAGTTAATTCAAAAGCTTAGAGAAATGAAGATACTGACATTTGAATTATGTGCCGGATATGACTCCCAACTGATGGCTTTGGAGCGACTGAAGAAGAAACATTCTGATTTCGATTACGAGAGCATCGGATGGTCTGAGATAGAGCCAAGTGCAATAACCTTACATAACGCTTGTTTTCCTAGTCTGTCCGGTAAGAACTTTGGTGATATGACCAAGATAGATTGGAGCAATGTTAAAGACTTTGACTTGCTGACATATTCAACACCTTGTCAGTCTGTTTCGCAAGCCGGAAAGCAGAAAGGAATAGAGGAGGGAAGCAATACACGTTCCTCTATCCTTTGGTTCACAAGAAACGCCATTATTACCAAGAGACCGAAATACCTCTTAATGGAGAATGTAGAGGCTTTGGTTCAAACAAAGTTCATCTGGTTCTTCAACAAGTGGCGCAAGGAGTTGGAATCCTACGGATATGCCAATTATGCAAAGGTGGTAAATGCTGCCGACTGCGGTGTTCCTCAGAACAGAAAACGTGTCTTCATGCTCTCTATACGAAATGATGGTGATAAGATAGATTATCATTTTCCGAGAAAGACAAAGCTGAAGAAACATTTGGTTGATGTCTTGGAGGAAAATGTGGACGAAAAGTACTTTTTGAGCGATGCTCTGCTATGTAAAGAGAAATTTGTACCAAATGAACGGAAAGAGCCTATGGGTGCAGCTATAAGGACTCGTTCTGAAGGGAAGTGGATAAAAGGCGAAAAGCATAGTCCAAAGGTTGAGCTTGGAAAGAATATTGCCAATGCCATAACATCTGCGAGCAAGGACTCCTTGGTTGTGCTTGGAGAGACAAGGTTACGCATTAGGCGTTTGACTCCGAGAGAACTCTTCCGTTTGATGAACGTTGACGAAGAATACATAGACCGGATGCTTGAAAGTGGAGTGTCGAAGTCAAGTCTTCAAAAAGCCGCTGGAAATTCTATAGTCGTAGCATGCATGGTGAGAATATTCGAGGAACTTTGGTTTCCTGAGAACAATATTAAGGTCGCTGATGATGGCCAGCTATGTTTATTTTAAATGTTTTAATGAAATGATGTTTTTAAATAATAACGAGAAAAAGAAGAAAGCAAATGCTATTTCATACGAGATAGATGAGTTTATCTGGGGAAGAAAGAATTTCGTTACAGATTGTCCCTATGGCGAGAAAGGCAGATACACCAATGCCGTTAATAAGGTCGGTGATTTGGGTTGCAACACTTGCGAATGGCAGGTAAGACACAATCAAAGAGCGCAAGTTGTGATGTGCTCCCATCCAAAGGTGGAGAAGAGCGATATTAAGAAACTTTTTAAGGATTTATGATTATGGATAGGGAAAAATTAAAGAAAGATTACGAGAATGCTTGCAATGCTTACTTGAAGGCATTCTGTGAGAAGCATGAGTTTTACGGATTGGATAATCCGGAGACATTTTGGATAGGTGATCAAGTTGGAGGAATAGCCAATTGCGGTGATTTTACCTTCGATATGGCTACTATTGTAACTGATATAGACAAGGAGGCACCCGAAGAAGAGTTGTTGAAGTGGTATGATTATACTATTGAAGCTAGTGAGTTCAATTTGCCTATTCCAAACTTCGATCATTGGCTCATAGGATGTCCAAGAACACCGAGCAAATGGTTTGAAGACATGCGAGCAAAGCGTAAGGAGTTTGAGGATTTGTTAAAACAAGAAAACGAAAGGTTGAAAAATGGAAAGAAGTAATCTTTTTAATCATTTGTTGAGGATATTTGATGAAGGTCTCAGTATGAAGACTACAGAAATAGAATTCGGTACACTTGAAGTAACTGTAGAGAATCGAAGCCAAGGCAAGAAAATCACATTCTTTGCAAAGGGCATGGAGGATGCCAAGCAGAAAGCAGCGGAATGGCAGACTGGACAAATACTCTTGAATTGTGATGATTTCGAGGAGATTGTTATGTTCTTGGCTAATAGGAAGAAACTTAAAGCTGAAATGAAGTATGGATAAGAATTTTAGAAGTTGCTTTTGTTGTGTTAGTTTCTTGAATATACAAAATACTAGCATTGGGAATGTTTTGAAATGCAAGAAAGGAAGCACTGTGAAAGTAAAAGGGAAGAGACTGACTGAAATAGCCGCAAGATGCAAAAACTTTAAAGCGTGAGTCACACGTTAAAGAACATAGTAAGACGAAATTAAGGATAAAGGTAATAGGCAACAGGGGTATTTGAAAGAGAGCGAAATGTAAAAAACTGCAAAACAAATAGTCGGTTATATATAGTAAGATTAAAATATCTTAATAGTATAAAGAAACACACTAAAAAGTTTGCATGTTTCAAATATTCTTTGTATTTTTGCGTCGTAATTAAGAAATAAAGGTTATTAATTTTAAAAGGTGAGACACACCTTAAAAACTGTGAGACGTAATGATTACTTCAAATGATTGCTACAAGATTTTTCCAAGTATCGAAAAGTTCTTCGAGAAGACCGAAAACAATTCGGTTGAAGAGTTGATTGATAATTTGCACCATGCTTTAGAGCGCAATGGTAATGCTCTTTGTGCAGATGCAGTTTTTGACAAGGATAATAAAAAGTCTTTTTCCGTTTGGGTTTGCGGTAAGCATGGCAAGACAATGGATGAGCGAAATGGCTTGCATACTTTGGATGAGGTTAAACAAGCAGCTATCGAGCTTTCTACCAAGTTTGACTTGAACGATAATACAACGAATAAAATTCGTTACAAGAGTATCTGGGCTTAGTGCCCATACTCTTCAGGAGAAGTTAAATCGGTAATTTTGGCGAGGAGATAAAACTCTTCGCCAATCTAATAAGGGAAAGGTGAGGCACACCTCAAAAACTGGTGGTAATGACAAAGAAAGAAATTTTAAAACAATGGCTTGATGAGCCAAAAGTGAGATATGGTAGCAATTCAAATTTCACTTTGGGATATGGTGATGGATGGGACTGGTGTAAAGATACCCTACGACCAGCTATTACGAAGAATGCGATGTTTCTTAGATTCTTGGAGCATGGCTTCCGTGAGATAGAAGAGTTTCTGAAATCAAAAACCGGAAAACCTAGCGAGGAGGATTGCACATTATATTCCGTTGGGTACAAAGATGGAGTCAAGGATGCTATGATAGCAATAAAGAATAGATTTGAATATTTAAAATAGGAGGTTTTAATGGATTTAGGAAAGGCGATTAAGACAATTAGGGTAAGCAAGGGCTTGACCCAACGACAACTGAGTAAGGCTATCGGTTGTAGCGAGACAAATATGTTGTTTATGGAGACCGGAAGAACGTTTCCACGCAAGAGTAAGATTGATGCAATATGCAAGGTATTGGAGATTCCGATGTCATATTTGTTAATGTTCTCTATTACACCGGATGATATTCCGGAAGATAAGCAGAGTTTGTACACAAGCATCGTTGAGCCGATGCGTAACGAATTTATTAGGGAGTTATTGCGATGAAGAAATACTATTATTTTGTGGCTAAGTATGTCAAGCATGGCATAACACGAACATGTGCTGGTACACAAGAGACGATTGAAGGCTATTTTGATTTCGTCAGTGCTGGAAATTTTATAGCACAAGAAAATGATGTTGATTACAAGGACGTAATTGTAACTTTTTGGTCTGAGATTAATTCAATAATGTTTGATAAATATAGGAATAAACAACATAAAAATGGTTGAATTAGAGTACGAAGGCAATATCATTTGGAAAAATTACGATTTCTATTTCATGCCTTGTGTAGGGGATTATGTCGTGATTAATAATCTTACATACAAGATTAAGTCTCGTGTGTTCAAGTGCCAAGGAAAGACTGTAAAAGTTGTTTTAAAAAAGGTTGATAATGAAAATACGAATAGTTAAATATGTTTGTGCCGATGGAGTAGAAAGAGGTATCTTGGAGTACCGCAACCATTGGTGGGAGAAGTGGAAGCCATTGCATCAGGACGGAAAGCTGGCTTATGTTTCATATATGGGAACGAAACCTTGTAAGTCTGTGCAAGAAGAGTGCTTCGATGTATTAGGATTGAGCGATGAATCGAGAAAGACCCGTGAGCAGATGCTCCGGTATATCTTGAATGCGGAAGAGATATATGTTGGCGCAAGAATTGGTAGCGAGTATCATATCGGCTATGATGTTGATAATGATGAGAGTCTTGAAACGCTTAGAAATTTGGAGGAATAGTTATGATCGGAAAGATTTTTTCGGTTAAGACCGATATTGTATATCGTAGAGAGGAGAGTTTGAATCTCTTCGATTGCAAGAAGAAACTTGATAAGGTGGTGTCCGGTCGGGTTCTCAGAGAACAAATCAAGTTGTTTGGTTTCATTGTCAGGACAAAGTATTTTTATCAGATTTGCTGCCCACAAGTCAATATGAATGATACTTATGAGGTTTTCGAATTGTATCGGGTCGGTAATTTGGTGAGAACGGCGTGCTATAATAAGGTTGTTGAATATTCAAACAGAAAGCATCATGCCTAGTGTAAATTGTTTCAGAAGAGTCTTGTTGAACGTAGGGGGCAAGAAGATAATTATCAGTGTTCCGAATGGAATGACCGAAACCGAAGTGAATAAGGGTATGATCGTTACTAGGGCTTATCTTCAGCAGTATGTATATGTCGAAATGGTCTTAGCAGAGTGCTTTATGCAGAAAATCGAAAAAAGTATTCTGAAGAAGAAATGCGTTAGGTTTGAAGTTAAGAAGAAGTGGGTGGACTGCAAGAAGAACCTTCGAAAGGCGGTTAAGTATTATGACGCTTATGTTCCTAATGCAGATTTCAATAACGAATTCGCAATGACGTTCTATGACAAGATCAGTGAAGACTTATACAAGTTGCGAGATAAGCTTGCGGCGAGGTTACAGAACTTAGGGATTGGTGAAAAATCGGGAGTTTATGCGAATGCAATTATCCTGTACAATCTAACCAACCTTTGTTTGGGAACTTACGAGAATATCATCCGTAAGCTGTATGAAGATTTGCATGTTAACTTAATGCAAGCGTTCAAGGACTTTGCTCCTATATTGGCATTTGAAAATTCTTATGACTTCATGGCATTGGTGATGGGTAAGGATTTCAAGAGACTGGCTGACCATTTGATGACTAAAGAAATTCTTTCTTATTTCGATAAGGTGAGAAAAGGTGTCTTTAACGAACAGACATTGAACGAGGCTGCTATCAATGCAACGGAAGACTTGAAAGACGATGAGAAGGATTTGCAACGAACTTACATAGGAATTAGTGACTTTATGAAGAGTGACTATCCTCTGGAGAGTGTGACATCTAAGAAAGCAAGCTGATGAAAATAGAACCAAGTGAGTTCTTGCCGATAGGTAATGAGTTTCAGAAAATCTTTGGAATAAGCTTTGGAAAATTCATAGATATGCGGTTTCTTTTAGCGAGAAAAGAGTTAGTCTTCAATCTGATGAAGTTCACAGATTGGCTCGAAGAGTGCTATCCGGATGAGTGTTCCATTGATGGAGTGAGTTACAATGCGGTTGTCGAGCGAAAGTTTGGCAAGCGAGGGGTTAAACTGATAAAAAAGTTATTAGGATGAAATATATGGGCAGCAAAGCGAGAATCGTGCATGAGATATTGCCGATTATGCTGGACAAAGAGCATGATACGTTTGTAGATGCTTTCTGTGGTGGCTGTAGTGTTATTGAGAACGTTCCGGACACGTATCGTAGGATTGCCAACGATAAGAATAAGTATCTTATCGAAATGTGGAAGCATCTTCAGAATGGAGGATTTGTCTTCAGTCATATTAGCAAGGAGACGTATGACAAGGCACGAGATTGCTATCACGGAAAGAATAATTTCTTTACCGAAGCTGGTGTAGGACTAGTCGGCTTCATGGCAAGCTTTAATGGACGCTTCTTTGATGGTGGCTATAGCGGACATAATGTTGTCGGCAAGAACGGAAAGGCAAGAGATTACATAAGGGAGCAGATAGAAAATACAATGCGTGATGTGCCTCTTCTCAAAGGTGTCGAGTTTTATAGCGGCAGTTATGATGAACTTGTGATACCGGATAGGAGTATCGTGTATAGCGATATACCTTACAAAGCTGCGAAAAAGTACGATGTGTCAAAGAATTTCGATTACGAAAGTTTCTATATATGGTGCATGGAAATGGCTAGAAGAGGACATAAGGTCTTTATCAGCGAGTATCAGATGCCACAGGAGTTCAGATGTGTTTGGGAAAAGGAAGTAACAAATTCTCTTAACCCGAATATCACAAAGAGACCAGTCGAAAGGTTGTTTACTATTGATTAGAATAGGAGAAAGCACAAAGATATTATGGCAGAGAGGAATATAATTAGACAATGGAACAAAGCGTCTGAGGGATATTCGTACCGCTTCAAAGGTGGAGATATTTTTCTTCGCTTGGTAAAGGCTGATGGTATTTATGAATTGCGTAACCCCATAGGTTATGATGTTCAGATTATCAAGTGTGCGGACTTGGATGAAGCGGATGCAAAAGCCAAGGAAGTGCTTGAAAATTTTTTCGATGATAAAGTTAGTATTAAAGCAATTTGATTATGGACTTAGAAATGTTGATTGATAAGATAGACTTTGGTCAAGGTACAAGGCAGATAGCTAAGCAAGCCTTGAAGTTGGGAATGAAATATCAAAAGGAAGGGGCATGGCATTCTGTTGAAGAATTGCCGGAGTACAACAGACGCATTGTCGGTCTGACTAAGGTTCGTAAGCGTTTCAAGCATCTGAATTTCTTGGGCGAAGAATGGTGGAAGAAGTTCACCGAGTCAAATGCCATCTATAAATGGGCTTATGTCGATGATTTAGTTTGATAGTAATCGTAGAAACCATAATGCTATTTTGTTTTAAATGTTTACCCCATCACTATATATAATAATGTAGTGGTTGGGATTTTTTTTGTTAACGTCAGTAAATTATTTATTCGTATTATTATAGTGTGTTAAATAATAAAAGAAATACATTAAATAGTTTGCATATTTTGGATATTATTTGTATCTTTGCAATGTAATTAAGAAACAAGGTTACTAATTTTAAAAAGGTGAGACACACCTCAAAAACTGTAAGAAGAAAGTGGAAAAGAATAATGCTTATGTAGAGGTGTTGACAAAGATTGCCAGCCTCATGGGTAGAACAAAGGAGTCTATCCAGATGTCGTCTTCAAATACTCATACGAGTATTACGATGTTTGCCGAAAATAATAGCAAGATTATTGGAAATTGGTATTTTGATGCTTCCGATAGCAATGAGTTGGTGAATGCTACTTTCAATGGTCTGAAGGCTTTGGTTGAGTCTCTTGAGCAAAAAAAAAGCAATGACGGACAAGCAGCGTAAGTACATAGAAAGTCTTACCAAGAAAGTGTTTCGTAATGCAGATTCGCAGAGCGAAATACTTTCCAGATTGGATAGGGTTAAGATTACAAGCCATCAAGCTTCAATAATGATACATGCATTGAAGTTAGAGTGCAACATCGGTCGCTCCGTTCCGGCATATATGTTAATGGCAAACAATCTAAATCCAAAAATGGATGAGTTCTTTAGTATATTAGGGTATGATGGATGACGGATTCATCAAGAAGAAAAGAAGTAGATATGAGAAAGGTAATTATGATAATTGCCGTTGCCGCCATCTTGGTAGGTTGCAAAGGTAAGGGTACAAGAGTCCAAATCTCGGATTCTGTTGACAAATTCAAGGTCGAGAAATTGTTTGTTGTTGATAGTATAACAGTGTACAGGTTTTATGACCAAGGAAATGCTATCTATTTCACTAACCGGAAAGGTAGGGTAGATGCAACCCATTCCGAGTACAATCCGGTTACTCATACATACAATGACGAGGTTAACGAAACTTTATGTGAAGGAGACTGAAAAATGGAAAAGAGATTAACTAAGGAAGAGTTCCTGAAGGACTTATGGCATCCTGTTGATGAAATGCCAAATGAAAACAACGAAGTAATCTGTGTGGATAAAGATAGTCGAACAATAACATATGATGGTATAGCAAATTGGTGGGCTTTCTGTAGGGCGCATGATGTTACTCACTGGCTTTACGTTGACGATTTACTGCCAAAGGAAGGAGGTGAACAATGACTAAATGCTACTCTGAAAAATAAGTTCCAAACTACCATGAATGGATAGTCACAGAATGGTATGATGAAGAAATTCAATCAAAAGAAACGAGTTTATTTCAACCTTGAAGGTAATGTTTATAAGAATAAGCCGAGTAACAAGGTGTGGTTCAATTTTCATAAAGCAAGTTAATGATTATGGAAGCAAAGATTAACATAGCAGAGATCCTTCGGGATAAGCCAGTAAATACGAAGTTATATTCTCCTTTGTTTGGGGATGTATATTTTTCACATGTAAAGGACAATATTATAAATGTGAAACATCATGCAGGAGAATCAAAATTCCTCAATAGCGGCAGATATTACAATTACGTTGAATCAGAGCCATTATTGTTCCCTTCAAAAGAAATGCGTGACTGGTCCAAGTTCGCTTGGAAGAAAGGTGATGTATTGGTTAGCGGTGATGGTTGTATAGAGGTTATCTTTGATAAATGGTACGATGATACCTATACGAATTTCTATTGCAAGCATTATCTAGACAGCGAGGATGAGAATGATATAAGGTATCTTGAAGAATTTATTTGTTCAACATGGAAATATTCTCTTGAAGATACAGAATCTTTCCTGTGTTATGTTACTAACATAGAAGAAAGATTAGGTGGCAAGCTCAATTTTGAAACTTTGGAGATAGAGAAGCATCAAGAGTTCAAGGATGGAGATATACTTAGTTGTGATGAAGATACATATACAAAACATACAATTTTGATATTTCACAAGGATGGGGACATAAAAGAATCAATAGTTTCTTTAGTTAGACATAGTAAACTTGTTGAAGATAATGAACCTATAGATGATTTTTTTCTCTCAAGACTTTATTATGCTAGAGAAGATGAAAAGAAAGAACTATTTGACGCTTTAGCAAAGGAAGGCAAGGCTTGGGATGCTGAGGAGAAACAGATAGTAGATTTGAAGCCAAAGTGGACTCCAAAGCCATTTGATAAAATTGTAGCTTTTGAAGAACTTGGTAGAAAAGAATGGGTATGTGATATGTTTAGTCATTATTCAAAAGATGGTAAAGGCAGAGAAGTTATTGTCGGAATCGGAGGTCTTGCATATTCTAAGGCAGTACCTTTTAATGAAAAAACAGCAAAGCTGATAGCTCTATCAAGAGACTTATTGGAAGAGAATTGACTTGGGATAATGAACCTGTTGAACTTAAAGAAGAATAGCTTATGTATAGACCGATTACAATGTATCAGATTGTTTGTGATAGATGCGGAGAAGTATTTGGCGGTACAGATACTTGCTCTGCACTATTCAGTAACAAAGAACTTGACATTGGTGACTACTCTGATTGGGAAATGATAGATGGTAAGCATTATTGTCCCGATTGTTATGATGTAGAAGTTATAAACGGAGTGTATAATGTTAAAGCAAAATAGTAATGGCAACATATAGAATAGTAGATATGTATCGTAAAAGCAAGGCTGTTAAAGGCATACATTACGATTCTCAGGATAATCCAATCCTTGCTTATCGTGTAGATAAGAGACATTCATTGTTATTTGGACTTATCCATTATTGGGATTATGGCGCATATAACCTTTGCCCAACGTATTTGTTTTCTTCTATCGATAAAGCAAAAGAAGCTATATTGAAGGTAGATAAAAGTAAAAGAATAACAATTTTATATGAATAGCTTATGAAAGCAGAAAATATTAAGTTCAAGGCTAAGCGTCTTGACAACGGAGAATGGGTAAAAGGAGATTTGATTCATAGCACGAATTATATTGGCATAGGTTACCCAAGCGATGTATTTTCTGATGTACCAATAGTACATAGAGTTAACCCTTCTACTGTCTGCCAGTTTACAGGGCTGAAAGACAGTGAAGGCAATGAGATTTGGGAAGGAGACCTTCTTCAAAGTCAAATAACGAAAACAATCTATGAAGTTAACTGGCATGAGTTTTTAGGGTTTATTATAAAAATTTTTAGAAGTGGTAGTCATTTAGAAACATTAGATTATTTATTAAGACTTGGTAAGTTTAAAGTTATCGGCAACAAATTCGATAAGGAGAAGTAAGATAAAGCTATGGTAGATGTAAGTAATCAGCACTGGAACGAAGATGGAAGCATTACTATTATACTGAATAGTATTGAAGAAGTCGAGGAGTTTGTTGAGTGTATTAATATATGGAATAAAATGTGTGAAGATGAAGAATAAGATTTTAAACTTAATCAAGTCAGCCGTTTGGTTCGTCTTGTATTTGCTTGTAGGAGCATTGATATTTGAGGGTGTTCGCTCGTTGGCAAATGGTAGTGAACCTGCAAAGAGAGTTGGTATATCTGTAATCACAGAGGAAGAGCACGATTATCTGATTGTGGACACGAAACATGGTGTTTGCGTTGTTCACGCAGAAAGTTGCCCTTGTCGTAAAAAGAAGTAGCGTATGAAGAAACAAATAGTATTAGATGAACAAGATATTGAAGAGTTCCACGAGGATGCGGAGCATCTACGTTGGCTATATAACAGAATGGTGCGTGAGCATGGTGAAAGCGTTAACTTTGATTACATGCACCGCTTTGCCAAGATATTCAATAAATTAAAGCAATTATAGCTTATGAAAATAGAAGATATAAAGTTCAAGGCTAAGCGTCTTGACAACGGAGAATGGATCATCGGAAGCTTTGTTGTAATGAAGATTCCTGGACTTAGCAAAACTACTATAGGTATCGTAGCGGCTGGCGGTGCAACGCTTCATGAGGTTGACCCTGCTACTGTCTGCCAGTTCACAGGTGAGAAGGATATGAATGGGAATAAGATTTATATCGGTGACATTATCTCTAACCTTGAAACAGGTAGTGTTGTTGAGGTGGCATGGAATGACAGACTGAAGAGGTTGGATTGCAAGTTTCTTAATGCAGATAATGGTTTAGAAGTTCCTTTTGGGATATTTGTGTCAAGGTACAAAAGTATCGTTGTATTGAGGTCAAAATTCGATAAGTAGAAATAGCGTATGATAGAAAAGATATTAGAAATAGTAGTTCAAAAACTGAATGCTTTAGCTGCTAAGATGTTTAAGGAAGAAACTTATCCTTATCCTCCTCTTTCAAGAAGAGAACGAAGAAAGTTTGAACGTGACAACAAAAAAGCTGAGAAGAATATAGCGTTATGTCGTAGATGCATGAAGAACACTCCTAGTTGGTGGTGTCCAGGAGAACGTTGCTATTTCTTCCCTTATCGAAGACACGTATTATTTGGAGATAAAAATAAGTAGAATATGGAAATTGTAATTTTATATATAAGTGTTAGTCTAATTTACATCTTTCTTGTTTGCTTGGATGGAGAAGATGTAAAACCGAAATGGAAACAATGGCTAGCTGACAAACTAGGCATCAAACCAAAGATAGAGGTTAGATATATAAAGCCACAAGTCGTTAAGCTTCGTTCAAGAGTTACAATGTCGAATATAGAAATGCAATACTATTGCCGTGACAAATCTGGCATGGAGCAATTGAAGAGAAGAGCAATAGAAAGTGTGTACGATGAAATTCTTAAGGGAATGAAGGCAAACGAATTGGTTTCCATTTCGCAATATAATGACATTTATAGTAATAACACTATTTATGAGGGGACATTTGAAATTTATAAAAACAAGTAGTATATGAAGATAAGACAAGCTAAGAAAATCTTGAATATGATGGCGAAAGGAACGGACACACGTTACTTCGATTCAAAATATACATTCAAGAAAAAGAGTAGATTCATTCCTAGATTAAAGAATCTCTATCAGAAAGCAACTATCAGATGGAATAAGGTAAATATGCCGAGTGCTAACGTTAGTTTGTTTCGTTCAATTTTGAGAACTTCAAAGGAATGCGGTCGTTGTAAACATTTCAATGGTATGTTCGCAGGAAGATGTACTAAACTACATGAGTATGTTGAAAGCAGCGATTGGTGTCATGGAACGTTTTTCCATAGAAAGTGAGGTTGATATGAAAATAAGACAAGCTAAGAAGATAATGAAGCAAGTCTATAAGACTAGATATTGGGCATATAGGCAAGGCTATTATTGTGGCAAGAAGGATGCAGGAAAGCTAGCTGGAGACCATCGTTTGTTAAAGGCTATGCGTCTAACAAAGAAGTGGGAAAGTCGCAAGATACGAAATGATGTGAATAAAATACTGGAGAAGAATCCGTTCAAACCGAGGGACCTTCAACGTAGTGCTTTAATATTATTGAGATATGGATGTAGCAAAGCTTAATCAGGAAATTTTAGGCGTAGATTTGGAATACAAAAACGTCTGTATTAATGCGGAGAACACAAGAATGATACGTGCCAAATTACCTTATGGGTATTGCGATTTGGTTCGCACAGATGTGTGGAATGGTCGTGTGAATCATCCGGAAGAGCATGATATTGTAAAATATACGGCAATCTCTTGGTATATGGAAGAATTTGTCGGTGGAGTTGATTTAGGTCGCAACTACATGCATGCTAAATATAAGTTCTTCGAGTTGGTTGTGAATAAAAAATATATTTTGGAAATGAAACATAAGAAAAATGAAAATGCTAGATAATAAGTTAGTCATAGATATTCCTAAAGGAATGGAAGTGGACGTTGAAAAAAGTGATTTGAAAGCTGGCATTATAGCATTTAAGAAGAAGGAAATCAGCTATGCGGATGTTTTATCTGCTTTAGCTGGTAAAGGTGTTTGTCCTGCCGATATAAAAGTTCCTGAAATGATTGCTGGAAAGATAATCGCATTAGCTAGGTTAATGACTATAGCTAAGTACTATAATGGAGATTGGAAACCGGACTGGAATTCTCAAGAATATAAGCATAATATCATGCGAACCAGCGAATATGGTATTACTTCTTGTGGTAATTATAACGAAGGTGCTATTTACTTCAAGAACAAAGAAGATGCCCAAGCCGTTATTGATAATCCGAATTTCAGAAGCATTCTTGATGCAATCTATAAGGACTAAGGCTTATGAAGGAAATGTTTTTTAAGAATGTAAAGTTCCGTGAAGTTCAGCATTTGGCATTCTCGGATGAATATATAACTGCATACGTATCGGTGAACCATGTTCCTAAGATACACCTAAGTGTTAACACACCTCGTGATGAATATGGGTTTGCGAAAGGTAAATCAAAGCGTTACTTTAGAGTGGGGTTTGGAAAATGGCTCACCGAACGAGCGTTTGTTAAGAAATATTTTAGTGAAGAATAAATGAATATAAAAAAGTCAGATATGGAAACTGAGATTAATATAGCGGAAATCCTCAAGGATAAGCCAGAAGGTACGAAACTCTGGACTGATATGTTTGGAAGTGTTACGTTATATGTCGTTACTGATGCATGTGATGCTTTTCAAGTTAAGCATCATAATAAAGATCCATGGTTCGATAAAGACGGTAAATTGTACAAGGAAGGAGTTTTGTGCATCTATCCTAGCAAATCAATGCGTGATTGGGAAAAATTCTCTTGGAAGAAGGGCGATGTTCTTATCAGTGATTGTGGATTTATGTGCATTTTCAAAGAATGGGCATCTGATGACTATACAAAGTTCAACGGATGTTATTTTGATGCCACGCCAAATACAGAAACGGCTAAGTATAGCAAGTTAGATAACAATATTGCCTATGGTTATATCAGAGATATTGAGAAAAGATGTGGCGGTAAGTTAAACCTTGAAACTTTGGAAATTGAGAAGGCTCAGCCTGAGTTCAAGGATGGGGATATAGTAACTATGCATAAGGAAAACTGTGATATAGTTTCCATTTTTAGTAGACTGAAAACTGAAGGTTCTTTCTATTATTACGCTTTCCATGCAATCCAAACAAATAATACAGGTGTAATGGATTGTTATACTACATTGCCTCGTGCGTGGACATTTTTTGAGGGCAAAATGAATTTTGCCACTGACTCCGAGAAGCAGCAACTCTTTGATGCTCTAGCCAAAGAAGGCAAGGCTTGGGATGCTGAGAAGAAACAGATTGTGGATTTGAAGCCAAAGGTAGAGCTGAAACCATTCGATAATGTGTTGGTTAGACATCAAAAAACTGAGGAATGGCGTGCAAATATATTTAGCCATACAGATAAGACAGATGAATATCTTGACTATGTATGTGTTAATGGTAGATGGGAGTTCTGCATCCCTTACGAAGGCAACGAATCATTGTTAGGTACAACTAAAGATGTGGAGGTAAGTTATGGACGAAGCTTTTAAGAAAGAACTTATAGAGCATTGTAAAAGGCAAATGCAACGCTTTGAGAGAATGGGAAGAACAGATTCTTTCGCATATAAAGAACATGCTGTTTTACTTAGTTTTCTTGAACGTTCATATTTACATTTTTAATACAACAATAGTTATGATAGACGATAAGAAAGTAAAAGAAGCAGCAATGCACACAGTAGATGGCTCAGTAGTAACCACGAAGAGCCTACTGCTTCTGATAGTTTCATGGAAGGTGCTCGCTGGGCTATCAATGAATTCTTGAAGGACTTGTGGCATCAAACAAATAAAGAGCCAGAAGGATATGATGAATGGACATTGCTGCACTATAGTGTAGGCAACTATTATTCATTAGCCCAAGTCAAAGAATTCAAGTCTTGGAAAGGATTTGTTGAGAATATGCCTATAGACGGGTGGCTCTATATTGATGATTTATTCTCAAAGGAAGGAGGTGAATGCAAATGACCGATGCAGAATTTAATAAGTTTGTGCTTATGCTAGAGAATGAAGCGTTTCGGTTTGCAAGAAGTCAAAACGTATTTAAGGAGCATCGAGTGGTGATAGAGCAGTCTTTCAAGATAGGAGGGCTGTTCATTCTTCGAGAGTTGGAAAAGTATTTTAATCAAAAGAAGTAAGCTTATGAAAAAAGTTTCCTTGACTGATGATGAGTTAGATTTGCTTATTATCGGGCTTCATTGCGTAAATAGGTCTAATTATAATAATTACGGACGATATTACGATTCATATGACAAAGTGTCGCAAATGAAGGAAGAACTTAGGATTAAACTTAAGAGGGCATTGTATAATTTTTAGTTTTGAATAGTAGTTTATATATATTAAGATATGGAATTAAAGATAAAAACGCATCATGCGTTACCTTGCCGTACAGAGGTATTCACTATCAATGGAAAAAGTGCTGAACAAAATGATTTTGGTGATACATATGACCATCATCATGAAGATGCAGAGCCTTATGCTTGTGCCGATATGCACTTTGACCCAAAGCCTCCAACAAAGGAAGTACTAAACCGCTATAATATAACGGAAGAAGAATATTATAACATCTGCAACGAATTGGAATGCAAACTATGCGTAGGTAGTTGCGGATGGTGTATTTAATAGATTTTAGAATAAATAATATAAGCAATGACAAAGGAAGAAATATTGGAAAAGGCATCCGATTTTGAGGATGAAGATGAGTTCGTGAAGTGTGATAGATTGCCGTTCACTGAGGAATGGTGGCTTTTACATCAGCTAGTGTATATTGGCTTGTCTTGTACCTATACAGGTCGTGGTTATATAATTGAGAAACTTAAAGATTAGTAAAATGGAAGCAAATGATTATTTGAAAGCCATGCAAGCTATGGACGAATTGGATAGACTTGTAACTAGTGTTTATCCGGATAAGTTCAAGTTGGTCTGCAAGAAGCATGGAATAGATGAATGCGAGGCGATGAACATGTATTCGTACTTGCAAAAGATGCATAAAGGTCAGTCTTGGTTAGTTAGATACAAGCCATTGGAATATCTAGAGCGTGTATTAACACTAGCCAAAGAAGCTTATGCGTCTTACATGAACAACGGCTTGATTCTAAGTATGGTCAATTTTGGTGATAAGTACACAAGAATACTTGTAATCTTTGAGAAAGATGGCGTAAGAAGCCAACAAGAATTTGACCTTAGAGAGCAAAGAACATATGTTGATATAGCGGACTTTATTGGAAATGGTTACTCCATCGTATCTGTTATCCGTCAGTCTGACAATGTTGGCAGCGAAATGTTTGTTGGAGAAAAGGATGAGCGAAGTCATAGTATTCCTATTTACGATGGTGATGTAATGCTTTGTTACGTGAATAAACCGGAATTTTGGAGTTCCGATTGGCGTAATAGCGGACTTTATATTTGTGAGAGCGGCTCATATCATAGATTGCTATACACCCCGAATAAGGGGTACGTAAGACATGGAGAGCCTGATGTAGATGAAGACTTCACCCTTGATATTGGGGAAGAATCCTTCAGTAGTTATGTTATGACTTTAAGCCAGTCTTGGTATAAGTTGGGTAATGTTCATGCAGGTATAGGCTTTTTGAAGGAGAAGGAATAGAAGAGTAAAAGGAGAGGAATATCATTTCCCCTCCTTTGCCCTAATCTCCAGCTCGATAGGCTTGCCGCAATGGGGGCAGATGATAGCCGGATGCGATAAGGTTTCACCATCAATAGCAAGGAAACTAGATGGCGAGCAACCACAAATACTAGCTATTTGTTCTACTTTCGCAAATGAAATTGAGCCATTATTGATTTGTTGCGATAAAGCTGATTGGGTAATACCTAACTTTTCAGCTACAGATGAAATGGTTTGCCCATGACTCCTAATTATTTTCTTTAAGTCCATACCTTATTATATATAAGTGAATACTAATATTTATTATGCTGCAAAGATAGCTTATTTTTTTTTAACTGCCAAAGAAAAAGAGTTAAATATTAGAATTAGCTAATAATTAGTGAATAAATGTTTAGAAATAGCTTATAAGTGTTAAATAAGTGGTAATATTAGAAATTTCTTATAGAAATATTTGGTAATATTAGAAAAAACTACTATCTTTGCAATGTCTTTAAGAGATAAAGGCTTTAAAGTTTAACTATTAATTGCTGCTATGCAGCCGAGTCGGCACTCGTAAAACGGTTTGAGGATATGACAACTTCAATTAAGAACAAGATGAGAAAGGTAATGCAGTTGGCACATAGAGCCTATCAGTTGAAATCAAGTTCAATGTCTTGGGTTGAGTGCTTGAAACAGGCTTGGCAGGTCGTAAAGCTTGAGGCAGCGATGAAGACCAAGGTAGTAGAGTTCTTCTTTATGAAGATGAATGGTGAGGTAAGACAAGCCTTTGGTACTCTCCTTCAGAGCCACATTGACTATACTCCAAATGGTACAGGGCATGCAGCATCAAGAGATTGCATCCGCTATTGGGATGAAGCAAAGGGCGCATGGAGACAATTCAAGGCTTACAACTTCTTGCGAGTTGCATAAAGATATATTCACGTTCTAAGGTGTTTGGCGAGGCTTAATAGGGGGTGTGCCTTTAAACACCCCTTTAGTTTAGGACTTTTAAAGTATTTGAGATATGGAGACAATTGCTAAGTGTTTGAAAGAAGTGTTCTACAAAGGGCATCATATTACCAAGGTGGAGGACGTATTCGGTCAGGTTGCCGTTCGCATTGATAATGTTGTTGAACCAGGCTATGCTAGCATAGCCGATGCAAAACGAGTAATCAATGGTAAAGCCCCTAAATGGTTTACGGATGGTTATATGTGGGACGAAGACAGCAAGAAGGTTGTAAAAGACACTAACGCTTTTCGATGGGAGGAGTAAGAAAATGGATGAGAATTTCTTGAATGTGCTCTATATCGAGCACACAGACAAAATAGGCGTTTTAAAGGACGATAAGGAAGAAAGGGTATCTATTATCCTAGGTACGGATAAAACGCTTGTAGAACGCAAGAGAGAGGGCAAAACGTACCTTCTTGTACCTTTGACAAAGAACCATACCTTTGTCTGCAAGGGTAATAGTATTGATGTGGATGGTGAGCGGTTCGATTCGGACATCTTTTTCCGCAAGGACGCTTGTCAGTGGATTGAGATTAACAAAGAAATGCTATTCAAGGTAGCGTAATGAATAAGGAGGTTTAAGCGATGAAAGTATATGTAGTAATATCTTCATACCAACATGGACTGGGTGAGGCAGTTGAGGTTGACGCAGAAGTTTTCTCTACCATAGATAAGGCAAGAAAAGCGATAAGACACAAAGGGAAGAACACTTTGGAAAATTACAAGCGAGTTTTGAATTGCGATGATTATCAATACAATATCTCAGGTTCTTTCTTCCATATCTCAGACAGCGAAGGAGAAACGTGGGATAATTTCGATATTGTAGAGCAAGAATTAAAGTAATATAGTTATGAAGATTAATGAAATCAAAAATATCTTAGATTATGCAAAGGAGTGCGGTTGCATTGCAGGAATTTCACTCTCTAATGGGCAGTTAACTCATGCAAACTTTAGCAAATCAAAGTTATTTGATTTTACTGCCGATGTTCTTTATAACAAAAAAAAGCATTTGATAACTATACTTGGTGAGAACGGAAACAGAGATTACATTGATAGTGACTCTATCATACGTATCTTTATTAGAGAAGGTGTTTAACAATTAATTATAGGAGAATATGGATGCAGGTCATGTGAATGTGATATTAGGCGAAGCCGAGGACAAAGGTCTTAGAGGAAGTATCAACTTGGTAGGTGGAGCAAAAATAAGTTTCGACTTCAATAGTGTTGGTGGTGAAACCTCTTTCAATTGCAATACAAAGAACAGAACACTTATGATTGGAAGTGGAAGTACAGTAGTGTTTACACGTAAATATATTGATTGTAGCTCTATCCAGTATATTGAAGTGTTTGAACGTACAAACTAATTATAGGAGACAAGAATATGAATGTACTAGACTATTATGAGGTTGTCACCTCAAAGATTTTCAAGTTGGAAAGCATGAACGAGGGGCTTGTATTGATAGCACCGGAGCAGGAGGTGGATGGAGTCCGTTCCTTGATGGTGGGATTATATGTGCCAGAGCATGAACGATACAAGATGTACACTTTCCGTTCATCTATGAACGAGGGCGAACTTGGCGACAAGTACAAGGCGATGGTCGCCACGATGGATGTGCTAAAACCGGATTGGGACAGAATCAGAAAGAAAAGACGGAAGAGGTTCTAACCTCTTACCGTCTGTAGGATGCAAGCTATTTCAAGATTATTTTTAGAAAACATGAAAATAAATTAGAGTTTCCTTGTATTTCTCGAAGGTTTTTGTTACCTTTGCGGATGCAAATAATAAAACAATGAGCTTATGAAAGTATTATCAATTCGTCAGCCGTATGCTTGGTTAATCGCTATCGGCTGCAAGACCATTGAGAACAGAACATGGAATAGAAAGTTCCGTGGTCGTTTCCTTATTCATGCTAGCCAAGCCAAACCCGAAAAACTTGACGGATGGCAGGAGAGCGCAATGAAGAAATATTGCCAAGAGCATGGTATTGTTATTCCAGACTTCAAAGACTTGCCAACGTCAGCCATTATCGGCAGCGTAGAGTTGGATGATATTCAATTCCATGAGGCTTATCCGGATGCATTTGCTGAAGATTTCCAATATCATTGGTTCTTGAAGAATGCTAAATTGTTCGATAAGCCGATTAGAAACGTCAAAGGCAAGTTATTCCTCTGGGATTATGAGTATAATGAAGCCGAAATGTAAAATAACAATACTTTTGTAATAAAAATACAAGTCATTGAAAATTAGCGCAAAAGTGTTTGTTCTCCGATGGGTTAGATAAGAAGTAAATGTAAAAATAAAGAAAGCCTCAACCTCTAACGAGATTGGGGCTTTTACAGTTGTCCTAGTGTGTCTCACCATTATTATTTCGTTCAATCAAAGGTAAGATACCTTTCTCCTTTAGGAACTCATAGAGAAAGAAACGCCCTTTTTGAGTCCATTTCGTGTTGTATTTGATGGTTTGTTTTCCATCATTATGCGTAATGGTCACTGGCTCGCTATTCACATATCCCTTATCCAAATATTGGCGGTACAAGACCCATTGGTCAGAAACCTTGTGCTGGATACCATGCTCATGCAACAATTTGTTGAATGCTTGCGGACTCATTCCGTAATCCTGCGCCATTGATGTAATCACGCTTGTGCTCTTGTTCTTCATCATCACATCGAAGTAAGTAGTCTTAGGCTTCATCGTTGTAATCTGTGCGCTCAGTCCGACAATCTCCTGCGATGCCTTGGCAAGTTCCTCTTTCTGCTGTTTGTTTTCCAAGGTCAACACTTGGTTCTTCTCGAACTGGTCAGCCCAAGCTCTTGCTGCAATAGCCGGATTGGTGAAATCGGGCAATGATGGAACACTCTGCATTCTTGCTCGCTTTTCCATTTCTATGAAGTAGCGTCTAGCTTGCTTGCCTTTCTCGCATTGGGACATCATCGAAATCTCCTTTGCGGCATCAACGGATAAGGCGTACTCGGATGTTGGTCTGCCACCAAATAGGTTTTCCCCCTTTTGGGTGAAAACCTCAAAGTCTTGATTTTCAACCAAATCACAGCGTTCAATCTGCTTCTTTATCCAAGAAGAGAAATCTTTACCTATACCCAAGAACTGATGTAATCCTCTTGCATTGACAGCTTGTTTGCCATCACGTTCTTCTACCTTAATGAGTTCAAAGCCTTCGACCTTGATTTCCTCACTCTGATTTACAAATGCTCCCAGCATGGGTGCATCATTCAAATTCTTTTCTAAAAAATCTTTCATATTAAACAATTTAAATATTATAAGTATGGTTTCTTGTAAATAGGAAAGCCCCGTCCACCATGTTGTGAGAGAGGATGGACAGGGCTTGTTTCGCCTACCCACAAATGTAACGGAATGGGCTTGACGAAATATTACTCCACGCTTGGAGCTTATAACCATTTGTTTAATATGTCTTCATTATTCGTCAGTCGTGTCCGTTACTTCACAACCATTATTACTTTCGGCTGCAAAGTTAATGCTATTTTCTCTAACTTGCAAACGCATTAGTGTTTTATTTAAAACATTAACGTTTGTTTTACTTTGGAGGACTTCTGTCCTCACCAGCACGACCAACTCTTATGGCACGTTGCTGCGCATTACTTCTTGTTTCCATTATTCACGGAATTTAAATGTTAAACCTCAAAGATAATGTGCAGTTTATAGTGTGCCTCACCTTATATATATTATGCTACCATTGATAGCATTTCTTTAGATTGCATCTGAATCCATTGGCAAGCATCCTTTCTAAAAAAGATGTCCGAATCGAACCGCTTGCCATCCACGATAATGTGGCTACCCTTGCACTCAAACTTGTGGTTTCGGGTCAATGGTATCAAAAGGTACGTATTGCCCACTTTCTTGTCGTACACAAGCGTCAAATCCGTACCGATAACCTGTGATACCGCCTTGCGCTCATCTGAGCTTAAAACACCAATCTTGCCATCATGCTCAACATAAAGAGCATCCATCAAATCCTTATCCATATCTCTTAAATGTTTAATGTTCAAAGTTCGGTGCAGTTTAACGTGTGCCTCACGAAATCTATTACAAGTCACACTCGTATGAGTATTGCTTTTTAAGCTTGTTCAATGCGTTCTCGGTAACGTAGTAGATGTTATCGAAATACTCGCTTTTCTTGATGCTTCGGCTTTCCTTCAGCTCTACCTTGTGATTGAATGTCACTTCGTAGCGGTTTGCGATGCTTGTAATCAAGAAATCGACCTCACGCTTATGTCTGTCCAGCTCGGTCTCTTTATACTCACCACGCTTGATAAATGCGTCCTTGTTCGTTTCTTCGATGGTAGCAACCATGTTGCCTTGCATCACGATAATCTTTGCGCTCATATCTAGTTTCTTTTTAATCGTTAGAAATCTGTTATGCAACTCTCATAAGGTTTGCCTTCTTGAAGCAACGCCATTCTTCTTTCTCGGTATCAAAGTACACTTGGCAAGTGTCATTCATCTTGCGACCTGCACCCAGTGTAGCTGGGATAACCTTCTCACTCAATGTGCCGAATGCCTCACGCAAGCTGCCATCAACCTTCTGGAAGTAGAACTTCACGATGCGCTTCTTCATCTGACCCTTCAGCTTGATGTTCATCCAAGCGACCTTTAAAGCCTCGCTCATTGTGTAGCCATTCTTCTTGATGAACTGCCAAGCAAGCTTCATTACCTCACTCAATGTATTTCTTAATGTAGTAGCCATAATCACTATACCGTTTTACGAGTGCCGACTCGGAGGTGCAACCTCAGCTAAATTAATAATGTTCTTGTGACCTTTGTTTCTTAATCACGATGCAAAGATAACGCTTTTATGTGATATAACAAAATAAAATATTACTTTTATGCGATATTTTGGTGTTTCTTAACAAATAACGCTTGAAATTCATATATATTCACAATAAAACACTTTAAAATCATTTTTTTGCTTATTTTCTTTGTTGTTTCAATAACTTTTTGTATCTTTGCACCAAATTAATAACACATATAAGTAATGTATATATGAATATAAAGAAAACGATAAAAGATAATGGATGGACTCTGGAATCATTAAGAGCCAAAATGCAGGAGATAGAAGGACGTGAGGTAAAGCAGTCTTCTATGTCCCGAATAGTGAATAGTGCCAATCCTACTGTTGAAACACTTCAAAGGTTAGCAGATGCTATGGGAATAAGTGTTTGTTTATTCTTTGAAAACAACCAACAGGATATTTCCCTTGTTTGTCCTCATTGTGGAAAACCAATAAATGTAGAAATCAATTTAAAAGTGCATTGACTCTTATGGAAATAAATATAATGTTATCGGGCTTCCGTAAGTTAGCTGATTACCAAAATGGTAAATTTACATTATTAATGCCTTATGAGCCAAATCGTACAAAGCATTATGGTGTATATTTAATAGTTTTTGGTTCTGGGTATTCCTTTTATGTTGGTGTGTCATCTAATCTAAGAAAACGTGTACAACAACATTATTGGGGAATGAAAGGTAAATATCATTGTTTGCCTCTTGTTCAAAAGGCATTTAACAAATATAATTCGTTTGGTATATACGCATTAAATGAGAGCAACGATACTGCTTATGAAGATGACTTTATAAGAATCTTGCGACCACCTCTTAATACGGATTATGTTAGTGACAAAAAATTAAAGTACAATGAGCTAAAAGCTGCAAGCGAGAAGTTAGGAGTCAGTTTGTCTTCTTTGTTAGAGGAAAACAGAACTGTTCGTTTTGTAGAGGATAGACAGGTCAATAATTTCATTGCCCTAATAAAACAAGGTGGTGAGTTGTATTCCGCTTCTTCAATTGCTGAGGCTAGGGCTTTGCTTGACAAGCTGGAAAGTAATTAGGTGAGCGTTCCTCTCATGTATTGATAATTAAAACAATTAGATTATGAAGAAAGATTTGTTAGTTGCCGTAATAATAATGCTTGCATTGCCATCTAAGGCACAAGAATATATCAAGGCGATGCCTGTAGTTCCCAAGAAAGGATTTCAGACATTTGGGCAGTATATAGAGACACATGATGTATCTGAAATGGATGGTGATACCGTAACGTTGGCAAATGTCTATGGAACTATAGGTTATGCCGTGATGGATAGGTATGTAGGGCGTATTGATAGAAGTTTCTTTTTAATGATGCAGGATGCTATATATGAAGATGACAAGAATGTAGATTCCAAGAAGATGCTTTATGTTCCTATATCACCTAGTAAATATGAGCTGACAGAAATCAATACCAATGTTATTAAGAAGAAGTTAAAGGAGGATTTCATACTCACCCAGAATAATAGCTTTTTCTTTAGGAATGATAAGTTTGTGGTTAAGGCAGAATGGTATTATGGAAGAAAACGTGTAACGTTTCATTGCCTAACATATCCTAAGCATTATATTCTTGCAATTGGTGAAGAAAAGGAAGAAAAGAAAGTTTTTGTTCCACCAATAGATAGAAAAAGTTTAATAGAGAATCCACAAATGTAGGATGCAACCAACGCAGATTTGCGTCCGTTCCTAAGAAAACAAAAAATGGAGGGGAAATAGCATTCCTCTCCTTTAACTCTTCTATTCTTCCTCCTTGTGGGTTTTCGCCATTTTTGGCAAAAACCTTATAATCAATACCTTCTGTGAATTATTCACTATTCATTAAAGTATGAACGGCTTCCTGTTTATCGTATTTAAAATAGTTTCAAATATATTCCTCTACAATAAGCCTACAATCTTCAAAACCTCATCGAATTTATCATCATACCAAGCAGGTTGTGTCTCCGACTGATTGCTTGGGTTTCGTTTGTTTTCCCCAAAAGCCAATCCTTTTTTCGTGATATTCTTGTAAGGCTTCATCTTGCCCTTAGAAGACTTACGATATAAGGTTTGCAGCAATCCTTCCTTTTCAAGTAACTTATTAAACGCTTGTGCGGAAATCTCCACGCCATGCTCTTTCAGTAACTCGCTTGCTGAATGGAAAATTCCTTTATCATCTACATAATCGGGAGTTGGCAATCCAAGTGGGTCTGTAACAGACTTCAACATCATTAGCTTGCTTGCATCATTAAGATTGAGGAACTTGGCAGAAAACTCTATAACCTTCAGTTTATCTTCGAGAAGTGTTGTTTGTTTAGTGGCAACCTTCTCGCACTCGATAAAGTACTTTCGTGCCATTCTTCCCTTCTCGTTATTTTCTACCATTGACAACTCTTTTGCCATATCAAGGGAAAGCGCATACTCGATTGTCGGTCTTCCACCTTGGGGGTTTTTGATAAATCTGTCAAAAACCTCATAGTCTTGATTCTCAACAAAACCATATTTGTCGATACGTCCCTTAATCCAATTGGCAAACTCTTGTTTGCTCTCCAAGAAAGCATGAAGCTCTCTTGCGTTAACGGCTCTTTGTCCGTCCTTTTCTGAAATCTTAATAATCTCTTCCATTTGTTTTTTCTTTTCAGTTTTTAACGTGTGTCTCACGCTCTAAAAATTAAGCTGTTATTCCTATAATGTGGAAATCGGATGCAAAGATACGACTTTTTAGTGTAACTTGCAAGTATATTAATGTAATAAAGATTATTATAACAAAATATAACAGATAGTATAATGATAGTTAAATATGAAGATGAATAATGGCGGTTTCATATAAAAGATGTACTTTTGCATATTAGTATTCAGTATTGTCCATCGCTGAGGCTAGGGACGTGCTGGATAAGCTGGAAAGTGTTAAGTAACGTGGGGCGTTCCTCACAAAGTTCAATAATTAAAAATATGTGATTATGAAGAAGTTTTTATTTATGGCAATTATGATGATGTTTATTACATTGTCATCAATAGCACAAGAAGTAAAGTTTCACTTTAATTCGAACTTTAAGTTTGTAACGGATGACGAAAAGGAATTTGTTGTTATTCCTATGGATGGTTATTCGCAGGATAGTTTGTTTCGTGCAGTATCTTCGTATTTGGATAGAAAATATACTTCTAAGACAAATGAGATTACAAAATTTGGAAACGAGCAAGTTACATTGAGCGCATTTATTACTGATGCTTATTATGAGAAAGTAATGGGGCTTCCTTTAAGAAAACATATGATTTGCACCTATTCATTTAATTTCAAAGATGGAAAGTTTCGTGTAAATGCACCAGTGGTCAATAAAGTTATAACTGGTGCTCCAACGGAATTACCTCATAGTTTTGCCGGAGATTGTAGTAACTACTTTAAGAACGGAAAGTTGAATCCTAAGAAAGAACGTTTATATAATGCAATTAATGACCGCATTAATTATATTTTAAATGATATTTTAAAAAGCTCTTTTGCAAAGTCGGAGTCTGATGAATGGTAAAATTTCAACGGAATTACAGGCTGTCGTGATTTGATGGTCTTTATATATAGAAGAAAATAAGTAAGAAATGAGCCTTCTGCATGTGAATGTGGAAGGCTTTTTTGTATCTATACCTTAATCTTTGCACTTAAATCTTTTGTGAAATAGCACACATTAATTCTTTCGTTATTCCTTTGATTATTAGCTAATTTTGCCAATAAAAACATATAAGGATGGCACAGTTAGAATTTAATATCAAAGCGAATTTCGACGAAATCAAGCAAGCCAAGCAAGAGCTTGAAAGATTGCGTGGTGAGTTACAGAAAACAACAAAGGCAACAGATAGGGCTGTGGTTCAAGACCTTACGGACAAATATGCAGAGCAAAAGCAAAAGGTGACAGAGCTTAGTTCTGCAATGTCTCGCTATGCTTTGGTGATGAGTAGCGATTATGCCAAGAAAATGCAGAATCTTACAAGAGAGGTTTATTCTTTTGAGTTACAGGCTGATGCAAGTAAGAGAAAGATAGAAAGACTTTCTTCAGAGATAGCTAAAATGCAGTCTAAACTTCGAAAAGGTGGCTTGGATGTAGGAACTTCAACAATCCTTAATCGTGATATAAGCGAAAATTCCACTATACTCAATGATGAGAAAAGGCGTTATGAGAATCTAACCGGATTAGGTAAGCAGGCAAGAATCGAATTGCAAAACATGCAAGCAGAGTATGTCCGCTATTCGGGTTCTTCGAGCGCAACTACTGATAACGTAAAGGTGATGACTGATGCCTTTGCCGGAATGATTGAGGAAATGAAGAAAGTTCCTACTGTCGGTGAGGGTGCAACATCTTTATTTAATCGTCTCGGTGGTGATGCAAAGCAATTAGCAATGAGCCTCGTAGGTGGCCTGGGGTTTGAACAATTGGCAGAACACATCTTTAATGTTCGTTCACAATTCCAACAGCTTGAAATTTCATTCACTACAATGCTTGGTAGTGAGCAGAGAGCAGGAGCATTGATGAACCAACTTGTTCAAACGGCTGCGAAGACTCCTTTCGACATGAGTTCGATAACAAATGGGGCAAAGCAGTTGTTGGCTTATGGTACGGCTGCAAATGAGGTTAATGATATTCTTGTTCATCTTGGAGATATTTCGGCAGGTCTGAACGTTCCGCTGAACGATTTGGTGTATTTGTATGGTACAACAATGAGCCAAGGCCGCATGTATACGGTGGACTTGCGTCAGTTTATGGGCAGAGGCATCCCGATGGCTGAGGAGCTTGGTAAAATTATGGGCAAGACAACCCAAGAGGTTCAGCAAGCGGTTACTGATGGAAAGGTCGGAGCTGATTTGGTGAAAAAAGCTATCATCAACATGACCGAAGAGGGCGGCAAGTTTGGTGGACTGATGGAAAAGCAATCCACAACCTTGCAAGGAAAATGGTCTAACATTGGCGATAGTGTTGACCAGATGTTTAACGAACTCGGCAAGAAGTCGCAAGGAATATTTGGTACTGGTTTAGACTTGATTTCGTCTTTGGTTGACAATTGGGAGACGGTCGTTAAAGTTATTGGTTCGGCTGCGGTAGCCGTAGGCACATATAAGGCAGGTCTGATGGCGGCAGCATCCATCCAAAAAGCTCAAAACAAAGCTACACTTGATAGTATTGCAAGTAATCTTGACGAAAAGATAAAAGCGTACAAAGATGAAGCTGAATTGTATCATTCCTACACCGGAAAAGATACATCTGAATATAAGAGCCAAAGACTTTCGGATTTGAATAAGGCTGTTTCTAATACAGATATGTTGGGTACGGATAAGGCTGAGGAACTTGTGTCTCTTAAAATCAAAGAGGCTCAGAGCGATAGAATCATAACCCAACAAATGGCAGAGCAATTGCAACTTAAACGTGATATGCTTGTCACTCAGCAACAATCTGCTGCTAAGGAACAGATGGAGGCTTTGGAACTTTCCAAGGGACTTGATGAGAAAATGGCTCAGTTCAAGGAAATGGAAAATGATTACCGACATCTTAACGGAAAAGATACAAAAGATTATAAGGCAAGCCGTTATAATGAGTTGGGGAATGCTTTGTCCGATACCGAAAATATCGGTGATGATGAAACGGAGAAACGCATATCTAAGCAGATAGAATTAGCGAAATCTGAGGGGTTGATTAGTGAAGAAATGGCTAAACAACTCCAGTTGAAGCGTGACCTCTTGGTTGAGCAGACAAGACTTGCGGAGAAAGAACAACTCCAATGGCAAAATGCGGTAAATGCCAAGGAAGCCGCAGAAGAAGAGTTGCGTGCAAAAAGATCGCAAGAAGCCGACATTGCTGCTGCAAATAAGGCTGCGGAACAAGCAAAGGCTGAGGCTGACCTTAAACAAAAAATAGCCAAGACAAATGAAACCGCTTATGGTAAGGCTCTTTTGGAAACTAACGCCTTACAGAAGAAAGTAGATTTGCAGCAAGAGAGTTACGACAAAGCGATGGATGAGGCTCGTGAAAAGAGAGTAGTCCTTGCTCAGCTTGATGAGGAAATAAAAAAGCAGCAGCAAATCATAGAACAGAAAGAAAAGGAATTGGTCTATGATAATGGGGCGGTTGATACGACTTCATTTGGTGGCTATGCGGATTCTTTTTCGGATAATGAAAATAGTTCAATAGTTCAATACGAGGCTGAACAGGCGAAGTTGGAAGAATTGATGCGAAAGCGTCAGCAAGCAAGTGAGGAATATGAAAGTTCTAACGCAAAGCGAAAGGCTATTCAACAGGAACTTCAAACAACAACTGAGAAGTTGGCAGAAGCCGAAGAGTATGAAACTGAGGTCTATAAAGAGACCGGAGCAGCGGCAGATGAAATTGGTGATGTTGTTCAGCAAGGAATAGATATAGAAAATGGCAAGATTAGTATTACGGAGGCGGCAACTACTGCTACACAAGCGAATACGACTTCTGAAGCGAGCAATGCAACCGCAAAAGGTGCTAATGCAAATGCTACTTCTTCAGAAACTATTGCTAATACGGCAAACTCGACTTCAAAGATAGCTAATACAGCGGCTACTAATGTAAATACTACGTCCGAGAACGTAAATACAGGAGCAAAGGAACGGAATTCCCTTGTTACCTCTATATTATCTGTTGGCACAAAAGGGTTAGCATTAGCTCAAAATGTGTTAACATGGGCAACTAATGCCGTTACCGTTAGTATGAGGGAATTATGGGCTGCAATGCTTGCAAATCCTTTAACTACCATCCTTACTTTGGTAACAACCGCTATGTCTGTTTTTGCGATGTTTGGAAGTAGTGAGGAAGACGTTGCTAAGAAGACTCAAGACATGGGTAATAAGGCTGCTGAGGCTAGTAATAAGGTTCGTTCCTTGTTTGCAGTTTTGAATAATGGCAAGGCAGAAGACCATAAGGATGCAATAAATGAATTGAAGTCTGCTTATGAAGAATATGGGATAAAATTGGATGAAACTAAAATGAAGTCTCAAAGCATGAGTGAGCAAGCTGATGAGTTAAAAGCGCATGAAGAAGAACTTATCGGTATTATTGAAAAGCGTTCTCTTGAAATGGAGCGTGCAAATCAATTGCAGGAGGCTTATGATAATTATAATTCTTCAAATGATTCATCTTTCAGCTCATTTAAAGATTCTATAGATGATAAGTTGTCTGATGTAGAAATGGGTACTATTCGAAGTCTCGTAAGTCAGGATGACATAGACAAGTTAGCTGAACTGCGAAAGGAGATGAATGCTTGTGGTGGAGATTTAAAGGTGTACAATGCATTGAATGCTCAATATTCTCAATTACAAGGGGAGTTGAATGTAAAAATAGGAACTTATCTCGAAAATATGCACCATAGCCGTTCTGAGGTGGCTCAGATGATTCCTGACATAAACGACTTTACTGATGGGCTTGTTAGCAACAGAGTTGAGTTGGATGGTACTGTTGATTCTATAAATAATAGCGTCAATGCCGCAGAACGTGCGAGAAAAGCCACATCTAAGTTGACTTATGCGCAAGAGGAACAAGCTTTGAAAAATCAATATGCAAAGAAGAGCTTCAAGGATTTGAATAGTGAAATCCAAGAGACAATAAAGTTGTGCAGTAGAAAGTTGCATCTTGATATTAAGGTTAACTATGATGATAGTGAACTTCCTGCATGGATTAAGAATATGTCTCAGTCTCAGTTGAAAGCGAGTATGGCTGCGAGAAAGAATTGGCTTGATGGACACAAAAAAGGGGATGTTCTTCAAGTAGGAGGTCAATATAAGACTTACGAACAGGTCGCAAACGAATTGGCTATGATGCAAGCAAGAGGTAACAACATCGAAAGTAAGCCTAAGAAAAGCCAAAAGGAGATAGATAAGGAGAAGAAGGCAAGAGAGAAAGCGGCTAGGGATGCTGAAAAGGCTAGGAATGATGCTGAGACAAAGGCTGGTAATAAGCGAAAGGCTGAGGAGGACTATTCCAAGTCTATTTCATCCTATTCGGAGAAAGCTATCCAAGATATGACCAAGAATCGCATCAATGCGATGAATGAGGGTTATAGCAAGGAATTGTCTCAGATAACCGAGAATGCCGACAAGGAGAGAAAGGCGGTAGAAGATGGTATAGACAAATTAGTTGAGGCTAGAAAAAAGCGTGATCAAGCTGTTTGGGTTAATTCTGGCAAGGGTCGTAAGGCTAATATGTGGAAACAGAGCAAAACCGATGAAGAGTATAAGAATGAGGTTTTGAATGAAACCATGAAGGATAGCAAGGGTAATCCGGTTAAGGTCAATGGTTTGAATATGACCATAGGCATGAGTGTTGCTAATCAGATGAATGCAATTCGGGATAAGGCGGTAAAGCAGAATGAGGATGTGCTTGCTAAAGAAGCGCAAAGCATGTACGATTATCTGAAGACTTATGGCACATTCCAGGAGCAGAAGTTAGCTATTGCTGCCGATTATGCTAAGAGGATTAGCGAGGTTGAAAACTCTACGGATTCGGACTCAAGCAAGCAATGGAAGATAAAGTCTTTGAAAGAAGAGCAGAAGAAAGAGACGGATTCGGTTGAGGCTAGTGCTATTATGCAGAAGATAGACTGGTATCAAGTCTTCGGAAATGTTGGTGGCATTATGAAAGATGCGCTTGTTCCTTTATTGGCAGATCTGGATAAGTTCGTAGGTACGGATAAGTTCCAAAATCTGGGAGCAGACCAGCAGAAGAGTATCGTTGATGCTATGCAGAATATCCGTAATTCGATTGGCAATACAAGTGATTTAGGTTGGAAAGACCTTGCAAGGGATGTTGTAGCTTATCAGGATGCTCTGAAGAATGCGAAAATTGCACAAGAGGAATACACGAAAACGGAAACTTTGCTTATACCTCGTATTAAGGTTTTGCAAGAACAGATTGAGAATGCAAAGAAGTCGGGCAATGTTGCAGAGCAAACAAGGCTACAAGAAGAATTGAATAAAGTACAAGGTCAGTTAGCAGAGTCCGGCAAGAAGATTGTTACGGCTAACACAAAAGTCCGTACTAGTGGTCAGAAGTTGGCTCAAACGACACAGAATGTGACGCAACCGATTTCAGCTATCCATGAGTTCCTTTCTAATTCTGGAATATCTGATTTGGAAACTCTTTGGGATAGTTTTGACCAACTTAAAGGTGGAATAGACGGACTGAAAGCTTTGAAGGAGGCTAAAAATGCGGCTGACGGACTGAAGGATATGGGCAAGGAAGCCGCAGACGCAGCCGCAGATGCTGGTAAGAAAGCTGGTGATGCATTAACTAAAGGATTATCGCAAGCTGGATTTATTGGTCAAATCGTATCAGCCATCTTGAAGATACTTGATGTTTTGAAGGATGGTATCGGAACATTGATTAGTAGCTTGATTGATACAGTTCTGAATGCGGTCAACGGCATATTAAAGAATATTCTAAGTGGCGATTTTATAACTCAGATTGGAGGGTCTTTGGTAAGCGGCATTGGTAATATTCTCAATACTATATCGTTTGGTGGATTCAATAGTTTGTTTGGAGTAGGTGGAAACGCAAAAGAAGTAAACCGGACTATAGACAAATTGACGGCTAGGAATGAAATCTTGACGGATGCAATAGACAGATTACGTGACTCTATAGACAAAACTAGTGGTATCAAAGCCGTAGAAGACGCAGAAAAAGCTGAAAAACTTCAAAAGGAAAAAGAGCAAAACTTAAAGGACATCATGGTGGCTCAAATGGGTTATCATGGTTCTCATGGTAGTTTTAATAGATACTTTAAAGGTTTTTCTCAAGAGCAAATCAATAAGGTGTCTGAAGCGATAGGTAGACAATGGAATGGAAACCTAAGCGATATACGGTCTGCCGATGAAGCTAATGCGTTGTTGCAAAATCCGGATATTGTTAACAAGATTCAGAACACTGGTAAGGGAAATTATGGAGGAAGAGTCCTCGAAAAGTTGAAAGATTATGCGGCTGAGGCAGGAACATTAGAGGATATTGCTGATGACCTTGCAGAAAGCTTGACGCAAATATCTTTTGATAGTTTGAAGAGCGAGTTCATAGATACTTTGATGGATATGAATTCCTCTGCTCAGGACTTCTCTGATAATTTCTCCAAGATGCTTATGCAAGCCGTTCTAAAGGCTAAGGTGGATGATTTGTTGGGTAATGATATGCAAGCATTCTATGACGAGTGGACGGAACGAGCTAAGGCAAATGGCGGTAAATTATCTAAGACGGATATAACTGCCTTGAAGGGAAAGTATGATGAAATGGTTCAAGAAGGACTGAAGATTAGAGATGAAGTAGCCGAAATAACGGGCTACAAGCAATCTTACGAGCAGTCCGCTTCTTCTGGTTCTTTTGAATCAATGAGCCAAGACACAGGAGAAGAGTTGAATGGTCGTTTCACTGCGGTACAAATTGCCACAGAGGGAACGTATGAGGAAACAAAGCTCATAAATACCAAGTTGGATGCTATTGCGGCTCGTGATGGTGGCGCAGAGGGTAGCTTACTAACAGCTAGCGTGAATACTATTATGGGTAATGTGGGTAACATTTGGTTAGCCGTTGATGAGGGTAGGACTATCCTTGCACAAAGCCTGATGTACTTGCAGTCGATTGATGAGCGACAAGAGCGATGGCATAAGCCTATGTTGCAAGCATTCTATGATATACACGAATTGAAAGATAAGATGAGTAGATTGTAAACTTAATTTGTTCCATGTTAAAATAAGAGGGGGAATGCGTGATGCACTCTCCTCTTTTTTATGGTGAAAGTTTTTGTTTTTCACAATATAGATAAGTGTTGTTAAACAGAGTGTTAATTTTTGGTAGAGTGGAATATAATAGTTATCTTTGTGGTCGAATTTCAAAACTTATAAGGACATGAAGATATTAGAACCGAGATATGAAATCCTATCCCAAGGTGAGGGTATGGATGGAGTTTATAAGCAGATTGAGTTGTGTGGTCGTACTTGCTATGCGTCAAGTATGAAGATTGATAAAGACAGCGCAAAGCCTTTCGTTGAGCGTATGGTAAGCAGCAATCATCTTGCCATGTGTGAACATGGAACGATTTACCTCCATGTTGCCTATGAAGAAGGATTTTTTGTACCGGAGTCTTTATTGGTCAAGCACTATCGTGAGAACAAATATTCAAAGGTGATGCAGATTGGCAGTGACTACTATATCACAACCAACTACAGAGTGATAGTAGAGAATGAATGGTTTGATGATTTGGACTATATCTGCGAGCCTACGAAATGGCATGAGAAGCGAATAACCGTCCGCTTTACTACTCAGATTGCGGTAAGTAGAGAGGCTAACAGACATCGTGTAGATTCCGTAGCGGAACAAAGCACCCGATATTGCAACTATAGTAAAGATAAGTTCGGAGGTGAGATTGCTATTAACAAGCCAAAGTGGGTTGGCGAATATGATGCGGTTAATCCATTGTCTTTTGATGGTGGAACATTTGTTGACCTATCAAAGAACATCGGAAGTTATGAGCATTGGAGTCCAGTAGAAAAATGGTGGTTTGCCAATAGAGTATGCGAAATGATATATTTGTCTTTGGTCAAGGATGATGGTCTTAAGCCACAGGATGCGAGAACGATACTTCCTCTTGATACCAACACGGAGTTGATTCATACCGCATTTGTGAGCGATTGGAAGCATTTCTTCGAGCTGAGAAGTCTTGGAACGACCGGAAAGCCTCATCCTGATATTGAGGTCTTGGCAACACCGTTGATGAATGAGTTCAAGGAACGAGGTTTGATTTAATCGTTTATGAAGAAGAAAGCCAAGCAAATAGCCAAGGTGATGAGCAATGATTCTTTGGAGGTTGTTGCTCAGATGATTGCTGATGAAGCAAAAGGCTTGCGCTACGAAGTGTATGCTGATGGTTCTAGTAAGAACAACAAGTGTGGTTGCGGTTGGCTTGTGCTTCATAAGGGAGTGATTATCAAAAGTGGGAAATATACATTTATCACAGCCAAAGTAAACGATTCGGTGAGAGCCGAAATAAGGGCGGTCATTCATGCATTGGGTGATTGCCCTCCTTTGTGTTCTGTTGACATGTATGTTGATTGCCAAGTAGCGATTGAAAGAATACAGGCTTTCAGGTTGGGAGATTTGCAGCCTATATATAATAAGGTAGCGAAAGGCAAGACGATAAGATACCATTGGGTAAAGGCTCATAGAGGTAATATGTATAATGAAATGGTGGATTCTTTGGCTTTTTCTGCTATAGAAAGTTAATTTTATACCTTTAGATATAATAAGCGTTAAAAGTAGAAAGAAATGCATTAAGTAACTTGCATATTTCGAATATTATTTGTATCTTTGCAATGTAATTAAGAAACAAGGTTACTAATTTTAAAAAGGTGAGACACACCGTAAAAACTGTGATTCGTTATGAATACTAGATTGAGTAAGAAAGAAACAATGGTTTATGGCAATATCGAAGTGATGGCTGATGTAATTGGTGGTAACAAGTACTTTACATTTGCTGAGTTGTATGAATTCGATTTGGATAATACCAAGGATGAGCTGAAAGAAATCTTAAACTCTTTGACGGAGAAAGGTTATTTGAAGAGTTTTCACGATTTCTACGAAACTTATCGAGTTTTAAAGTAAGAACAACAAGGGGGATATAAAATCCCCTTACAATATAAATTTAGAGCGTGAGACACACGTAAAACTGTATTGAAACAATGAAAAAGGTATTCACAATTGAGAATGCATTAGCATTTTTGTTTGCTCTTGAAATAGTATCTTTAATATTTTTTCTAGGATAGGGCTTATGCAGATTAAGTTTGGTAAGATAAAGTTTACTGCGGCTAAGTCCGAAAAAGGATGCCGCTTTGATGCTTGCTACAAAGGTGAGCATGTGGCTTTTGAGAGTGAAGATATGTCTTTGTATGATGATGTCTTTTCTGATAATAACAGAAGAGCAAAGGCTGCAAAGAGGGTGGTTTACGAGAACATAAAGCATAAGTACTATGAGACTCATAGAGATTAACGGATTTCAACGCTGCCGATGAATTTGTCGTTGAGGCTATGATGCATGATGGCAAATTCAAGGTAATTGGCAAGGTTATTACGGACAATAATCTTCTGAATGATGATGATTTGGAAACCATCTGGGATTATGCCAATTGGCAGACAAACGGCTATGAAAAGATGGTTGTCTCTAATGGAGTGTACAAAGGCTTAAAAGCATTTAGTGATGGTCGAATGTTCTATGTAATTACGGATGATGAGGTCGGAGTGGTAAATGACAATATCATGGTACGTAAGCATTATGATGTCAACAATGGCTATTATATTAAATCATCAAGGTTACACAAAGAACAATCCAGGGACTTATGGTGCTTTGGTAGCCGTGAGACCATAAATAGAGAATATAAGTCAAACCATTTTATATGTGGTAAGTGATGGCAAAAAAGATTAATCATATTAAGCCTTCCTTCATTGAAGGTGGTGAAGTCTGGCATGATATTGATAAGTTCCCGATGCTAGACCACACTATTTTAGTTGAGTTACAGGTAAAAGGCTCAGATGGATTGATTTACCGGACGCAAGATGTATGCGTTGAGCGTGCAGATAGGTTTGAGCCTACGATGTCTTTTGTTCCTAAGCGTTGGTCATATGCAATAGACTTAGCTCAATGCAAGCAACTTGATGGGTAAAAATAAACAAGATTGATTATGACAGTAGTAAGAGATAGAATAAAAATTGCAGCTCAGATTGAAGTCTTGGAGGATATTGCTATTGATTATAGGGGGAAGACTATAGATAACATAATCCAACAGTTAGAAGCAAGATTGAGTGCGTTGAAGTAAGGTCAAATTTTAGAAGTTGAAAGACTATGAGTGGTGGACGTTTTGATTATGTTCAGAATAGGATTGCTGACATATATACAGAGATAGAAGATTATATTGATGGTCATCCATTGGATGAGGAAGACGAAAGATGTTTTCTCGAAGACAGATGGTTGGAGGAGGATGAAGACAAGTATGTTAGAAAGCATCATCATACGATGCCTAACAAGTACGGCTTATCTAAAGAGACTATCAAGGAATTCAAAAAGGGTATTGAACTTCTGAAGAAAGCTCAGGTTTATGCCCAAAGAATTGATTACCTTCTTTCCGGTGATGATGGAGAAGATAATTTTCATCTACGTTTGAAAGAGGATTTGGCAACTTTAAAAAGCAAAAAAGGATAGATTATGAGTTGGAATTATCGCTTAGATACACCTATGATGCAATTAGCTGAAGAGGTAAATAAGAAATATGATACTGATGCAGGTAATATGCTTCTTTGCACTTATCTCTTTATGGTATCAAGTGAAGAGGTCAAGGACAAGCAAGCATTCTTTGATTGGGTAGAAGAATTGAGTAAGTCCAGCAAGTGTGATGCGGTAAGGGAGTACGTGGAAATCAAGGACAAAGCCGATTGGCTGCATGGTGGATTCAGTAAGCCGATTTACCGACACTACAAGGGTGATTTCTATGAGTACCTTGGTGATGTTATTGATAGCGAGACTTCAGAAGTAAAGGTAGCATATCAAGCAGTGTGCGGACAGCATGAGGTTTGGGTGCGACCAAAGGAAATGTTCTTTGGAAATGTTGAGGTAGATGGCAAGTCAGTTCCTCGGTTTGAGGAGTTAGATTTAAAAGACTTAGAGAAACAAGCAGAGAAGAGCAATGGACAGAAAAAAGATTAAGAGCTTGTTAGGTCAAGCAATCTTGCGAGTGAATGAAATCGTACCGGATTTCGAAGACTTGGATAAGGTTCTTCCTTTGCTTAAACAAGCATATGATGAAGCTGATAAGTCTGATTGGATTTCTGTAAAGGAGCGTTTGCCAGAGTTTGAAGAAGAAGTTCTTGTCACAAATGAGAAGAATAAAGAAATATGGTTTTGTCACCGAAGTAACGACCCGTCAGTAAAAACCGCAGAGTATAAGTTTTGTAATTATATGTGGATGCCAGTAACTCATTGGCAAGAAATTAAAATGTTATAAAATGGAAAATAAGCAGACTGTAAAACCAAAGGTAGTTCCTTTTGAGATAGCCAAGCTTCTGAAGGAGGTTGGCTACGATGAAAAGATAGACGAATTTTGGTCTTACGCCAGCCCTTGGACAGCAAAGGGTGGTATTCGTAAGGGTGGAAAATATAGTGAGCATTACGGAAGTTATATCGCTTATTCAAATTCCGAGTGGGAGAAATCTAATATTGAGTTTTCTGCTGCCTTAAAGTTGAATAGTAAGCATCCGGCAATATCCGCTCCAAGCTATGATATGGTGCTTGATTGGCTTTTAGAGCATTTTGGCTATTATATTTGTGTTGCAAACATTTCGAAAGGTAAGTTCGCTTGGCAAACTACATCATGGTGTGTAGAGGAAGGCTTGTGTTTTGCGGATGGTAAGGAATATTCCAGTAGATACGAGGCAATGGATGCCGCTTTCAAGAGCATTTTAAAGGCTCATATCGAGAATAAAGATAACGAGGAAATCAAAAGACTTTTGGAGAAAATACAAAATGGAAAGACTTTATGATACTTTTGTACACGCAATGCTGATGAAGATAGAAGCTCGCTTATGTGATGAACTCGAATGTGTTTACAACGATATGACAAACAAGATTGTTGAGAAGAAAGGTAAACTTACTAACGAAGACGTAATAGAGTTTCAGAAAAAGCTACAGGAGGTGTACGACACGAATGCTGCTATTCGTGAAAAAGTTATTGGTATTAAAGATTCCAAGAAGTGGGTTCCATCTAGTAATTCTTTAACTAAAGAAACATGCGAAGAGTTGATAAGACTGTTTGGTGTAATAAAGCGATGATGGTTTGTTAGATTTTTAAAAAAGGGAAGAAGATGGACAAGCAAAGAATGATAGAGTGGATTGCTACTTGCAATACAGGTGTCTCTTCAAAAACGATGTGGTGTGCATTGATGGGTGTAAAGCGCAAAATTAATTTGAGTACACCAAGAGACAATGGTGATTTTCGTAGATGTTATGACATGGTGGAATATGGGCATGTAACCTTAGATGATTTGCAAATTGTAAAGAAGCAATATCCTTGGTTTGTCCCTTTTGTTGATAATTGGGAAGAATTGTCTCTTTTGTTTGAAGAAGAGCTGGACAAACGTTTGTATATACGCATTCGGCAACTTTGTAAAGAGTCTGATGCTATCAGGTACGAAAAAAGAGGAGAGCTTTATTATGAGAGGAAATTTTGGTATAATATAACATAATAATCAAATTAAGGATGAAGAAAATTATCTTAATGTTTTGTTTTGCGATACTCGGCATGAGTGTGCTTACAAGTTGTCATTCGGTTTCTCCCGATGCAGACGAAGAAGCCGTAATCGTAAAGAAGCCTTGGTTTATTGGGCATGGAGGTGTTGAACAGCAAGCAGTGCAGACTGGTCTCACTTGGTGTTGGTGGTCAACGAGTGGTTATTACTTCAAGATTGTTCCAGTTCGTCACGAGATTACCTTAGATGATTTGTTTAGTGACGATAACACGCCACTTGACTTCCATACTGTAATCATTACTCAGATTGAGCAAGGCAAGTCCCCAATTCTTTTGCAAAATTATGGTGAGAAATGGTTTGATACTAATCTCAACAATTATTTCTGTAATCTGGTTCGAGACCATATTTCTCAGCATTCCCCATTTGACTTGATGTCGAATCGGCAAGTGCTTAATCAGATTGACACCAAGATACGCAAGCAGATGCAGGACTATGTGAATGCTCTATCAAAGAAAAAGCAGATGCCTATCATCATAAAGGAGGTTATCATCGGTAAAGCTACACCAAACAAGGAACAACTTGATGAAATGAACCGCACGGCAAAGGTTGTGCAAGCTAAGCAGACACAAGAACGTGAATATGAAGTGCAGATAGCAAGAGAAAAGGCTGAGCGACAAAAGGCAAAGGCAGATAAGGCATATATGGAAGAAATGAACCTTTCCGCTGGTCAGTTTATCAACCTTAAGTGGATTGAGACAGTAGCAAATAAGCAAGGAGCAAATATTGATGTTATGGTAGGCCCTGCGGAAAGCATGTGGAATATAAGACGCAATTAATTAATTTTTAAAACAAGTAAACAGAAATGAATAAAGACAAATTAAAGGTTTGCTTTGAGATTGACCGCTACAAGGTAATTGGTATGCTTTCACGTAATTGTGAGAATGCTGAAGAGTACAACGAGATTATGGATATTCTTGAGGGGAAGAATGAGTTTGTGCGTGATGCGAATGGTAACGAGGAACTTGCAAGCCGCATTTGCAATTATGCTTTAGACTCTATCTTGGTTGAGAATCCAGATTTGGCTCTCCGTAAGCGTTTGGATAAGGAACAGAAAGGCGAGGATGCTCCTGATGGAATTTTAAATGTTATCGAAATCAAAGGTGATGACGCAAAGAAACTTGTAGAAACCCTTTGTGGTATTTTCCATAAGGGTAAGTGATGTAAAATTCATCAAAAGAATACAAATAAACACTAAAACGCTTGCAATTATAAGAAAAAATGCTTATCTTTGCATCGTGTTTGCAACAGATGGCCTTCTGAGAGGTCGCTTCTACCATAATAAGTCAAGACTTAGGAGTTTACGGCATGGTTTATAGATTACCCCGCCCAGCTAGACTATAACAAGGAAACTCTTATTAGGGTGAGAGACCCTATTTGCTGCATTAGACAAGTGGTTAAGTCGCCAGCTTTTCACGCTGGTATTCAAAGGTTCGAATCCTTTATGCAGTACTAAATTGCCCTATGGTGTAATGGCAACACTACAGGTTTTGGTTCTGTCATTAGTGGTTCGAATCCACTTGGGGCAACAAAGTAATGTTAGGAATGTGTTCCACAAAAGGTGCAATATTCAAGCGGTTAAAGAAGATAGACTGTAAATCTATTCCCATTGTGGGTTCGGTGAGTTCGAATCTCTCTTGCACCACAATTTACTTTTATCATATTTTAAGGAATGTAGCTCAGAAGTAGAGCACTTGGTTTGTAACCAAGGGGGCGTTGGTGCAAATCCAACCATTCCTTTACGCTTTCGTAGCTCAGTGGCAGAGCATAGGACTTTTAATCCTAGGGTCGATGGTTCGAATCCATCCGTTGGCACAATGATACGCAAAAGGAGAGCTGTGATGTTTGTCCTGTTGGAATCTCGGACATCTATCAACGGGTAAATTAGGAAGCAGATGGGGCGAATAAAGTTGCGAATAAGCCTATGGACTAGGGGAGCAAGCGGAATGGTTCTCTTTTGTGTTTCATTTAGTTTAACGAAAAAAAGAAGAATATGAAAAGTCCGTTAAGAATAGCAGTCGCTTTAGAAAAGAATAACAAGGTATATCCAAAAGATGTACGGAAGTTCTTGATGGGACTGTACGCCACGCTGCATTTGACAGATAGTGCAACGGCTAAAGATATGGAAAAGGTGGTATATTATGCTTTTCGGAATGGCTACCTGCTAGGTGTCAAGTCTGAAGGAGGTGATGACCAAAAAGCGTATGACCGACTACCGGATTTGGGAGTAGAAGAAGATTTTGGTGAAGATTCAAGAAGATAGATGATGAAAATTGTAATAAGTTAGTAGAGTTTTTAGGCTTTGGTATGTGAACATCGAAGCCTTTTTATATATAATAAGGTAAAATAAAAGCTGAAATGTTAACAAGATAAATATGATAGTTATGAAAGGTTAAAACACAAAAGAAAAACATTAAATAACTTGCATATTTCAAAACTTATTCGTATCTTTGCATCGTCAATCAAGATAAGTTGGTTGATTTGCCGAGTGACAAGTTTCACTCAATAAGGTGAGAGCGACACCAAGGGGTAAGACCCGAAACAACTAGCACAATTGATTATGTCTAAGCAGACTGGTTTTTCATTTGCAAGTTCAAAGAAGTCATTAATTGAGACTATTGACGAAATCAAGAAGTCACAGATGCCTCGCAACGAAAAGATTGTTGCATTGAAGGCTTGCGGTCTTCGTGAGAAAGAAATCTCCGATATGTTGAAGGTTTGTGTGCCAAGCGGTTCAACTTCAACGAGATTCGTTTATACATTCGGTGTTGAGATAGAATGTGTTCATGCCGAGCGCAATGCCTTGATAGAGGCAGGTCGTCAGAATGGTGTTGATATTCATTCTGAGGGCTATAACCACACCGATAACAAGAGCTATTTCAAGATTGTTAGTGATGCTTCAGTTGGTGGTGATGTTGACCCTAACGAGGTTGTAAGTCCGGTATTGAATGGCAATATAAATGGTATGGCAACCTTAAAGAAGGCTATCAAGTCTTTGGATGCCGTAGGTGCAAGAGTAAATTCAACTTGTGGTCTTCATGTTCATATCGGTGCAGCAAAGTTGACAGGTGAGCAGTATGTTAACGTCTTCAAGAATTATCAGAAGCTTGAAAGATTGGTTGATAGTTTTATGGCTCCTTCACGAAGAGGCAATTGCCGTTGGGCAGCCAGCTTGCTTGACAAAGATTTCTCTAATTGCCGTGGCAATTACGATATTAGACGTACTGTATTTCATGGAGACAGATATTACAAGGTCAATGCAGAGAGTTTTGCACGTCACAAGACTATCGAATTTCGTCAGCATCAAGGTTCAACCAATTACAAAAAGATTGAAATGTGGGTTAAGTTCTGCGCAAAGCTTGTCGGTTGGTCTCGCAATAATGTTTTTACTAGTGAGGTTATGAATATCGAAGATATACCTTTCTTGAATAAAGAAGAGAAGGCTTTCTTCCAGAGTCGTAAGGATGCATTTGCAGCCAATAACGATTAATTAATGTAGTCCTAGGGCTTTTACCCTAGGACACAAAGAAATCAAAGTATTATTAAGAAAAAGAAAGGGTAAAGATATGTGTGTTATTATTGTATGTCCGAAAGGTGTTGCTTTGCCATCCGTAGATGAGCTAAAGGCTGCGTATATGAGAAATCCCGATGGTTGTGGTTTTGTGAGCGAGTCTGACCATTACAAGAGTTTGCATTTCTCTACATTTATCCGTAGATTGATGAAGCGAGATATAAATGAGAATGTAATCATACATTTTAGATTTGCTACTCATGGTTCTATCTGTGTCAAGAATTGCCATCCATTCTATAAGGCAGGTTATTGGTTCGCACATAATGGAGTGCTCCCGATTTGCTCCGAGCATGATAAAACGGATAGCCAGATTTGCTTTGAACGTTTCATTTATCCTACTATCAAGAAATATGGTTGGGGTTCTGATGAACATATGAAAGAAATGAATGAATGGACGGATCATGGTTCTAAGTTTGCAATGTTGCATAATGGCGAGATTGTGAAGTCCGGTAAATTCATAGAGCGTGATGGACGGTTCTATTCTAATTTGAATCATTTGGGTTATATGAGAAATGTCATAAACTTTTAGATATTTTAGTGTTTAGGTTCTTTTTAATTCGACAAGCGTCAGATGTCCGTGAGGATATTTGGCGTTTTTTTTGTTATATAAGGTGTTTTATTTTGTGTTACTATAAATTATTCATTTATGTGATAAAATAGCCTTAAATCGCTTGGAAATGCCGTTATTACTCACTTTTAAGCAAAAGTGAGATACTTGCAAACGGATTAGTGTGTTTATTATTCTTTTCGTATTATCTTTGCACTAGTTTTAACAAATATATCAAGAATGAAAGATAAAATTTTCCAGTTACTAAAACAAGAGTATAAGTCTCTTGGGTTAGGTGATGAAGTTCTTCAGGCACATGCCGAAATGCTTGATAAGATGGGGCTTGTTACTGATGACAACATCGAGACAGTGGTTGCTAGTCAAAAGAGTTTTTTGGAGTCCTTGCAAAAGGACAATGACCGCAGAGTTACCGATGCCAAGAAAAAGTTCGAGGAGGCACAGAAGGCTAAAGAAGAGGCTGAACGCAAGGCTGCTGAAGAAGAAGCTAAGAAGAAAGCTGACGAAGAAGCCAAGAAAGCCGCTGAAGAAGCCGAAAAGAAACGCTTGGAGGAATTGGCAAAGAGAAACGAAATGCCGGATTATCTTAAGAAATACTTTGAAGAGCAAGCAGCAGAGAAGAAAGCTTCAGATGAAGCAAGAACCAAGGAACGTGAAGAGTTCAAGAAACTCGTTGAGACCTTGACTCAGAAGAATACAGACCAAGCCAAGACTTACAACGAACAGATGGAGGCACAAAGCAAGACCATTAAGGAATTGCAAGAAACTATCCAAAAGCAAGCTGAGGAGGCTAAGGCTAAGGAAGAGGCTGCTGCAAAGGCAAAGGCAAAGGCAGACCACGAAGCGAAGATCTTATCAAAGGCTAAGGAGTTGGGCATTCCCGAAAGTCGTATCAACGAGGGTTTCACTCTGAGCGATGATGCTACAGATGAAACCATCGAAACATACCTCTCCAAGGTAGCGAACAACTACAAGGCGTTGCAACAACCACAATTCGGGGGCAGCTATCGTGCTAGCGAGGGTGAGCCAACAAAGGAGGACGTTGACAATGTAGCCGCATCATTAGTTCAGTCACTTTAAAAATTGAAAAACATGAATCAGGAATTGAAGACTACAAAAAAGCAAATTGTCTTTGGTGAGGATTCCGTCATTATCCAGAAATGGGAAGGCGACATCAAGGGCGGTCGTGCTTTGGATTGGACAGGCGTAAAAGATGAAGTTCTTTACGCAGGTCGTGTTATCGTGACAGATGGTAAGGGAACTTACAAGCCATTGCCTATTGAAGCAGGCAACTATAAGGCTTTGGGTACTGCCAGTGACCCATTGGAGCATTACAAGTATGCGGGTGTTCTCTATCGTTCTATTCTGAATGGTGAGCCAGCGGCAATTATGACTGCTGGACAAGTTAACAAGGTAGCAGCTAAGGCTGCAAATGGCGCAGACTATCCGGATGCATTCCTTACAGCTATGCCAAAGATTGCTTTGGTTAGCGATGAGGATGCAAACAAGTTCGATGAGTCTGATGCAACTATGGACAAAGACTAAAAAAGGAGGATAACAGATGGAAAAATCACTTTATTTTCAGTTGGTCAATAAATACTTCCCACAGCTTGTTGCAAGTGTTGTAGAGAAGTTGAACGGCAAGAATCAGACCGCATTGACCTATATGTACCGAGACCACTTGACTAACACATATAGTCAGGACGGACGCTGGGCATCAATTACTGCGGAATACACACGAGTTGCTGCTGACGTTGTTTCAATGGATGCAGAACTTCCATTGAAGAGCCGTGACAAGGTTTCAACCGCTGAGGGTCAAATCCCAAAGGTTGGTATGAAGCTTTACATGACAGAGAAGCAGTTAAAGGATTTGGATAACATGATTGCGCAACGTTTGCCTCAGCCACAGATTTTGCGTAACTTGTTTGCAGACCTTCCTCGTTGTATTCAGGCGGTTTACGAGCGTATTGAAGATATGTTCCTCAGTGAGTTGTCAACAGGTATAGCTTTGGCAACCCGTTCCGGTGGTACAGGTGTTCGAATTGACGTAGGTTTTGCCGAGAAGAACAAGTTCGGTCACGGTGCTAAGGCTTGGGATGCAGAGGACGCAACCCCACTTGATGATATTCAATTGGTTTACGACAAGGCGATGGAAGACCAAAACACCATCACTACTTGTTATCTTGATGATTACACAATCAAGTTGCTTGGCAAGAACAAGCAGGTTCGTGCTCAGTTTGCCTTCAATCAAGGCATTGCACTTAATGGGGATAACAGCAATATTCCTATTTTGAGCTTTGAGCAGATTGCTTCTATCTTCAAGAACAAGTGGCAGACTAACTTGGTACGTGTAGCCCGTACAATCAAGACCGAGATTAACGGCAAGAAGGGAACACACAACCCTTGGGCTAAGGGTCACATGACCTTTACATGCTATGACAACTTGGGTGATTTGTTCTGGACTAACGTAGCCGAAGCTACAAGACCAGTTACAGGTGTTACTTATCAGTCAGCCGATGAGTATATCTTGGCTAGCCGTTATTCTACAAACGACCCACTCCGTGAGTTCACCAGCTCACAAGCAATGGTTGTTCCTATTTTGAATAACGTTGATGCCATCTACTCTTTGGACTCAACACAAGCGGTAGGTTAGGCTTATGAGAGGTGAGGTAATTAGTCCGTTCCGTGATAAGTTCCATTTTAACACCATCTATGAAGTTGGTGCAATCTTGGACTTTGACGAAGAACGCATGAACTCCCTTATCGAACGTAAGCTTTGCAAGATGTTGGAGGTGCAGGATGATAACCATTCTGCACCTCTAAAAGACGATAAGGAAATTAAAGATACTCCTAAAAAGGAAGTCTTGAATGATGGAAAAGAAAATCCTGTAAAGGAAGAAGAAAAGAAACCAGAAGAGACACCTAAGAAGGAAGTCTTAAAGGAGAAGAAGGAGAGCAAGCCTAAAAAGGAGAAAACCCAAAAAAAGGATGCTGCCGAGTCAACCGAAGAGACTTCTGAAAAGGAGAATGTAGAAGAGGAACTTGACGAAAAAGCAAAGAGCGAGCAGGAGGCTGCAAGGAAAATCGCTGAGGCTATGAGTCAGGCTCAGAAATAAGGATGTCACATGAAGATAAGAGAATACATTTCGCAGAAGTTGCGTGCTTGGAATATTACCGATGCTCAATTGGAAGATATTTCGTCAGGTATAGACCTTGACGAAGAATATACGTCTGATAATTCGCAGGTTGTAGGCAAGGCGATGATTTCCGTAATCGAGGAACTTATGCTTGCCCCATATATGAGCAATGTGAACGAAAATGGATTCTCTGTCTCTTGGGACTACTCTAGGATAGGACAATACTATATGTGGCTTTGCCGAAAGTATGGTGTTGCTCCGGATGAGGAAGTGGTGGCAGCTTTAGGGCTTTCCACTATCACGGATAAGTCTGATATTTGGTAAATGTCTAGGTTATGTTATATTCCCCTCATATATTAAAGAAAAAGATCGTGAATAAGGTTGTCAACAAGTACAACGAGGTCATTAGCTCTTCTGAGGAATGGAAAGAAATGGGGCGTTGTCGGTGTGATGACAACTCTACTGAGCATTTCACTACCGATAATGGTAGCATATATACACCGAAATATCATATTGTTTGTGACAAGTGCCAGATTTCCGAAGGTGATGAAGTCAAAGTATATTCCGATGATGGAAGTTACCGAGGAGGTGGAAAGGTCTATAATGCCCCTAAGTGCAATTATCTTGGTTATATGAGTATCTATGTCTGATGTTATAAAGGATGAGATAGACGCTTTCTTTGCGCAGGGAGAAAGGGAAGTAGATGAATTTCTTGATAGGTTAGGTAAAACTGCTGTTGAGCTTGATAAGGCTAACGGAAACTACCGAAACCGTACAGGTAATCTCAGAAGGTCTAACTATAGTAAAGTACATGACCACACCTTAACCCTTGGCAACAAAGCGGAATATGCGTCTGATGTTTCCTCTAGGGGATATGATGTTATTGATTCGGGTATTCAGTATATCAAGAAAGAAATCGAAGATATGCGATGATAACAGAAATAGATGCTGGTCATGTAATCTATGACGACTTGGAACTTATGGGAATGGAACGAAGACTGAAAGGACACCTGAAAAAGGGTGGACTTGAAGGGGAAAAGCCTATGGTCGGTGAGAAGATCCCCGATGATGGTTTGATAGTCATTATTCCTAAGCGCATGAGTGCAGACAAGACCTATTTCAATGATTGTACTATAGAGGTAAACATATTGCTCAAAGATATAGAGGGCGAGGCTAATCCTCAATTGAACGAGCTTTTAAAGAAGGCTATTGAAACCCTGTCTGACAATGAAGTCGGAAAAGCAGAGGATGTATGGTATCGTTATTCTATCCGCTCCCACGGCATAGAGCAAGAAAGTAAGTTGAGTTGTCATTACGCAAACATTACTATTGATTTTGAAACATTAAACGTAAGATAAGATGAAACCATTTATTGGAATCAAGAGAATTTGGTATGGTGCTCCTCTTACCGAGGCAAATACACCAGCTAAGTTGGCAGCATGGTTAAAAACCGCAACAGAGGTCTTGAACAGCCATGAGGGAACATGGGGATATTCTCAGGATGACCCTAGTGTTACCGAGTACAAGAACGAGCTGAACGGACAGGTTTACTATCGTGACAAGACCGATGAGGGTGCTAAGACAATTACATTCTCTATTGGTGTCTTCTCATGGAAGAACAAGGTTGACCTTCAAGGTGGTAAGATGTACGATTCAACCGGAGCAGCGACCACAACGGAGTCAGACGCAGTAGGTTGGTCTTCTAGCCAAGATTTGGCAAATATCAACAAGTGTATTGTTGCTCAGACCAAGACCGGAAACTATATCGTTTTCTCAAATGCGGCTATCGTAGCCAAGGGTGACCAGCAAGACAAGAATATCACTTTGGGTATTTCTGCCGTTGCCATGGAAAGCGAGACCGATGGTGTGGCTGGCGAGTACCAATGGGAAGGCTCTGCGGTTGTAGAACAAGGATAAGACATAGACAACAAATGATAGAGGGGGATGGTGTTAATGCCGTTCCCCTTTTTTAATATTAAGAACCATGAGTAAGGCAAGTAAATTAGTTGCGGATGCAATTCTTGGAGAGGATACCGTAACGATAATCGTGAATGGAAAGGCTTATTATGTTTCACCACCTACAATTATAAAATTGGTCAAGGCGGCTAAATACCTTGATAGTTTTGAGGAGGGCAAGACCTTAGCGGAAGTCTTAGGTATGCTTAAGAATTTGGATGATGCTTGCAAGGCGTTGTCCGTATTCATACAAGGCGATGAATCCATTAGTGATGAATTATCTAAAGGAACGCTTGAAGAGGTTGTCAATGGCTTACAAACGGCTTATTCCTTAATCTCTATAAAGGATTTTCAGACGCTATCAATTTTGGCGAAGAGTGCGGCAAGGATGATAGCAAAACCACGACCATAGGTAACGATACACTTTTAGGGCAGATTGCATCTTTTATGGATAGTCTGCACTTATCTTACCAAGAAGTCGTGAAAGAGATACCTTATAGAAACTTATTGCTGATGGCAAAAGACAAGCAAAGAGTAGCATATGGTGATGTAATGTATGAGGTAACGGAAGAAGAGTTTGGAATGAACTTCAAAAAAGAATAAGTTTAAAATAATGCAAATAAAGCATTAAAAGCACTAAAACGTTTGCAAGTTAGCGAAATATTATTTATCTTTGCAAGCGCAGAACAAAAAAGGATAAAATGGCGATTTAAGAAATTGATAAGATATTATAGACACGAAACCCGATGGACTATACCGAAAGACAGTCCGAGTCACTATTCCTTTGACTTTGCAATCGGTAGTTTCGTGTTTTTGTGTTTAAAATAAGATGCAAGACGTAAGGTTGATATTCGAGATACTGGTTTCCATGTTGCTTTTCGTTTGTCTCATATTGCTTGCTGTAAGTAGATATAGGCAAAAGAAAAAGCGTGAAGAACCGGAGCGAAAGGAAATAGACTTGATAGACTTCTTTTCATTGGGAGGAGTTGCCTATTATTGGAACAAAGGTGGTAAGCAGCAGAAATGCTACACATACGAAGAATTTCTGAAAATCAAGGCTGACTACGTGGAGCTTTGGTTGAATCAGAATAGATATATTTTTAACTCTCAATTAGATAGCGATGATATATAAAGTATTTGTTTTGTTGCCGACAATAGTTGTATCAGATGGTATTGTCGGTATAGCTTGGCTAGGAAAGGTCTTTAGCTGGCGATATGGAAAGAACAAGAAAAAGAGCAAGAATGTGTCCTTAATGATAGGATATAATACAGGAATGTCTCTTAAGTCGAAAATAGACGATAACGCTGCGGATGATTATTTAAGACGCATTGCCGAAGAAAACAGAATCTAAATTCAAGGGTTAGATGCCCTTTTTACAACCATATTACTTGTGGTTATTTTTATACATCGGTTTTTATTAACGATTGTTTTTTATGGTAGATAAATGTATAAAAACGAACACAAGTTCCCTTATAGATGGACTAAAAAAAATGCTAATTTCACAAAAGACAAAGGTAAGGTGATGTCTTGCTTTTGTTGTGGAGGTGGAAGTTCCTTTGGTTACAAACTAGCTGGCTACGATGTTGTAGCCTGTAATGAGATAGACCCAAAGGTTATGAAGATGTACTTGAAGAATCACGATGTCAAGTACGCTTTCAATTGTGATATTCGTGAGTTGATTACCAATATCAATATGGGGGGGCATATTATGAAAGAAGAGCTTCATAATTTGGATATATTGGATGCTAGTTTCCCTTGTTCGGTATTCAGTATCGCAGGTGATCGTGAAAAGGCTTGGGGAAAGGAAAAAGTATTCCGAGAAGGTCAGAAGGCACAAAGGCTTGACGATTTAGCTTTTTATTCAATTGACCTCGCTAAAGAACTAAAGCCAAAGGTAGTTGTTTTTGAGAATGTTCAAGGTTTGTTACAAGGTGAAGCTGTCGAGTACGTAAAAGAGATTTATAAGCAGATGGATGATGCCGGATATATCTTGCAGCATTGGCTTCTTAATGCACGTTACATGGGTGTTCCTCAAAACAGACCTAGGGTGTTCTTTATTGGGTTGCGCAAAGACCTTTGCGAGCCGTTTATGGTTCAGAAGGATTTATTCGAGCGAGTGCCTAAGATTGATATGGACTTTAATGAGAAAGAAATTGTCTTGGACGAGTTTTCTGACTATAGTGGAAGACAGATTCCTAAAGGAGTGATGAAGTATTGGGTGCATAGAAATGAGAAAGATAATTCTATCGGTGATATTGTCAAGCGGATGGATAATCGTCTTTCTATGTTCAATAATATGTTTCTTAAAAAGAATAAGGTATGCAATACTATATCAGCAATGGAAGATAGGCTTGTGTATTTTGATAATCCAAGCTATATTTCTGCGCATGATACGATTTTAGCATCAACATTTCCTGAAGATTATGACTTCGATGGCATGAAACCTTGGTTTGCTTGCGGAATGTGTGTTCCTCCAGTTATGATGGCAAATGTAGCTACGAGAATCTGGGATTGTTGGTTGTCAAAGATTAAAAAGGAGGAATGCGCATGATAACAGCAAGTATGACTTCGGGTGAGATGCGTAGAGTACGAAACTTAGATGAAACTAGAATCTATGAGTTTCAGATGCGAAAAGCTAATGAGCTTAAACGTGAAATGAGAAAGCAGAACGTAAGACAAATAACAAAGACCTTTGAGTTTGCTACACCGAATGCCGATTATTTCATTGTTGTAGGTGTAAAACATGGCGATGTATTTGCTTCCGGTTTGTTCATTTATCTGAAGGAAACCAACGAGTATATTCCTATGAGTAGAAACGAGGGGTATAGCGAAGATTGTTTTGCTATGAGCGTTCATTTTCTGAAGAGATTTGCTGAAAGGTTTTTGAAAAAAGACTTACCGATTGCCAAGATATTGCAAAAGATATATACATCGTTTACAGGTGCAGTTCAGCTCTATAGTGATGACAAGACAAGAAGGGTAGTATTTGCTATTCCGGAAGGGCTTATACTCACAGAATACGAGCAAGAAAAGCATATCATCCACTACAAAACCTTTGTAAGCATGGATATGCTAAAGAAGACACAAATGCGAAGTTACGAGAAGATTAGTGCATTTTTAATGGAATCTTGTCAGCAAATAGCTAAAGCAAGAGAAACCGGAAATGACGAAAGGCTGTGTGTTGTGTACAGAAGGTTTTACAATGATATTGATTTGCTAGATACAAAGGAGGCGCAAGCCATATATTCAAGTTTCTTTGAAAAAGGAGGTAACAATGAAAGATAAATGTATAACAAGGTTTCTTGGTGATATTAAGCCTATAAAGAATTACGAAAGGTATTATGTTAGCAAGCTGGGACATGTTTTTACTATTGGGAGAACGTCTCAATTAAAGGAAATCGCACCTTGTAAGACACCAAAAGGTTATCTGAAGGTATGGCTTTACAAGAACGGAAAGCGCAAGATGTTTTATATCCATCGTTTGGTAGCTCAGGCTTTCTTGGAGAATCCAGAAGCGTTGCCGATGGTGAATCATAAGGATTTCGACAAGACGAATAACGATGTAGATAACTTGGAGTATTGCACTGCAAGATACAATGTGATTTATTCTGCTATAGCAAAGAAAACCTCTTCCGAATACTTGGGCGTGACCTGGAATAAGAGTGTAAGAAAATGGCAAGCTCAGTACCAAGTAGGTAAGAAGAAAACTTATATCGGATGCTTTGGTACGCAAGAAGAGGCTCATGAAGCTTATGTTAACGCTATAAAAGATATTTGATATGCTTGAATTTGATAGGATATATAATTCCGACTGCATAGAAGGAATGAAACAAATAGAGAGTGGGGGGGGTGAGCTTAATAGTTACTGACCCACCATATTGTATCTCCTATAAGACCGGATGGAGAGCAGATGACCATCGTTTTTCGAAGGAAATACTCAATGACGATAACGAGCAATTGATTATTGATTATATGAGCGAATGCTACCGGATTTTGAAGGATGATAGTGCAGCTTATATCTTCTGTAGTGCCAAGACCTTGGACTTTTTTATGCAACAAGCGAGGAATGCAGGGTTTACCATTAAGAATGTGCTCATTTGGCGAAAGAACAACCATACGGCTGGAGATTTAGATGCGCAATATGGTCAATGTTACGAGCCAATCCTGTACTTGAATAAAGGCAGACGAACCTTAAACGGCAAGCGTTTGGAGGACGTATGGGACTTTGATAGAGTTCCATCAGATAAATTGGTACATCAGAACGAGAAACCAATCCCCTTGCTTATGCAATGCATCTTGAAATCATCGAACGAAGGAGATTTGGTGTTTGATGGCTTTATGGGCAGCGCAAGTACTGCTCTCGCTTGTATGAGAACGAACAGGAAGTTCCTTGGTTTTGAATTGGATGAGGATTATTTCAAGGTGGCACAGAGAAGAATTAAAGAAGAAAAGTTAAATCAAAAAGATATGTTTGGATATGCTGGAGTTAAATAATATATACCAAGGCGATTGTCGAAAGCTTTTGAAACTGTTAGACGATGAATGTATAGACCTAGTATGCTCAGATGTAGCTTATCCGGTACAAGCTAGAGGTGGGCGTAGTAACATGAGCGGATATTGGACTGATTTACAAACAAGAAAAGGTAAGATATTCAAGAGTAACGACATAGATATTTCAGAATATATAAACGAATTATATCGTGTTCTAAAAGATAAGTCACACTGTTATCTTATGTGTAATGATTACAATTTGATGCGCTTTCTTGATGTGATTGGAAAAAGTGAATTTCATTTCACAAAGTGTTTGATATGGGATAAATGCTCTAAGGTGTGTGGAACTTATTATATGAATCAAAAGGAGTATATCATTATGCTTCGTAAAGGAGGTGGTAAACCTATCAACGAGTTTGGCACATCTGATATTCTGAGCGTTCCTATTCCTACCAACAAACGCAAGGATAAGGATGGGTTGATTAATCAGACTGAAAAACCAGTAAAGTTGATGGAGACACTAATCAGAAACTCGACAAATGTTGGTGATGTTGTTCTAGACCCATTCATGGGGAGTGGTACAACGGCAAGGGCTTGTGTTAATCTTGAAAGAAAGTATATAGGTTTTGAGATAGACCAGCGACAAGTCGATTTTGCCAATAACGAATTAAAGAACATGAGTAGGCAATTAAGTCTGTTTTAAAACTATGGGTATGTGTATGGTTATTCAATGTAATCCTGTTGTAAGAGATGGGAATAAAGAGACAACGGATGCTCTTATAAGAGCTATGAGAGACGAAGCCTTAAAACGTGGGTTGGAACGTGAAGAATTGATAGATTTTTGCAACCGATTCTTGAGAGAGGGCGAAATCAAAGCTTGTATAGAGCATTTGCTAGATAATTTCAAACGTTATTTTTGGAGGTATTATTGATATGAGAAGAAGAAAGTTGAACAAGTCTCCAGTGTTAGGATTCTGTGGATTTGTTATCGGTTACGAGTGCAAGGAAAAGGGAATAAAGCTGATGGAGTGCGATAAGGCGCAAGCTGATGCAATCATAGTTCCTCATCACTTTTCACACAAGGTAACGAAGAATAGTTGCTTGAATCTTTTGGTATTGTATAAGGATAAGATAAGGGGTGCAATGCAAATAGGGTATGGAATCCGACCGCACATCAAGACTGAAAAGGGCGAAGTGTTGGATTACCATCAAGTGAGGGAATTTGACAGAATGTGGTTGTCAGATGAAATGCCAAAGTTTAGTGAGACGATTTGCCTTTCTTTATTGCACAAGTATATTAGGGCAACACATAAGGAAATCAAGTACCTTATATCTTATGCCGATACGTCCATAGGTAACAAGGGAACTATATATAGAGCTGCAAACTATGAGCATATTGATACCATTAAGGCAGATTTCTATGTGTTACCAAGTGGAGAGCGTGTGCATCTGGTAACTATGTGGCATCGGCACAAGACAAGAGCGTGGGAGGTTCTATCGAAATTATACCCAGGAATAAAAAAGGCAGAAGGGTTTCAACTTAAATTTCTGAAGAAGTTATGAAGAAAAGAAATAAATGTATTCCTTGTCATTTACATCCAGATCCTGCGCATTGGGTTAGAAAAGGTCAATCTTGGAAGGCGAAGGTCGCTTATGAAAGCGAGGATGATGCTTGGGAGTTTCTGAATCAGAATCCGAAGTTACAGGCACAAGATATGGCGGTGTATCGGTGTAGGATATGCAACAAATATCATATAGGGCACAAGAATAACAAATAAAAAATATAAACAGCAATGATAGTAATAAAAATCAAAACATGGAAAGACTGGAAGAAGGACTTTCTTGATTGGGTGCAAGCACCTCGACGCAGAACTTGCAAGGAGTACGTAGATTATATGGAGGCTTTACAAAATCAGGTTCTCTACAAAAGAATAAACGACACTTGTGATAAATACGGCAATATGCGTGAGGGTCAAATCGATGACATCACCGAAGCAGTTGATAGATGCGTGGCTGAGTGTGCTGAAGAAACACGCAAGTTAATCGATAAAAGTCTGCTCGCAAAATTCTTCTAAGACTGCAACTTTCATTACAAGCAACACAAACTCTACACAACAAACGCAGTCAGCGTTATTTTAAAACATAAATAGTTGAGAATATGAAAAAAGAAGATAGACTTAAAATATATCGCAAATACGATGGGCATTGTGCTTATTGTGGCAAGAGTATAGAGTATAAGGATATGCAGGTTGACCATCTTGTTCCGAAGAATCGAGGTTGTTACTCTCGGTGGAGCGACAAGGAGGGAAAGTTTGTAGTATCCCATGGCGATGATTGCATGGAGAACTATATGCCATCTTGCAGGTCTTGTAATCTTCGTAAACGTGATATGAGTTTGGAACAATTTCGCTCAGAGATTACAAGACAGGCTAAAGGATTGCTTAATGGCAAAGCTTCTTTTCAGGTAAAGATGTCGCTTGCTTATGGTTTAATCGAAGAGCACTTTGATAGACAAATTGAGTTCTACTTTGAGAAATTTAAATAGTTGAGAATATGAAGAAGTTTAAGAAGTCGATAGAGATTAGCACTGAGAATATTTCAGACGTTCTTCAAGTGCCAATTGTTACTAGTGTATACAAGACCAAGTTATTTAAAAATCCGTTTATAGAAGGTCGTAGTAATCCTTATGATGCTTTAGCAGTGATGCATGTTCATGTTGAAGGTATTAAAAGCGATTTATGTATTAATCAAGGAGACGTTCTTGCTCTAGACATTTGTGATACTTGGTATGCCTTTTCAAAAGCAGGGTGGAAGAAACATAAAAACGATGAGGTATGAAGAAGAAAGGATATTACGAATATGGAAACGGAATCTACCCTTTGAAGCTTTGGGTACACATCGGTAAAGACCTGAAAGAGCTGATAGATTCCTGCTTTGACAAATGTAAGGCTCCCGATATTGATTACGGCGGCGTTACGTATTCCGATGCTGTCAGAAAGAGCGACAGAAGGCGCGGCGTTCTTGTATCGTTTCCGTGTCAGAAGGTTATGTCGATGAACTATTGCTGCCATGAAGCTTCTCACGTCTGCGATGCCATCGAGGAATATACTGACTTGGAACACGGCGGCGAGCCTTCTGCCTACCTGATGGGTTGGATTGCGTCTTGCATCAACAATGCTCGTTTGGGAATCGGAGATTTTGTTGAAATCGTAGATAAGGAAGAAAGATAGCCCAAAGGCAAAATGCCCTTGCGTGTTTGCCCCATCACTATATATAATAATGTAGTGGTGGGGATTTTTGTGTTAACGTCAGCAAATTATTTATTTGTATTATTATAGAGTGTTAAAGGATAAAAGAAACACATTAAAAAGTTTGCATGTTTCAAATATTATTTGTATCTTTGCAATGTAATTAAGAAACAAGGTTACTAATTTTGAAAAGGTGAGACACACCATAAAAACTGTAAGAAGAAAATGAAAAAGTTTTTTGAAAACTTATCCGAAAAGATTAATGATGCGGCTTTAGAGACTCAGCTAAATGATTTCGTATGTGAGTTTGATGCGGTCAACAAGCCAGCTGAAATCGTAGTTTCTATTAAGAGTAGAAAGGTTATCCATGCAAATGGAAACGTTTCTTCTTATTCATATTACAATGTAGATAAGATTAATATCTATGATGAAGACGGAGAAGACGTTTCTTCAAAATATCCTTTGTTCTGCCAAAGAGTTAAGGATTGCGTGCCTTCTTATAAAGATGTTGAGAATGACTTGATGGAGGCAAATATGAGCGACACAGAGCTTTATTTTGGCTCAGAGGCTAATTATCTGCGCTATAAATATGGCAACTAATTTTTGGCTATGGAGTACGAAAATAAGTTTGTAGGTCTTTCATCCGTAATGAGTAACGACCTTAAAATATTAAGGTATGAACTAGAGTATGGATGGAAATTGGCTCTTATGCCAAATGATGTATGGTACAACTAATTACATTTAAGATTTCAAATTATGGCAGAATATAAAGTTGAAGTAGATTTATCGGACTTGTTCGATAATATGACCATCAACGAGCAGAAGAACTTTTTAGTAGATAAGTTCAGTTCCTTACCAATAGACAAGATGGTAGATGTAGTTGGTGAAATGTTGGAGAACCTTAATGGCGATCAGACAGTCAGAGTTATTGAAGACGCTTTTGATAACTTGCATGAGCAAGGTCAAGAGCATGTAATCAACTATGTGAAAGGGTAAGGTTATGATGTTTGAACAAATTAGTCGCAGATGTCTGCTTACCTTGGATGGGGGGGCAAAGATTCAAGCCGTCCTCACTATGCCGAAGCCAACAAAGCCCATCTTTCCAAAGGAAATGGAGCGTCAGTTTATTAAGAGTTTTAATGAATCGCAGCCAAATGCGGTTCACAAGGTTGTTAAGTGTCACATAATGAGAAATTAATGATATGGAAAAGAAAGAATATTCTGTTGTCGAATTTATTCAACATCTTAAAGATAAGCCATATATTAAGCTTAATATAGCTACTCGTTTAACTGAAATTAAGCTAAGAAGAGAGTAAAAGATATAGATTTTGCGAACCATACGAGGGAAATGAATGTCTTTTAGATAATAAATAATTCTAAATAAAATCCAACCTCCACGGCACAGAATGAGCGAAAGTAAGTTAAGGCTTTATGCCCATATACCTTCTTAGCCCAAGCACAATACTGATCGTGGAGGTCTTTATAAAACTTAAAAAAAATGATAGGCAATAAGAAAATAGAAGATGCTGCTATTAATAAATGTGGCTTTATTTCATCTGAATTTTATAGTGGTGCTAAATGGATGCAAGAAGAGTTCTTGAAGGATTTGTGGCATCCAAATACAGAAGAGCCGGATAAGAATAAGAGCGATATTATTACCCTTGGTTTTGATAACGATGCTTATCTACAGTTTAAAGAATCCATTCTTTGGAAAGAGGAATCTTGGAGACATTCTATTAGCAGATGCCAAATCACCAAGTGGGCTTATTTATCTGACATACTACCAAAGGAAGGAGGCAATCATGATTAAGCCAGTTACCATGTATTCAATAGTCTGCAACAGGTGCGGAAAGACCTTCATTGATGAGTTTAATGGCATTGTGGCTTGGTTGGACGAAGGAACTGCCAAAGAGCAAGCAATGGAAAGCGAATGGATAGAGATAGGCGATAAGCACTACTGCCCAGATTGCTATGAGTTTAACGATGAGTTAGATGAATGTGTTCCTAAAATGATTTATCGAAACGATGTTTTAGGAAATCCTCTTATAAAAGGAGCTAAAGTTTTATGTAGAAATTTTGAATTTGATACTTGTCATAGATGGAGAATTGGTTACTTCAAAGGAGAGACAACTAACAAACGATTCCCATATACAGTAATGGTAAATGGAGATAGTATAGAATATTCTGATTGTCTTGTTTACACAGATTCAACAAAGATGTTGGAAGGATTCTGTACCCGTTATATCTCTCATCAATGGCAATTAGATGCTGCAATAAAAGATATAAAAGAATTAAATAAGTTATAAATGAAAGAGCTTAAAGTTGGAGAAAGAGTAACCATTACTCTTGAAGCTGTAGAACTATCTAGAGAAATTGATTGTGATGATTGCTACTTTAATCGTAAAGGTGATTGTTGTGCAAGATACTTTGATTTCGAGTGTAATGCAGGTTCTCGTTCAGATGGCAAGAATATAGTCTTTAAAGAAGTAAAGGAGGAGTAAAGCGTATGAATGGATTATTATCAATGATTAGTATGCAAACTGAGTTAGAATACCAAATGAGTGATTTTCCTTTTGGTTCTCCAAGTCTTAGACTTAGTACGCCGAAAGGCAACATTCCCACTGACAAGCAGAAGTGTCAGCCAAAGGCGCAGCATGAGTTCACCATCAAGGGTGTTAAGATTATGGCAGCTTCTAAGAAAGATGCTATCAAGAAGTACAAACATTCAAAAGGAAAGTAGTATGGTAATAAATTTTAATCCTAAGTATATACCAGGAGATATTGTGTATAACCACAAAAAAGAAATAATAAGAATTACAAGTTCTTATTTAAAAGGTACTAAATTATTCTATTATAGAGATGGAGAAAATGGTTGGATTAGAGAGGATGCTATAAAACCGATTCCTCTTACTCCAGAGATTCTTAAAAAGAACGAATGGGAATATGATGGTGCAACATGGATTTTTAAAAAAGGAAATATTAGTATATTTATACTTCTTGATGATAAAACTTATGCCGCATATCTATTAGGAGTGCGAGTTTTAGAATTTCATTTTGTGCATCAGCTTCAACATCTTCTCTTTGGCCTTGGAATTAAGCACGAAATGGAGGTGTAGGTATGAATAAAATTACATTTGGCAAGTATAAAGGTATGGAAGTTACAAGGGTTCTTAGAATTGACCCAGTTTACTTTGGATGGTGCAAGAACAATGTTCGTTGGTTCAAATTCTCTAAAAGAGACTACGAAATATACTTGGAATGGGTACAATTACATCGAAATCATTTACAATTCACAGGATATTCTGATGATATGGGTAATATTAGATTCCTTTTTAGAAAAGTTAAAGAAGGTAAGTTTAATGCTTACTCTGATACAGAATATCTTACTAAAGAGACGTGTGGTGAATATCTAAAAAGTACAAAAGAACATTATTTTAGCAAACGTGTTTAACACCTTCGGGCATAAAAGATATTAGTATGAAAATAAGTGATTTGGTTAAAAGTTTAGAGAAAATAAAGGCAAAACACGGAGACTTGCCTATTGCTTTTGAGGTAAGTGATGATGATTGTTGTCCTATAGACAAAATACACGTCACAAAGATATATGACGATGATAGAACAATTTCAGAAGCAGGTTTCTGTGAGGTAAGAAACTTAGATGTTGGAGAGAAGTATTTAAACATTAGCAATATGTTAGGTTAACCGCCTTCGGGCATAAATTTAAAAAAATATGACAGAAATAGAATTATACAACGAATTACAGAATGTAGAAGGCTGCTTGAAGATATTGAATTCACAAATATCAGAGCTTCGCAAAAAGAAGAATGATATAATGAACGACTTTCTAAGTTTGTTGCCTTTTCAGGAAGGTGACAAGGTGAAAGATAAAGATGGCAATATCTTTATCATAGAACGTCTAAAAGATGCTATTTCGCTTGGCAAGAATGAAATCAAGGTTCATTTTCTTATTCGAAAAATAAAGAAAAACGGAGAACCTTACTATTACGCAAACGAAGCTTGGGGAATTGATTATTTCTCACTTGAGAAAGTAGTAGAGTAACTAACAATCCAGCAAAGGATATAAATAGATAGTAATATATGAGTTTTGAAGTTCCTAAATATCGTTTGCTGGCTTTATTAAAAGCCGAGGCAGAACTTAAACTATTAGAGGATTATGGAGTTGACAACTGGGATTGGTATGAACATGCAATAAATGATGTATTTAATGATGGCAAAGGTGCTGTTAACAATCTTTCGTATAATGAACTCCTTAGTGAGTTTAAGGAAATAGAGTAACTATAGGACATAAATATAAGTAATATGAAAGAACTAAGAAAAAAGTCATTTAAGAATGGAGTTGTATATTGCTTACAACTAGAAGATGGTTTTTTGGTAGAAACTACAGACACGTTCTTACCTTATTATACTAAGGACGCTATTGGCAGACATCAGAATAAGCTCGATAACAACGAGCTTGGTGACCGTACAGAACGTTGGATGATTGGCGTATCAACAATGAGTGGATGCCCAGTAAGATGTAAGTTCTGTGCTACAGGTAACATGAAACGTTATCGCAATCTTACGGCAGAAGAAATTGTTGAGCAGGTTGAATTTGCCATCAATAAGGCAGGTGCTGACCCAAGCAAAGCAAAAGAGTTTAAAATTAACTATACTCGTATGGGCGAGCCATTTCTTAATATTGATGCAGTCAAAGAGGCTATTCGTATTATTACGGAGAAATATCCTAATACTCATCATTATGTATCAACGATTGGTATCAAGGGAAGCGACTTCTCGTTTATTAAGGGAAATATCACATTACAGATTAGCTTACACTCATTTGATGATAACAAGCGTAATTGGTTGATCCCTTACAAGAACAAGATGTCAATCAAGGAGCTGGGACAGATTCGGACAGAAAGCAATCTGAAGACTACAATCAATCTTACACTTGTTGATACTTCCGATTTTGATGCGGAAAAGCTGAAAAAATGGTTTGATAAGGAGCATTTCTTTGTAAAGTTATCTCCTATCAACGTGAATAACATATCAGAAAAGAATCATCTTGGAACTGGTGTAGTAGAAGGAATTAATTTAGTATGAAAAAGGGAATATTTAGATACCGGATTATTACAAATCTGAATTGCAACATGAATGAAAGTACAGGAGTAAACGGAAATTGTTACTTCTGTTACCAAAAGTTCAAGTCACCGTTGCACTTGGATTGTGATAAGATGGAGAAAACATTGAAGAAGGTTGGCGTTTTGAAAAGAGCAACTATCATGGGTGGTGAGAGTTTACTTAACCCAGAACTGGTAAAGATTGTAAAGATAGTCAGCAACTATACTTCAGATGGTATTTGTCTTGTTACCAATGGAATACTGCTTAATGAGGACATCATCGTAGCATTGAAAGATGCTGGATTAACTGAGGTTGCTATCAGTGTGTCTTCTATCGAGCAGTACGAAAGACGTAGAGACATGGCACTTCAGTGTAAAGAGATTATTCCAAACACAAGAATAAACATTCCTAAGTGTAAGGAAAGCTTGAATCCACAATTGTTGGAAACAATACTGGAAGATGGCTTCTATAGCATTGTTTGTGAAGATTTACAGGCGAGATATGGTGAAATAAGACTCCCAGAAGGTTCTGTAAAGGTTGGTGATGACGGATACGGATTTTACGATTACAAGTGGAATGGTCGTACATTTGGAGTATTTGGCAATTATGGGAAGTACAACAGAAGCGATATTATCGTAACTCCTCTTGGAAATTTCTGTGATTGGGAAAAGTATTGCAAGGCCGTTAAGAACAATGAGCTTGTAAGAAGAAATAATCATATTGATGATGACAAAATTGTGCATTGATTTCGGAAGTGGCTATAATCCAAAGACCGGATATAAAACTTGCGATATAACAACCTTTCCACAATTGGACTTCCAGTATGATGGGAAAGATGAGATTGTCGGACTTAGAGAAAAATCAGTAGATGTATTCTATCTAAGAAACGTTGTGCATCATATCCCAGATTTACAGAGAACCTTCACAACCTTGAAGAAGTATCTGAAGGTATGTGGGAAGCTAGTTATCATTGACTGCAATAAAGATCATTACAAGACAAATGTATTTCTTGACAATTTGTGGTATAGATTTATTGGCAACAACAACGAAATCTTTATCAGTAAACAGTATAGAGATTACATCAATGTTTTGATTAAGTTAGGCTTTAAGCAATTATATTATAAATCATTTAAAGAAAAGGAGATTACTAAGTATGAATGCAATTAAGAATCAATTGGAAAAGATGGGTTACGATTATGCAGTAGCAATCGCAACAAAGGCTGAAATTGAGAATGGAGCTGCTTGTGGTCAGTTAGCTATTATTTGTGAGTAAGTAATCAATCATCCTCTCCATGTGACAGGTGGAGAGGGTAAAAAGAAAAGAAAATGAGATTAAGTGAATTTAGAGCAGGTACTATCTTAGTTGATGGTGATGGCAAAGTGTTTATCCATGATGGCTTTATTAACGCTGATGGATATGGCGTGATAATTGGTGAGGATTCCGATGGAATGATTCAGAAATCCAATGGTATCGGTAATTGGATGAAGAAAAGCTGCTGGAGAGAAGCAACTTCACAAGAAGTCAGTGGGTTTTTCGCCAAGGTTCGCAAAACACAGAAGATTATCAATTATTAGGGAGGGCAAAAAGAAAAGAATATGGACTTAGTAATTACAATATTAGGTTGGATTGCATTAGGTGTTATATCTGCTTATCTGTTAGCAATAGTAGGTAAAATAATCTTTGATGCTGCAACCGCTGATTATAAGTTATACAAGCATGTAAGATTGTGTCGCAAGAGATTGTTAAGAAAGCGATATGAAGATTATGCTTGGCTATTATTCCAGTTAGAGAAAGATACAGAAATTTTCAATCTTACTCGTCTGCCAGTTCACAGGACTGAAAGATTACGAGAATCAAGACATCTACGAGGGAGACATTCTTGCAGAAAAAAGATGTCCAGAATTTGAAGTGGGGTATATTAATTGCACATTTGCTGCTGCTTATGTAGGAGATGATAAATTTATTTTTAATCTTACTGCATTAAGTGAAGTTTGCACGGTTTGTGGCAACAAGTTTGATAGAAAGGAAGGTGAGAAATGAAGAAGTATGAGTATATGGTAACTTCAATAGTTATCAAGAAAGCTGATGAGATGACCAAGATTCTATCTGATAAATTTAATCAATACGGCCATGATGGTTGGGAATTAGTACAATATAACCTAATACCACCATCTGCATTGATAACAGCATCTACGATACCTTGTTGCGGTTCAATCTATATACTTGCGACATTCAAAAAAGGTTAGAGAAATAGCGTATGAAGAAGATAAGTTTTAATCTCAAATATCTTATAACCAAATACGATTGGTGCTTTTATTTCATTCCAAGTTTAATCGTATGGAAGCCTTATAGTGGTGTTTATGAAATTAATGTAGCATTTCTGCTTTGGGAGTTTAATATTAAATATCAATTAAAAAGAAATAAGAAATGAAGAAGGAAATATTTGACTTCTCGGAGGCTCTGAGAAGAATGAAGGAGGGAAAGAAAGTGAGAAGGGTAATTTGGGAAGAATGTGGAGCTTATATCCATATTGTCTCTGAGACTATTGTGGCTGTATGCGATGGCAAATTCTTTCCTTGTGTTTTCAAAGATTCTGATGATATTCTCGCAACCGACTGGGAGGAGGTGGAATGATGAAGAACGTTCCATGTGTATGCGATTTCAGACCACTGCTATTCGCAGAACAATTCGAGAGATTAAGCAGGTTGGCACTTGTCTCTGTGTATGCGATTGCACTTAATAAGTTTTGGAAATCTTGCGAAGAGTCTTACAATAATCGTGTTGACGACCCTCGTTTGGATAGCCGTCCACCGTATCTTTGGCAATGGATGGATGATTCCGATATTTTGATAGGAAACAAGGTATATAGAAAGCCTTCTTTTAAGCCTTTTCTACACCTTCGTGATAGTGAAATTAAAAAGATTATAAATCAGTTTAATAGATATAAGATATAAGTATGAAAAAGAAAGTATTGCATCTGTCCGTCAAGAAGCAGTGGTTTGATATGATTTCTGCTGGCGAAAAGACAGAGGAGTATCGTGAAATTAAGCCGTATTGGATTAAACGTCTGACCACCAACTGCGAAGTAGCTTATGATGTGGCAGCAGAAACATATTGTGGGAAGGTGCTTTATCGTCCTTACACTCACGTCCTCTTCATTAATGGCTACCGCAAGGATAGTTCACGAATTGAGAAGGAGATTGAGAGCATCACCATCGGCAAACCTAAGAAAGGATTATGCCCTGATAAGTGGCTTGATAAGGAATTTTTTGTCATTAAATTCGAGTAGCGTATGAAAAGAAATATCTATTATAAGTCGGCATGCAATATGGAAGAGTTAGCAGATGAAAGCATCAATATTGTAGTAACATCGCCTCCATATCCGATGGTAGAAATGTGGGACGATATATTTGCAAGTCAAAATAAGGCTATTGCGTACAACCTTGCAGATCATCCATCCGTAGCTTTCGATTTAATGCACGGAATACTCAACAATATATGGAGGGAGTGTTACAGGGTTCTTTCAGAAGGAGGTTTCCTTTGTATCAATATAGGAGATGCTACAAGAACTATCAATGGAAACTTCCAGCTTTTCAATAACCATGCGAAAATATCGCAATTTTGCAGAAGCCTTGGTTTTACGGAACTTCCATGCGTCATTTGGAGAAAGCAAACCAATGCCCCAAATAAGTTTATGGGAAGTGGTATGCTTCCATGTGGTGCTTATGTCACCCTCGAACACGAATATATACTAATATTCAGAAAGGGCAAAAGTCGAAAGTTTAAGACCGAGGAGGAGAAGAAAAATCGAAGACAAAGCGCATTCTTCTGGGAAGAGAGAAATACGTGGTTCTCTGACACCTGGAATGTGAAGGGTGTAAAACAGAAGATGGCTGACGGAAAATCTCGAACAAGAAGCGCAGCCTTCCCTTACGAAATACCTTACCGTCTTATCAATATGTATTCGTGCAAGGGAGACATGGTGCTCGACCCTTTTCTTGGTCTTGGAACGACAATGCAAGCCGCATTAGACAGTGATAGAAACTTTGTCGGTTATGAGATAGACAAAACATTGGAAGAATACCATGAAAGTCTGTCTGCCATGCAGATGGCATATTCCCGAACTATAGCATCGTCTCGTATTTTGCAACATAACCGATTTGTTACGGATAGAGTGATTAACGGTAAGGACTTAAAGTATTTTAATAAGCATCTTGGCTGCAAAGTTATGACAAAGCAAGAGCAAGACATAAAATTATAAATCTTAAAATTAAGCTTTAAAAAGGCAGAAAAGACTATTATGGATATTGATAAGGATGGAAAGGTCTTTGCCTTGATAAATGGCTTAAAACTGAGTTTTTCATCATTAAGTTTAAGTGATATGAAAGTTAAGAATTTACCAAAGAAAATTTACATCAATATCTGTAGCAACGAAGATGAGGTAGATTACAATGAATTAGATAGAGTAACATTCAGCACAGAAAAGGTTGGCGTTACTGATTGCGATACAGAAAACGTTCCTTACGTGAATGCTGCATCATTATGGCACGACCTAAAAGAAGATAAGCCACCATTAAAAAAGTGGGTGATGTTCCGATATAGTGGAGGTGGCGTAAATCCTACGGCTCTTCACTATGGAGCAATGAGTGATGATGTATGGATTATCACAAGAGGAGACGGAACACAGCGTGTTGAAGTTCTGTACGAGTGCTACGATAAGATTGAGTGGTTTGATTTTGATGAACTAAAATAATATGGCGTTATGACAAACGAGGAATTTTTCAATGCGTATCGTGGGGAGCCTGTTCTTTATAAAGGTAAGGATATTGGTGCATACGTAGCAGGGTATGTTGGCGATAAGTATATTATCTTAGGGTTCTATGATGACAAAGGATGTATTCTTGCCTTTAATACACGGGTGAATGTAGATATGGTATATGTATCATACCGATTCGCAAAGTTAAAATATTTAAGAATAATAGAACATGAGTAATATAAAAAAGTATAAATATACAAATAAAGAGGAAAGACCCATTCCAAAATATAAGAATGGTGATATTGCTTGGTATATAGATAGTTGGTTTGAACATCCGCAACGCTGTATTATAAAGGGATGCTGCAACGTATCTTGGTACGAGGGAAATGAGCTTAACCCTTCTGGTTGGTGGATAGATTATAAATACAAACCCGACTATTGTGAACGAACTAAACAGCATACAATTAGAGAGGAATCACTTTTTGATACCGAACAAGAGGCTTTAATTGTATTGTTCGAGGAGTTTAAAGATAAAGTAAAACGTAAATTAGAATTCTTTAATAAAGAGTCAAAAAAGCTTGGTGTTAAACAAGAGTTGCGATTGCTTTAAAAAGGGTAGGGGAATCTATTCTTCCCCTATCTCTTTTAAGCCCAAATCTATTAATAGCTTATCCAATATCTCATTCACGTCATTACGGAAACTTCGGTAAGTAATATAATAGAAACTGATGTTTTTGTAATCATGGCTCACATTAGAACATGTACACCCCAAAACCTTAGCGATTTTTTCTCTTAACCCTCTTCTCATCTTAGAACCGCCAAGGGCACTAGGAGAATAAAGATAAAGAATAACAAAGATAAATTGCTTGCGTACCATTGTGGAATTTCGTCCGGCATGAAAGCTCATAAACTTATCGTAAATATTGCCTACTTGCGATAAATCTTGCATCAATGGAATGGAAAGACTTATTTCTTCCTTGGATAAGATGGCCTTAGTTTCTCTAATCCATTTTATGCGTTCCATGATTTTCTTTAGATTCATTTCAATGTCTGGTTCTTTCATTCTTTTCTGTTTTTAGTTCAACATTTCATAAACAAAGTCAACCTCGTCTGCATCTATTTGTTTCCTAAACATTTCTATGTCGGAAGTTATCAATGAGCAGTGCTCAAACGAACTCTGCCCATTGATAACTTTTTCTATTCTTGTTATTCGGTATCTCATTTTATTTCGATAAGTGTTAAAATACAATACCCCAATAAATCTTTATAGCTGTCTAGGACAGGCTCTTCTTTAGCATCCTCGTTCAAAGTCAGCAAAGAGCAAATACGATTAATCTTCTCTTGCAAATGACCGAAGGCATACGGATAACCATCTTTAGCAAAACATTCCGAAAATGCGTTTCCATACCGCTTATTTTTGGTTTTGAACAATTCGATTTGCGACTCGATGATGTCGTTATAATCTGAAACAATATGCCAAGAGAGCGTAAGCAAGGCTTCCATCGCCATTACGCTGATATGGCTTCGTAAGATTTCTTTGTCTTCAGAAGATGCTCGTATCTCATACATAAGACGAAGGAAATTGGCTGCGCTTGAAAATAATCCGAGCTTTCCGAAGTCTTCCCTTAGAGATGACACGAAAGCGGCATTATCCTTGCATTCAATCATGTCTGCCAAACGTCTAATCACAAAGATATACTTGTTAGCATATTCGCTACACCCATTGTCATTTTGTTCCGCCATGTCCGTATCCTCCTCCACGATTATTTTCCATATTCAACTCTCCAAGTATGCAATCTGGATTTTCTACCTTGCGGAATGCACCATGACAAATACGAGTACCCTTCTTGACTACGAAAACATAATATTCGTAATCAGAAACAAGTTTAAATTTGCTATCTTTCGTTGGCATATAACGGTCGGAATTAACTCTATAAAGCGCACCAATATCGTCCCTATAGTCTTCATCGACCAAACTTAGACAAATATCCATATCCGCTCTAACATTAGTCATGTAACCAACTTGTGTTTCGTTCTTGTCAATAAAAGCAACATCTACAAGCATACCTTTATCAGTAAAGCCAGAACGTGAACGAATATCCAAACCAACACCTTTAGGAAGTTCAATTCCTAAAGATAGATTGATATGACCTCTACCCATTTTCACCCAAGGCATATTCAATACTACATCTTGTGGACAGTAAAAATCAACTGCCGCTGCAATACCTTCCTTATAAGGAACACTACCACCTCGCAAGTCAAGTACATAAGCCTTGCCTTGTGCAACTAACTTTTTTATTAACTCCTTATCCATTGTATATAAAGCCTAAATCATTTAAAGTTCTACAATTCTTAACCAGTCCTTTTGCCCATAAATTACGCAACTCAGGTAACGGGTCTTTTCCGTACCTATTCTTTATGGTTGCTAAGGTCAAGATTTCCGGTTTAATATGTTTATCTCTTTTCTGCTGCCTTAGCTCCTTCAGAATATTCTCCAAGTTCTCCATTGACGAAATCCTCCATTGTTATATTGTCAACCCCAAATTTATCAGCCAGATCATCGTTCCCAATAATCAGCCAATTAGATTTGTCTTTGAGAAACTCTATGCTCTCGGTGCTTTTTGCAGCATCAACAAAAGTATCATCAATATTATCTGTAGAGCGATATGGAACTACCGCCTTATCAGCATACATAGCAATTTCGTAAGTAATAACCGATACCATTTTTGCGAATGTTATATCGCTTGAATACATTACCTGGTTCTTGTCATATCCTAAGATATTGACACGGACTATATTATCATCTGCTTGCAACGCTCTAAAGAAATCGTGCTTTAGCTGAAAATCCGTAATATCTACAGAATGCTCATTACCCGATGGAATACTTATAACATCCAACAGGCTTACAAAAATAACTTTTTTAATCATTGTCTTCATCTGTCAATAATTTGTCTATTGTTTTTTCTAATTCGTCCAATCTCAGAGTATAATCCTCTTCGTAAACGCATGTCAATGTAGAAATAAAGAACTTATCATTATCTGTTCTCAATTCAATCTCCATGTATTCCTCGTAATAGCTATCGTATTTAATCGCTATCGAAAAGGAGTTCATGTAATCTGGGTTAAACCTTCTCTGCAAGGCTTGTGCCCTCGTAAAGGCATTTTTAAATTCATCCGTCATGGCTTAATATTTTGAGTAAGCATTTCCTTGTTCTTTGCCATCGCATCGTGGAAGCCTATATCGTATCTGTCGGTTTGCTCCAGCTCATAGTTTCGCTTAATAAGTTCACTTGTCTGATACGAACTCTTTGCTAGCTGAATTTTAAAATAGATAAACTCAACAAACATAACCATAAAGCAAATGGCAAAGCCTATTATTACTGCTGCCTTTGTATTCTCCTTGCAGAACCTTACAATACACTTAGCAAGCCAGCATGTTGTACTAACTATGCCTACAAGTACAAGGTAAGGAATTCGAAAAAGAACCTTGCATAACATACCCATAGTACTCTTCGTGTAAGATGCGAAATCCGTACTCGTAAAAATTAACTTTAACTTATTCATATTTTAGTCTATTTAATGTTTATCAAAAGTCTCTTATTAACGAACCACAACAAATCAATACTATTCATCATGCAATATCCGCAAAGCATGCCAATCAAGATTATAATCTTCTTGAACACTCGGTAATGTGTCATTTCAATCTTCAGCATAGACATCATCAAGTCTTCAAAGGAACGGTCTCTCATTGAATCGGGGTCTAACCTCAACGATTTGACATTCATCTTGTACTTATTGGCCATTGAGAATAATGTAATAGCAAACTCTGCTAATTTGTCCTCTAGAGTTCCGGCAACGAGTTTAGAATATATTTCTATCGTACCTCGTCCATTAACATTTTCATATTCCCAACGTTTGGCGTTGAAACGACCATCGTATTTGCGCATTTCTACAATAGCGTCAATTACGTTAAATGTTTCTGCTCTTTGGGTCTGGCTAGCAACATCAAAGTTGCAAGCCTCTATAATCTGTTCTATTTCTGCTATCTCCATTTTATACTATTGAATCTAAGTCAAAATCATTAGAAGGAATGAAAGCCACATGGTCTTTCTCCCTTGTCATCGTTTTCTCTCCTGTTCGCACGCAATTAATTTGCTTGGGATTTTTATGTCGTACCACAAATGTTCCAAAGCTGCGTATCATAACACGATCTCGGTTGCGCAACGATTGCTTTGTGAGGTCTATGAAATAATTCACAATGGCTTGAACATCATCCTTGCGGAACTTTTTTCCATTTACATCTCTAAGGTTCTTAATGATTGCCTTGACAATTTCTTCTTTCTTCATATTCTCTAAGTTTTTTGTTCCCTAAACTTCTAATCAAGTCGTATGGGTCTATACCATATTTCTTAACGAAACATTCTCTTAGCTTGCATATAGCCTTGAAATCGGCATTAGTTGTATTCTTGACTATCATATAAGCTGAGTCTAACCTTGCGTCTGCTTTTGGAGCTTTAACCCGATAAAGTTTGTTGCCTTTATCGTCTTCGATAAGTTCTATGTTGACTTCTTCGCCTTTAGCTTTCTTTATTGCGGCCCATTCTTCATATGGGATAGCATTTTGTCTGATAGCCTCATCTTCTTTAGCCTCATTTTCTTTCTTAATATTAACCTCTACTGCTTTAACGGCATCCATCCGTTGAGAGCAGAAAGTGTACAAGCTCTTGGTAATGACTTGAGGATTTGGCTTCTTGTAGAATTTTTCGAATTTTCCAGCAATAAACATCTTGAAGAAAGTAATCAATTCATTCAGATTAAGAAAATAATACTCATCCATTATTGCGTTTACTGTTGATATTTTGGTGTTATCCGTAACCTCGTTATTTACAAAGCCACAAATACCATAGATATAAGAAACCCATGCTACAAGCCATGTTATCGCACTGCCTTCTCCATAGCATAAGTCAAGATAAGTAAGTGTTGGCGCATTGCTTTTAAAGGCATTACCTATAGACATCTTACTACCTGTTTGACTTGATGGAGAGAAAGACATAAGTACATTTTCAAATGTTCCGTACTCATTGAATATTCGTTGCTTTTCTCTGCTGATTGAGACGCTGCACGAGGTTTGCTGATTCTTGGTAATAGCCTTGCTCTGCGTCTTTATTAGTCCCTTGCTTTCTATCATCATAATTCCCTTCCAATACTTTAACAAAATTATTTGGTCTCATAATCCAATCAAAACTCGCCATCCATCCATTACTACCATTAAGGAATGAAGATGCTGCCGCCTTGTCAATCATCAACTTCATCTGCTCACTCCCATATTCTTTAAGCCGTGAATTAATCATTGACTTTCTCTTCGATGTCAGGGCATGAACTATAGGCATTCCTCTTCCAGCGATAACCTTATTGAAATATTCGCAAACCTTCTTTGCTTTATCATCCACTTGTTGTACACTAGGGACGTTATTCAATGCTATTCGTTCAGGTTCATTCTTGTGTGGTTTAGATTCTTCACCTTCAGCAAATTCTATGTTGTCTTCATGCTTCCAAATAAAGACTTTTCCGTTTCCGATAGATACCATTTGTTTCTGAAACAACCCATCAATAGCTTTTTTTGTCTTTGCCACCGACATACCTATCTTTTCCGATAATTCTTTGTTGCTCCCATACACATATCCGTCTTTGTCAGCATTAAATGAAAGACGGACAAAAGCGACTAATTCATCAGCATCCAAGCTACACGCTTTTTCGTCTAATTTTACTATCATATCTTAAAAGAATGTATTTGTTAATTGTTTATTTCCACTCATTATTACCCACTTTCCTTTGCCATTTAGGTCTAGCAATTTCAAGTCTTCAACTTTCCCGAACCTCTCATAAGTACCGCAGAGGTCAACAAACCAAGGTTGTTTCCCTTTTGATAGTCTAAGAAGTCTTCCTACGACTTGATAGTATTGCGCTAAAGAACGTGTTGGCTTTGCATACACGACCGTATCTAACTCCGGATAGTCAAAACCTACGACTAATATTTGACTATTTACCAATACCTTAGTCTGACCATTACGGAAACGCTCGATGATTGCTTCACGTTCTTTCGGTGGTGTCTCTCCACAGACCATTTCGCAGTTAGGTATGGAATATGTCAGCTTCTGAGCCTCCTTAACGAACTTCGTAAAAACCAAGATGCCTTTACGCTGGCCACCTCGTTTAGGATTAAGTAATCTTTTGACAACACTAACTAACCATCCATACAAATCTACACGTTCATATTCTTGCTTGACACTTTTGTCAGTGTAATCACGGCAAGTTGAATTGAGCTGCAAGTTTCCTTCGTTCCATTGTGGTGGCGGGCATGTATAATAGTTCGGAAGACAGATATATCCGTTTTTTGCCATATCCTCAACTTGAACATAATAAATAAGCTCCTTGAAAATCTTGTCTCGACTTCTTGTCAGAAACTTCAGTATGCTACCATAGTTCTGATAGGAATACAAACGGAAAGGTGTTGCGGTTAAACCTATGACCTTGCTCTTTAATTTATCAAGAAACTCCTTATACATGCCGGATTCAGGTTTTACTAAATGAACCTCATCAATCAATATGTACTTGAAGTCAGTAAACAATTCGGGATGTCCTTTTACACTACCAATTGTAGCAAAAGTAACATCGCTGATTTCTTTTGATTTAAAGCTAGCGGAATAGATGCTGGCATTTTCAAATCCATAAGAACAATACTTCTTGTAGTTTTGTTCCAAAATTTCCTTAGTAGGAGAGAACACAAGTACTTTATCCTTGAGCCTAGCAGCTATATCTGCCAAAATCAAGGATTTGCCCGATGCTGTAGGAAGCACTTCCAGAGCATTCCAATTTTTCTTTTCATCCAAGAAAAACTCAACTGCCTTCTTGCTTGCCTCTTCTTGATATGGTCTTAATTTAAACTTCATTTCACAAATAATATGAAATCGCTTTTGTTACTATATAGGAATGCACAAGTCTTATGCATAACAAAAGCCAATAGAAAAATGACTTTACAGTTTTTATGGTGTGTCTCACCAAGCCGATTGCAAAGGTACGAAGAATAATTTAATAATGCAAATAATTTAGTGTCTATTGTTATGGTAATAACATTATTTAATTCTTATTAATTGCCTTTTTCTTCATTCATTTTCAGTATTAGAGCTGCATAGTATTTATAGAGTTCCTGTAATTCAAACACCGACCAATTCTTTGCTTGATGTTTCATTACTTCCAGTAAATCAACTTGTTGTTCTCCGAGCCGCTTTACTTCTTCCATATCTAAAGGAACGTGAGGATGCTTTTGCAAATAAGCCAATCTTCCAAGCTTCATTACTAAATTCTGTCTATAACCGATAAGATGGTCAGAAGAGAATCTGTTGCATCGTTTGCATTCCGCATTCTGATTACGTGTATCAAAGCGCAAGCTCATATGAGTTCGTCCGCAATAATGCCCATTGTCTGCTTGGTCGATTGGCAATATTCGTCCACAACTGATACATCTGAAGTACTTATAGTGAAACTCTCTAGAGTCTCTCATGCGTATATAAACCGACATAAGTCTATCTAACTTATCAACCCACTTTTGCTTCTCGCTCCTTTGGCGTTTAGGCTTCTTTCCACCTTTGTTAAATCTATCATAATATCCCATAATCTTTATCCTTTATCAAACCAAAAGTCATAGTTGCTGCTGTGGGGGTCGAACCCACAACCTTTTTCCGATTTGGACTGACGTTCTATGACATACTCCCTCACTACTTGCAAGGGATTGTTGGGTTGTTAACGTGGCTGCGCCCTTGCTAGTGCTTGGGTGACTTACTACCACTCCCCAATTCGGCAATGCCCTGCCGAAGTATATTCTCTGCCGCAAAGAGGTCTCGCTTATGGAACGCACCACACTTCGGGCACGTCCAAAACCTATCCCTCAGCGACAATCTATCATTCTTGTAACCACAAGTGCAAAGCCTAGAGGATGGAAAGAACCTGTCTATCTTGTGGATGGTAACTCCGTACTTCTTCGCCACTTGCTCCAGTTTCAAGACGAAATCACCATGAGCCAAGTCAGACATCTTGCGCCCCCAACGCTTTCCCATGCCATTCAAGTTCAAATCCTCCAAGCAAATCAAGTCATAACGCTTGCAAAGGTCGTGGGCTAACTTCCATTGGAAATCGGAACGCTTGTTCACGATGTTTTGATACAATCGCTCCAACTCCAACTTCTTGCGCTTGCGGTTGTTGCTGCCTTTCTTGCACTTCGAGAGGTTGCGAGACCTGCGCCTAAGCTCCTGCAAGTCAGCTTTAAGGAACTGAGGGTTGTCAATCTCACGCCCATCGCTCAAAGTCATGTACTTCTTCAAACCAAAGTCGATGCCCACGGATGCACCATCGTGTGACTTTCCGTAAGGTTTGACTTCTTTGTCTAAGCATAGGATAATGAAGTACTCGCCCAGCTTGTTGCGCTTGACCGATACCCTCTTTACCTTGCCATCGTAGGGACGGCTTAAAGAGAACTTGAAAGATTTCTTTATCTTGTTTATCACTAACTCGTTTCCATTGAGGGTATAGCCACCTTGTTTGAAAACAAATGAACTAAATTCAGATGCTTTCTTGAACTTTGGCGGACGCTTTGCATCATGCTTAAAGAAACGCTTGTAAGCTATATCCAATCTATCCAAGATTTCCCTAACAGTCTGACTATTAAGCAAGGTTGGCTTATATCGTTTCGAGAAATGTTTGTACATCGTAAATATAGGAATATACTTGTGATACAACTTGTAATATCTCTTCTGCAAGACAAGCGCATGATTCCAAACATAGCAAGCCTCTCGGAGCATCTTGTCCAAATGCTTCGTCTTCTTCGTCCGATATAGCTTGTACTTGTATGAAATCATATCCCTAAATTTTAAACTCTTTAAGCAATTCTGCTCTTTTTTTTCTATTTATCTTTATGCAAGAACACATCCATGATTGATGTTTCCTTAAGGCTTGTAATATCGTAGTCGATTAGCGATTTGCCCATAATCTCATCTACATTCTTACGAGCCTTCTCAATGGTATCACCCTGTACAAGATAACGAACCTTGGTCTTCTTCTCCTTGTCTGATTTATCATCAATAGTAATCATGTTGATACTACAATCGTAGTATTTATCTTCACTATCAACTCCAGAAAGGAATAGCTCTGAGAAACCAGCTTTCTTCATAGTAACAATTTCCATGTCACTATTTGTGTATTTCGCCATTTCTTCTGTAGTCTTAGCCTCGCATTCTGACCACGACAAGGCATCTACAACATATTGCTCTGTAGTTTTTGCGTTAGTTCCGTCTTCTAATGTCTTCTCATAACGAACACCTACGATAAAATACTTTCCTGTTAATGATTTCATATCCTTTATTTTTATGTTAGAGAATGTGGTATCGGTGAGGTTTGAATTCACGACCTAATATTTAGGAAACGTTTGCTCTATCCAACCGAGCAACGACACCAAGCATCCTATAAAAACTCTTTGTTTAATTCTGCTTGCCTCTCCACTTGTGTCTGCCATACCATATAAGCATGGTCTTGTGGAGTAGGTATGTATAATCCTCTTTCCATAGAGCAATGATGAAGCCATCGGTCTATACATAAAGACATTTCTTCTTTGTCAAGGTCTGGTATGTGCCTCCAATATTGGAAGGTCTTGCCTTGTTTATTCTTACGCTCCCTAAGAAAGACATCTTTATTTATACGTTTGAACTCTTGTTCGATATAGTCCTTTGTATATCCCTCTTCGATAGCCACATAAGTGATTGTTACCCACAAATAAGCATTTTGCTGAATTGTCCTCGATTGTTGCCTCTCTTTAAGGTCAACAACAAAGAACTTCTCATTATAATAGTCACCTTGTAGTTTCTTGGCTTTGGCTATCATTGCCTTGGTTCGTTCCTCGAACTTTTCAAGTTCTACCGGATTTAACATGTTGTAAACCATCTTCAACTAGAATGAAAGGTGGAGAAACTTAATTCTCCACCATAATAAGTTTAAAATGGTGCATCAGATGCGCTATTGCCACTTGGCTGTGCTGGTGGCATAGGGGCTGCACCTGCGGCTGGAGCTTGTGGTGGAAAAGGATTGTTAGCAGCAGCTTGCATGCCACCTTGTGGCGCATTGTTCTGTGCTTCAATCTTTTGCATCTTGTAGCCACGAACAGATGTAAACCAGTCTGTTGTGCCATCCTTCTTTGTTCCTTGATAAGATTCAACGTCAAAGAATACTTCAGCAATATCCCCGACATTAAAACCATCTGGAACATGAACATTCTTACCACTGAAATCAAAGATGATACGCTTTTCGTAGCCACGTTCACCTGTCAAACCATCGAAACGTGTTGCATCAAGCATCAAACGTCTCTTTTCAAATGGTTCTTTACCTTGTCTCTGAATAGACTGAATGCCTTCGATAGCAACAATCTTACCTTTATAACTATTAGCCATAACTTAAAATATTTAATAAAACAATAAAGTTATCCAACTCTTTTCAAGGTCAAACTAGGCTTTACCTTAGTTACCTTTTTATACTTTTCCAATAGATGGTTGTAAGCCTCTTCGTCATCCGCATCAAAAGCCTTTGTGTCTAACGTAACCCTCTCAGAAGCGGACTTCAAAGAATAAGTGTAAATTGAAGTTTTATAAGATGTGAGGTTGTCATTTGACATACCATCAAAGATAGCTGCCTTCAACTCCTTTTCCTGTTCTTGCAATTTAGCAATGCGCTCTTGAACGTCCATGAGTGCGATTTCGTTATCTATAATATAATAAGGTGTTTTCGTATCATCACTATACAAACGACCTTCTTTCTCACATCGGAACAATTCTTTAACATCACTCGCAGGTCTTGGCTTGCCTAATGGGATGAGTTTACAGATTGTTCCTCGCTTCTCGTCATCACGCAACCACATACAACATATACGTGTAACCTTCAGATGAGGATTCAATGTTTCGAAACCGAACTTATACATCGAGTTCTGCCAACGCACATACTCCTTGTTAACGGAATAAGTACCCTTAATATCCCAAATCTCAACCTCATCGTCCGGTGCATCATCCTTGTGCATCACCAAGTCGATTGCACTTGCATGGTCTTCTCCGATACGAAGGACATATTCACTGCCAATTATCTCATATCCATTCTTTTTGATATAAGCAACAAAAGCCTTGACGCTCTCTGAGGCTGGCTCAATGCCCAATGAAGCAAACAACTCTACCTGCTCATGGATAAGAGTGCCTTTTTCGGCAGCTTTCTTCAATACCTCTTCGTTTACGTTAGAGTACATGTTGGGGAATACATACTGATGAAGCATACCTGTAATACCACTTAATTCACGACCATCATAAAAGTACTGATGTGTGGAGTCCTCATAAAGAACTCCACTGTTATTCAATTGTATCATATTAATCTTGATTTAAATTGTGTCAACTTAGCTAAGAACTCTGCATTCTTTTGATATTCGGGATAAGCATCATAAACGGCTTTCAAATCTGCTTTGCTTTGTGCAAGTTCCATCTTTCGTAAAGCACATTTACGCTTAAACTCTTCGGACTTCTGAAGGTCAGGAAAACCATCCCAAACTCTATCTACCTCCTCCCATATCTGAGTCTGTTGTAATTGTGGATAAGCATATTGTTTTTGCATATATAGATTTTCATCCTTCTCTTCTTCACTCTTTGGGGCAGGTTCTGAGTAACCATATATCTCTTTCTGCTTATTCATCCAGTCAAGAACTTCTTGTTCTGTCATACCACAATACCAACGTACAATGTTATTTTCATCTTGGATAATAAGTTTAGAAATGCACCTGTTTGTATAATCTACATATCCCACATGAAAAACAGTCTTCAACTTTCCGCTTTGAGAATACTCAACGTTTCGGTTTAGATTGATGAATATCTTTTTGGGAGCGGTGTATAATTCTCGACCGATACCTAAGCAAGAACATGCACGCTTAAAAGAATCACTTGCTTGACCTTTAACGGCTTCAGTGTTACTTGGCGTACCAACATCTTGCTTATCTATCCAACCGATGCCTTCTTTATAAACGGAAACCGTACAAAAGAGGTTCTGACCAATAAGCTCATGCTTACGTTTCCAACCATAGATGCCGAATTTCTCATCTAATCGTCTCATGTCACATCTTGCGTCCTTGTAAAGCAACAAGGAACACCAGTCCGGTGACTTCTGATTACCACCTTGACCAACACGGACTTCTATCTCATCTGCATCAAGGAGGCGAAACTCATAATCCTTAATTTCTACGCTCTGCCCTTCTACAGGCTTCGCTGCCTTATTCTCTGCCATAGTCGTATATTTTAAATAATCATTTTCTTTATCTGACAAGAAACAACAAGTTCATTGATTTCTTTGAGAGAATAATATCTATGTGAGTTTTTACTATCACCTACATATTCTTTCATTAACCTATTCTTGACCCATTTGTCAATCATCTGTTTTTCGAATCCTTTTGATGCAAGATAGCATTCGGCATCCTTTCTTCGTATCTTGTCGGAACGCAAGCCCATTTCGAATTGGGCATCCATCCGTCCCGCTTGAAATGCTACTGATACTAATTGCTTAATCTCGCTTAATGACATATTCTTTCTACAGTTTTTATGGTGTGTCTCACCTTTTTATGTAATATTACAAAAAATATATTAAATTTCTTGCAAGTTACGATATATTTATGTATATTTGCAACATATTTAATGTTTTCGAGTGCAAAGATAAGAAAAGTATTGTAAACATGCAAATAAATTAGTGTTTAAATATACTATATTAACCTTTGTTATCTTTAAACTCTAAATGTTTACATAAATTAAGTTACACATGCGCTTACTGCGTATTAAATTTTAGGTTATGAATAGTGCATACGAAAGACTGAAGGCTGTAATCACTGCTTTGGGTTACACTTCAAATGAAAAATTCGAGGATACCGTAGGCTTAGGACATGGCTTTGTAAGCCGTATAACTAATCGTGTATCTTCCAAAAGCTTGCAAGCTATAACGAGAAAATTTCCGCAGGTAAATCCAAGTTATATTAGGACGGGAATGGGAGAAATGTTCATCTCTTCACCTATAAAGGTAAGCGAAAACGAAAATGCAAAAACAAGACTGCGTGAGTATCTTAAATATAAAGGAATTACCAAACGAGAATTTTGCGACAAAGCTGATGTGGCCTCTAACTTTCCAATTATAGGGAAGAATGGTGTATTCACAGCAAGAGTATCTTATAGGGTAAATTCTAAATTCCCCGACCTTAATATGGATTGGCTCGCTAATGGAGCTGGTGAAATGTTGCAGCCGGAGGCTAATATTGAAAAATTCAACAACTACAAAAGCAGAATTGCGCCATTCTGTACAGAGATGGGGATTAGTACTACATTCTTTTTACGCAAATGCAAGAGTTATACCAGTTCGATTAGCAGATTACCGGATATGCCAAGTGAGACTTTCTTGAAGAATATCTCTTTGGCTTACCCTCAGCTAAATTTGAATTGGCTTAAGACCGGAGAAGGAAAGATGTTTAACGATGACATCAGGTCGAATATTAATTCAAGCGTCAGCTTTGTTCCTCTTGTTCCACAGATGGCTTATGCTGGTTATCTCAGCGGATATGCAGATGACGTATATATCTCATCGCTCCCAACAATTCCTATCGTAAAGGAAGACAAAGAGAAGTATGTGGCATTTGAGGTAAACGGTGACTCTATGGATGATGGCTCGTCTAGAGCTTATCAGAATGGAGACATCGTTATATGTAAAGTCTGCCATGATTACATGGTCAAGAACAATGGACTTCATATAGACGGAAAGGAATATATCATAGTTCATAAAGAAGGTATTCTGTTGAAGCGCATCATTGACTTGGATATGAATAATGGAAAGCTTATATTGCGTTCCTTTAATCCTACCTATCGTGATTTAGAGTTGGATTTAGCAGATGTGAAGCAGCTCTTAGTTGTGGAATATCAGCAGAAAAGGAAAAGATAA